TCACGAATGAATACTTCCGTATTGCCCTGATCACCCGCTTTTCCACCACTATACTTATGCCGTTCATCGTGCGTAGCGTGGCAAATTCTTGGTTTAGCCATTTTAATCATCCCCTTTCATTTCCAACAATAGCTTCATAAGCTACAGCTTCAATGTTATCTAACTCTGTACACGCAGTCTCAATCAATGTCCGTACTTCGGGAGTAATGCTGACACCTTTACCTAACAGATAATTGATTACATACTGCTTCTTATCCACCTTCTTGATCTGACCAGAATTAGCTAACTTCTCAGCAGCTAATACACCCTTGTACACAATGTCATACAAATGTTTTTCCTTAAGCCAAGGAACCAGATCATTCTTAATAGCGGGAATCACATAATAGGAGATAACCAGACCAATAATGGCTACAATTATCTCTACACCGTTCTGTAACAACACTTTCATAATTTCCTGAGTCATAACTTATTCCTCCTTTATCCTACAGATTCTTCTTCAGTATCTTCAGTATCCTTTACATTCTCTATATCCTGATGTAATTTACGCATAGCGGTCTCATATATTATTCCACCTGTTGTATTCTCTGCTTTAGACTTATTGGCATATAAGCCATAAGTCATAACCTGACCTGCTATATCTGCTATTAACACACCTAAATACTGAAGATCCTGAAAATGCCACATAGCTACCATTGCATATATTGCAATTACATTAAAAAGAATAAAACAATAAACTGCCATTAACTTAGAAGTCGATGGCAGTTTAGGTATTCTTTTATATTTATTTTCCTCTTTCTTTAGTTGTAACTCTCTTTCCTTACTTTCGTTGATTAACTGTAATTCTGTTAATCGCCTGTTGTATTCTTGTTCTGATATTAAATGAGACATAAGCGCCTCCTAGTAGTTGCCTTGTTGGGTTTCATCTGAAATAGGTAATGCTATAACTTCGGGATAAAGTTTTTCATCCACCATTCCATTTCCACCTGATTCACGGTATATGCGCACAGCTTCGGTAAACGTCAACAGATCCTGATGAGAAACGCACCCTTTACTTATAGCATAACGATGTATACGGTTAATTGTATCTCTCAGGCTTGCTACAGCAATTTCCTTATTATTCTTGTCTAATGCCGTAAGTTGGTTATGAATATCCGTATGATTTTCTTTCACTAGCTGAGTAAGGCTTGTTAACTGTGTCTTTAATTCTTCCAGTTGACCATACTGCCATTTATCATGCTTTTCCAGAATCGCTAACCGTTGCTGAATACTATCATCATGTTCTTCTTCTTTATTTTTTACTTCGTGATATCCATCCAAACGATCCTTTATCCATTTGAATGCCTGATATAACTCCTTGATTATTAAAAATGAAATAATCAAAGTCACAACTAGCGATTCTAAACCTTGTATCCCAAGTGGGGATAATATATTTAATATTGTGTCCATCTTACTTTCCTCCAAAAATAAAGAGACCGTTAAATAACGGCCTCTTTAATTATATAGTTATTTATCCTTATTATCCCCTGTTCATAAGAGTTTTCAGTTGCTCTTTTAATTGTTTGTTCTCTTGAGATAATTCTTGAATTGCTTTTAACATGTACATCTGAAGACTGTAAGAGTCAATACATTTAGCATTCATCTCTCCATCATCGAGATAACCACCACCACTTACTAAATCTTCATCTATCTTCTCTAATTCATCAGCGATTAAACCAACTTTTTGATGCTTGTGATCTGCTTTCCAGTCATACTCACGAAGACGCATTTTGTTAACTGCATTTAGGCCATTTATTTTAGTGTCCTTGATATTCTCTTTTAATCTTACGTCTGATCTTGCCTGTACAGTAGCTTTTACTGTATATGGGAAATCAATATAAGAGGAAGCACCATTAGGAGTGAAGTCAAAAATATTATGACCTAAATCAGGAGCGTATAATGAACAATGTCCATTTGTATTTGCACAAAGACGATAACCTGCTGCATTGTTTTGAAGTAATACACTAGCTCTGGTACTATTTGTTGTACGACCAGAAATTAGATCACCACCATCAGTAACAATATTGCCAGTTGCTTCAATATAACCAGTAGCGATCACATCAGTAGGTCCGAGACAACAATCAACCAGTAATCTACCAGTTATTTCTGCATTAGTGGTTTGAGTATAACTACTCTTAGCATATCTCCATACATAGTGAGATGCCGTGTTGTCATGTAATGCAAAGTCACCGTTTACAGTATTTACTAATTCATAGTTATTAAAACTATTGGAAAATGTAACGTGTGATTTTTCGGTAGAAGTTGAGAAACCAACGGTAAGGTCTGCATTAGCATAAACCATACCAGTGATCGTACCACCACCTTTTTGTAAGTAATTATCGCTAATAATGGTGGAATAGTTACTTTCATCCAATACCCGTCTCCATGCTTGCCATGTGCCATTGTTCTTCCCACGTAATGAAATCTGTCCTGTACGGTAATCTCCAAATATCTCATGCTGCCAACTGGAACTATAGAACTGTGTATATAACGCACCATCAGTACGTTGATAGTTCCAATCGTCCGCTGCAAGACCATTGACATAACCTATGGCATTAGTAGATACACTTGCGATACCAAGATTGGCTGATGTTGTTACTTTGAAATTGGTTATAGCGTCTGCTGTACCCTTAAAGGATGCTGAAGAATCAGTGACGGAAACGATCAAACCTTTCTTACTATCGTATATACCACGAGCGCCTGAAGTGTTGTTTCCGTACATATAGAACCATCTGGCAGTATCTTCCGTAGTATAACCTACAGCAAGTTGCACTTCACCCGATGCTTTTCTAACAGATATACTACCAGTAACAGCTGAAGAACCAGTCAGAGGAATATATACCTGATCTGTCTTACCTTTAATGTAATTATACAAAGCACTCACTGGACGTCGGTGATAAGTTGTAGTAGTTGTACCACCACCTACGTATTGAGAAATATAGTAATCTGCATCAACTGGATTACTACCTCCTGTATCCAATGCATTTAAGAACGCATTGGCTGCATTCTTAGCACTTGTCTGACCAGTACCACCCTTACCTACTCCTAACGTACCTTCAATCTCCGTAAATGCGGGTGGATTACTTTCATCGTATATTTTTCTCCAATCACCCCAATCATCGGTAGTACGTCCCGCACGAACATAGAGCGGAGTAGTGCGTTGATCACTTATATGTGCAGGTCCGGCTAATTCCCATGAACTATAATCGCCTGTCCAACCTTTTACATGCATAATAGAGTACCAAACACCGGATGTTGGCATTGTAACATCAACAGCGGAATCTGTCCAAGCAAAATAGAAGTTTGCACCTTGATCAAAGTCACTGGGTAATACTTTATATTTTCTGATGTCATGTACATGAATCGATCCGTTAGGTTTAGTACTGGTATTCGCTGACACACCCGCATATAATTGACCGTTGGAATATATATCACCATTCGAATGTATCTGGCCTGATACCTTAAGCATCTTACTCACTGTTAACTCAGTGGTAGTTGCAGTAAGTCTTACATCATAATCAGTGGTGGCACCTGTAGTTGCATGGAAGTCAATAATCTTACCGATATCCATAATACCACTACCATCAACATAAGGCACGCCTTGGAACCATGCTCCCGATTTAGGCTGATTAACAGCCGTGATTACGCCTAAATTTGTCATGTAAACAGGAGTATCTGTATCACCAACAGCAGTGCTTGCAGCACCATGTGCTACCATCTGCCAATCTTGCCATTCTGTTGAAGAAGATGTTCTATAGAACATTCTGTTCGTATTATTACCACCATGATGCATATAAAGCTGACTGGCATAATCAGGTGTGGTATTACCACTTAACTTTCTATACGACATAGTAAGTATCTGACCATAGCCATAACCATTTGGTGCATTAGTTAACTTACCGCCTGTTATATTATATATACCAGTATCATAGAAGGTATTGGCATCTACAGCACCACCATAGCTAAATGCACTTACAACATCATGATCTAATGCAGTTACACGGCCATTAGCTGCTAAGTATACAGGTTTTGTTGCACTACCAACAGCACTTACACCTGCAGCAGTAACGGCATAACCGCTACCTGCATAGTTCGGAATATAGAAGTAGTTACTGTTGCCTGTACCGTAAGCAGCAATTTGGGTAGTGCTACTACCTGATGTATATAAACCAATCCAACCTTGAGAATTACCCGCCGTTCCAGAAGCCGTACTATTACCTATCCACAGTTCCGTCCATTGAGTACCACTGTTACTGCTAGATACATTACTGGTCACACTAAGAGAATTGTGATAACGAGCATTTACTGTACCACTATTGGATGAACGATCCTGTTGGAAGAGGAGATAGTTACGAGATGTAGGTACAGTAACGGATGCAGTAAAGGTTGTAGCATTGGTTGCGGTCTCTGCGTTGCCGTATAGGGTAACATTGTTACTGTCATCAATACCAATTACGGTTTTACCAGTTCCTGCTGAGTTAGTCGTATATATTCCTCTAGTATTAGTGGTATTAGCATATAAATACAAAGAACTTTTCGAAGTACTATTATGCGTAACCAATAAACGGCTCTGTGCAGTATGCCCATAAACATCAATAGCACCATTGCTAATATTGGTATAGTTCGTTGTTGTACTATTCGTACCAGATAAAATAGTGCCATCACATTGTATGAGAGTATTACCATACATCCGTGTAGCATATATATTTTCAGCTGCCATAGCTTTATTCTTTATTTCAAGAGTAGCTGCAGCTGTAGCATCAGCATCATCACCTGTTAATGGAGTTTCGGGATTATAGGTTTCGATAGTGCCACGGCCTATGAAGGAGAACGTTTGCTGTCCCATCACTTGTGATTCTGTGAATTCATTATTTTGATATACATCAACATAGTATTCGCCTGAAGTACCTACTAATCTAATTTGTTTGATTATAGAATTTAATAAAGCTGAAGTTTGTGTAATGGTAGCAAAAGTATGCATAGTGGTTAATTCAAATATACCAACACTAGGAGATGCTGAATTATAACCACCAGTAGCATACATAGTAAAATTGGCATAACCAGCACCATCTGAAGAAGATATACCACTAATTTTTGCTATTCTATACCAACCTACTGCTTTACCAGATCCTGCAGGCATACTCGCTTCTGCAATATTCAATACATCCAACTTCTCTTTATCTGATGCACTCATAAGACCACCAGATACTGGTGTGGCTTCATGTATAACAAATTCTCGTACTTTACCATCTTTATACCAATACATTGGTAAAGTATTATTGAAATCAATTTGATAAGTATTTAGTGCATAACCAATCTTTATGTATATCTTATTATCTTCTGAAGTAGGATAATCCTGTGTCCACCATGTGTTATCTAATGTAAATGTATTAGTGGCATCATTATAAGTACCTACAATGAATATAGGTTTATTAGCGGTTAATGTCGTTCCACAATTAGTGGAATATCTAAAATCTATTGCTATTGCATGACTGGTAACAATATTTGCACCATTTATTTGGCCTGAGTTATAATTGCTACCAGTAGACATATAATAAATATTGCCTAGCTTAAAACTAGCAGTATTCTTTGCTTTATTAGTAGCTGTACCGTGAGTAGTAGTAAAACTTTGCCATTTACCAGTATCATCTTCCATAACTAAGCTATACTGCTTCATACCATTAGCACCTGCAGTAAGATAGGTATAGTAGTCTCTTACAGTATAAGTATCGTTCGCATCACTGGACTCTTGCAAACCGTTATCTGCACCATTGATTTCACTTAAGCCTAAGTAGTTGGTAGAACCAGTACCAGGTACAGATGCATATTTAACAGCTTCGTCCCATAATTCACATTCACAATTTTCTGTTTCCAGTAACTCAATAGTAAATGTACGTGGATAATTAGAATCTGTAGGATTGGTTGATGCTCTAAGGCCAAGACCAATAAGATGTCCATAAGTAGATACGCCTGTCTGTGTTGCCCTGTATAAGTTATGGAAATAATAACATCTTCGAATACTACTTCCCTCATAGGAGTGGGCATTAAAGATTTTATTGGTTGACAGTGAACCTTGATAGCCCCATATTTCAACGTCAGAATAACTATCATAGTAATTCTTTCCCGGAACCCAACAATGAATTCTATATCTTATTTTCCACATAACGTAATACGTATTGGGCTTTACAGACATGAAGTAGAAGGATGCATTGGCAGCATCATTAGCTGATCCATAAAGTCCTGTGTAGGTTTTACTTGCTATGGGGCTAATGTCTGAATTGGTTAAAGTGGTTACCTTTAACGTACCATCAGAATCCATATATACAGGTTGAGAGGTTGAACCTGTTTTGCCTTGTGCGTGGGCAAAAGTATGCCATGCTCCCCATGTATTTGAGGATCTGTTTCTCATAAACATTCTGGTAACGCTCTCATCTATGGCTAATTGCGCTCCATACCGTGCGTCCCATGGAATGTTAATAATCAATCCATCATTTGAATCCAATCCAATATTATAATTACGAATTCTCGCCCATTTAATATATCCATTTTCCCAGAATCCATCTAATGTATCAGTAGTAAGATCAGAAGATATACTCAATTTAACTGAGGAAGTTGCACTTCCCGCACTATCAGCATAACCCGCATATATTTTTTGCCAATCATTTCCAACCCATGAGCCTTTACTATATCTGAGTTTATATAAATAAAGATCTCCATATCCCCATTTTAAAATGTTACCGTAAGCACCATCGGAAGACTTGCTAAAAATAGTAGTGAATTCCGATCCAGAGCGATTATAAAAAACTTTTACTGTTCCTTTAGGCACTTTAGAGTCATCTAAAAAGTATTCTTTTGCTTTCTCAGCAGGAGTTCCTGATCCTAATCCAATGTCATCTCCACCATAAGGCACAGCATATGACATATAATTTCCTGAATGTAATATAATGTTATTTGTATCACCCGCAGTACCTAACGTTCTATTGGGTGTGAAGTATAAAACTCCATTCTTAGCCCAAACACTGTCAACTGTAGTCGAAGTGTGATAGAAATTAATACCTTCTCTGGCATCATCTGCCACATCTGAAGTGAATATAGCATTCACACCAATTATATTTGAATTCTGGAGATTAAGAGCATATGTACCTGCTGTTGCAGATAATGCTCCTTCATCATTATATTGATTACTTTTTAATGTTAATGTGCCTGTCATCGTACCGCCTGATAGCGGAAGTGCGTAGGTGAAGTAGTTCTCATCATTTAAAATGACTTGCGAAGAATATGTATAACCCCAAGTACGGAATTTCCAATAAATATCAGGTCCATGTCTCCACGTACCAAATGCGTATTGTGGTAAACCAGTATTTGCATTTACAGTAGATGTGTCATAAATATATACTTCGTAATACCCTTGTGAATTTGGACTAAGAACACCCTTAAAAATAGCATGTGATTTACCGGGATATTCAATACAAATTTTCTTTAACAGTACCTTTAACCATTCATCATCATCCATAGATGTTGTTAAATTAGTCTCTGGATCATCCACCTTCGTATCAGCAATACTTACTAAACCCGGTTTACAAAGTATCACAGCAGGAATCCCGCCATTGGCCGTTCTGAATTCCTCTGCCATAATAATAGGTGCTTTTACGCTCACTGGAAACGTAGTAGCACCAGTACTAGGAGCCATTAACTCTATCTCTCTATAATTTAATCCACTGTTAGCACCGGGTTTATTGGTTAATGGGATCTTATAACTCGCAGAGGTATATTGCCGTACATAAATACCTTCATCACCGTCATCACCTACTGCTAACTCTACAGCGCCTTTGTTATTCGCTGTCTGATAACCCCTGAGTACCCAAGCATCATTAGCACCGTTAATACCACCAATACCTTTCCAATCACCCGCTGTATTACCTGTATTGGCAAAGATGAGATTGCCCGTAATACCATTGGCGAGTGAGAAGGATGATGTGTTAGGATTGGAGATAGTAGATCCTGAATATGGAATATAAGTATCTGTTAAGTAGGATGTAAAGTTACCAGAGTGTAAGCCATAGTACATGGTAGCTGTTTGATAAGTTTCTGGTAAGGTATCAACGAAGTCTATTGTGACGTTGGAAAAGTTTACAGTTGCCGCACTGTCCCCTATAAGCATTCGGTCAACACTTGCAGTACTATAATGTCTATTCATAAAAATATAAAAATATCTACCGTCACTGGCAAATACTTTAATATCATCTGGCAAGTAACCTAATATACTTGCCGTTAATTGATTCCACGTATAAGGTGAAGTTCCATTATGGACTGCATAAATAAATACTTTTCCACCATAACCAACATTTGAGGTATATGGTTTCAAACTGACTTCCAAATACGTCATAGTCCAACTAGCTAATTCTGGTATAGCGATTCGTACATATTTCATTGCACCGCTACTACCCACATAAGCACCGAGATTGAATAAATAAGAATAATTATTAGTATAATTCTGATTTATAATCGCAGGTGGAGTATACCCTAAAGCAGTAGTAACATTACTAGCCGTTAATTCTCCACGAATAGTAGCAGATGATTTATTCTCTACGTTACCCAATCCAATACCTGCTTTGGTTACATTAAATGTAGCAGTACCTGTACCATCATAAGCTACAGTACTTCCACCATTTTGTTGTAAAGTCAGTTTGGGTATAGGATTAGTTACTGTTTTGTAGGGGACTAATATACAAGTAGTACCACCATCATCTGCAGGAATTACGGATGGATCGTCTTTCTTGATAAATTGAATTTCAGCTAATGAAGGAGTTAAGTCATTTAAGTGAGCTAAACTACTATTATAAAAGTCTACACGAATACTTGGATAGTAAACATGAGGAGATGGTTTTAGACCAACAGCAACATAATCTACAGAGTCTATAGCGTATTTAAACAGATAAACTTCTGGATGCCATCCACCATTATCTACAACGCCCATATTACAGAATTTAGTGCCATAAATATAAAACACAAGTCGTAAGTCAATAGGACAACCGCTACCATAAGCATTTCCAGTAATATGAATTTCTGGCATATAATGACTTGCTACCCATTTCAGTCCTGTGTATATAATAATCTCATCTACGTTTATACTTGTATAATCACTAACTAAATTGAGAATAGTATCTTTAGCCCGAATATAACTATTCGCCTGTAAATTCGGTGCGGTAACACTAACAGGGAATGAGGTAGATCCATCAGTATCTAACAAAATAGCAGTGTTCTTTGCCGTAGTGAATGTTCCCGAATATTGTCTTGCATATATAGGTTCATTACCATCATCTGCCGTAGCGATCTCCATCCAACTACTATTACTTGCAGTAGCACCACCTGCAATACGCCAATAATCACTACTGCCTACCGTTCCTTGGATCTTACGAGTGGTTGTACCAGAATCGGAGAATAGAAGATCACCTGTGAGTGTTCCACCTGAGAGTTTAAGAAACTTTTCACCAATAACTGTCTCATAATTTAAGTCATCTACCAATTGTACCCATCTGCCATTGCTTACAGTGCCACCACTTATGCGTTTATAGTAAAGATGTTCATGATTAAAAGGTATAGCAAGATCTGTGTAATTTTCATTGGTATTGGTATGATTGAATCTAAGTATATGCCACCATTGTGTAGTGGGTGTGTCGTTTACAGCTAATTCTGCTCCCGCTGTACCACTTATATTGAACCATGAGACACCTGCGTTCGCATAATCCAAGCTATCATTATACTTAAGAAATGATGCAGTCTCAGCCGTAGTAGCAGAATTTGCGTTACCACTAAAATTATCAGCATGAATGGTCACACCAGTAGTATTTGCGTTACCGTTACCAAAATAATAATCTGTAATAGGAGTGTTACCTGATGTTGCTCCGCTTATTGCCCTACGATAATTAAACCAAAAAGTGCCATAAGCAGGGCTGTTTACACCAAGGAATAATTCATTACCGTGAACAGCGTTAAGTGAATTTGCTACAGTAGCAGAGACTGCATTACCTTTTATTGGTAAATATTTGCTGTCCCCATATGACTCCGTAACGATCCTATCCCATGATCCCCATCCGTTACTGTTCTTACGTCTGGTATATATTTTACTGGCATCATCAATATCAAAAAATACCTGTTGAGCATAACTGGTATTAACCCAAGGAATGCTCATTACAATACCATCTCTGCCTGTTATATCTGTTAACGTGGTATAGTTTGTTGCTCGTCCAAGTTTAAAGTAGTTTGTTTCATAAAAAGCATCAACCAATGCTATAGTATTCAGTTCGGTTGATAGTTTTAGTTTTTCTTCAGAATAAGCATTGCTGATAGTAGTACCTGATATAGTAATACCAGTACCTGCGGTGTAGGTAGTGTCTTGTGTGGTAAAGCTATCAAGAGTTTCACCCTTGTAATTTTTATAAGTGATTGTTCTGCCTGAGACGGAGAGTGATGTTACCAACTCTTCAGGAGCAGGTGTCCAGTCTGTGGGTTCAGTGCCACGTTCTACCTTCACCCATTCAATGACGGATGTTGCGTTAGATACAGATGATGGCATATGATAAATGCGTAAATATTTATTCGAAGCGGATTGTACACGCCAAACATATGTCTTTTTATAAATCCCATTTTCATCTTGATCTTCTGCTGTTATACCATCTCCCGGAACTGTAACATTTCCTCCAGAATTATATATACCAAAATAACTCTTGGTTGATGCTAATTGTCCCTTGATCTGAATAGTAATTGTTTCACCCTCTAAAGGTGGACGGTCTCCAAAATAATAATCAGCCAGAACATAACTGGTTGATGAAATAGTTCTGAAACTATCCTTGATTAAGTTCCTACCACCAACTTCAACATCGCCCACTGCATTATTTACCGCATTCTGAACAAAAGCTGTAGTAGCAATCTGAGTAGAATTCGTACCCGTACTTGCAGTAGGGGCTTTTGGTGTACCTGTTAATTCAACACCATCAATTTTCTGTACGTGTAAAGTATTATTAACAGCATCATATGTAAAGTCAGTGTCATATGCTGCTCGTTTATTATTTCCTGCATAACTTATCCATACCGGGCGATTACCTGCACTGGTAGCTTTATCAGTAGTAAGTGAAGTAGCTTCGTTTACCGTAACCGATCCATTAGCATCAACCGTAATATCTCCACCAGACTTTATGCCACCTATAACACTACTGGAAGCTACTGGAAGAGTGTATTTGTTAGCACCTGCTTCTATACCATCCAATTTCTTCTTATCAGTTGCTGACATTAAACCCGCAACAGCTTGTGTAGCTTCATGGATAATATACTGTCTTACTTTACCATCCTTAAAGTGATAAATAGGATGGGTAGGATGAAGTGACGCCTGATATACGTTAATGGATTCACCCACGTACATATATAACTTGCCGTCATCCTCTGTTGGTAGATCTTGTGATAACCAAGGATCAGACAGATAGAAGAGTTCATCTGTGGGAGATATTGTACCCACTAAGTATACAGGTTTATTAATATCCAAGTTATGTTCATTACCCGCTGTAGCGTGAGTATTAAAGGAATAACGGGTATCAACGGCATAATGGGATACAAAAAATGTACTTCCACCAGTTAAAGAATTTTCATTTATGGTTGAACTACCACTATAATATACTAATTGTTGTGGACGAAAACCATGAGTATTACGTTCTTTCACTGGATTTGAATTATAACTGGTGACAATACTTTCCCAACGTCCATCATCTGTTTTCATGATAAGAGTATATGGAAAAATATGATTAGGACCTGCAAAAACACGATCACTACTCATATATAATTGATTGTAAGTATTTCTGTCACCTGCTATAGTTTGACCATTTGTTATTGCATCAAATTGACTTACACCACCATAATTTGTAGATCCAGTACCGGGGACGTCAGCATAGGTGATCATAGTATCCCTGAATTCAAAAATGCAATTGACCAATTCAATAATTTCAATATCAATTATTCTGCTATGTGTTTCATTAGAAGGATCATAACTACTATGAAATCTAAGACCCAATTGATGACCGTACCCATTTAGTTGTCCTGCTTGTTTTGCATAACGAAGTAAATGATAGTAATAAGGTCTATAACTGGTATTAGGTATTACATTATAAGTACGATAACTATAATAAGTATCTTTTGCACCATCAATAGTTACTTCTGAATATTCGTACCCGTCAGTCACTCCATTGATCTTTGCGTTTACTCTATAAGTTATTCTCCAAGGAGCATAATAATCAGTAGGCTTAACTACACCAAAGTATATATAACCATTGGGATCATTATTTGCAGTTACGTATACATTCTCATAATGTTTTGACATTAAAGGTTGTATTTCGGAATAATCGTAGGAGGGTTTAATGTACGGTAAATCTTTCCAAAGATCAGTACCGTTACCAACTTTGTACCATCCATCACGTTCTCCAGTTTTGGTATAAAGTATTTCTCCACTTTTTGGCACAGTAGTTAATGCTTTCCATTGTGCTTCGGTTTTATACGCATGGAGGAATCTAGTTTTTAAAGTCGTTTCTGCCATTTCATTTGTTCCCTCCTTTTTTATTAGTTATCTGATTTATGTAATAAGAGTTGTACTCTTTTATTTTCGAAGTTAGCCAATAAAAATACGTGAGCATAAACCCACGTATTTTTATTGGAATATATTTAACTAAAATTACCGTCCAAAATAAGGACATCACCGGCTGTTTGTACTAATCCATTGGCATTAAAGCTTGTCATGTTCAACGCCACATTACTAGATCCATCAAAATCTACAGCTGCTGCAGATCCCTTACCAGTAATAGAGAAGCTGACTGCCGTCTTTAACTTGGTAGCAGTAGCTGCCGTAGTAGCAGAATCCGCTGTTCCCGCACTGGATGCCTTGCCTGCAAAGTTTGTTGCGGTAATTGTCTTCGTACTGGGATTGATGGTAATGCCTGTATTATAAATTGCTTTCTGCGCACTTCCAGAAGTAGGAGAAGTGTTCGCAGACGCTAAAAGCGGATAAGCACCATTTGCTGTTGAGGATGTCTGTTTTACATTCTCATCAGTAGTCTTATAACCTTTTCCCTCTACAAAAGTGGCTACTGCAGCACTTGTTGGTAAGTTAGTAGAAGTAGAACCTGCACTAATAGAAGAGTCAATCTGCTTGATTGATGCTTCACCCAATGTAATAGTTCCTGATTTCGCAGTAGTTGTTAAGTCTGAAGTAGTAGTACTATATTTCAGGAACGTCTCAGATTCATTACCTGCAGGAATATAACTCCAGTCAGAATTACCAACGCTTCCTGACTTTAAGGCAATAAACAAATCCCCAACTTTTGCTGCCTGACCTGCATAAGTTCCTGCCTTGAATACCTTATAGGTATCACCGATTACAACATTTGAAGTAGGAAGAGCGGTTACATCACCACCAGTACCTACTGTTCCTTTGAATACCATAGCATCAGATGCAGCAATCTTTGTACTGATCTGAGTATCAACGTACTGTTTAGTAGCTGCGCCCAAGTCTGTCGTAGGATTAGCATGTAATGTTACAGCACCAGTAAACGTGCCGCCAGACTTTGGCATAGCTGCTTCCGCAGTCTCTTTTGCCTGATCAGCAATTCCTTTAGCGGTAGCTGCGTCAGTAACACCCTGATCGGCTTTTGCCATGGCACTTGCTACTGCTTTTGATGTAGCAGCTGTATCAGATGATGTAGATGTCGTAGAATCAGAAAGCTTTACTACACCCTTCTGTCCTGTAGTGCCATCTTTAATACTGATCTTTCCATCCGTTCCTACATCAATATTAGTGCCAACAATTACACCACCCAATGTAGTACTGGTTGCTTTTGGTAATTCATAAGCAGTACTGGAAATTAAATTGGCAATTTCTGTTGGCGTGAGAGTAGCATATGGTAAATCGGACCATTTATTAGTACCGTCACCTACTTTAAATTTGGGAATCCCAGAGGTGGTCATTTCGATGCAAATTTCACCTTTCATAGGAACTAAATTTGCATTACTACTTTCAGCCCATTGTGCCGTTGTTTTTGTACATACCAATAATCTAGAATTTAATGTTGTACTTGCCATAATTCACCTCCTTTTAAGAAAAATCCCCATTTATTACTTGTATCTCATTATAGTCACTGCCAACAACTACATAACGCAATAATTCTTCACTATACACATATATTTTATTACTTCCTAAATCTACATATAAATGTGCATCTTCTCCCACGGCAGGAAATTCTAAATAGTCATTAGCAAAGTGTAATTCTGGCGTATTGGCTTCCTGCTTATATTTCTGGAAAAGCTTTAATATTTCCTCATGATAAGTAGAAAGCCCATTTAAATTAATCAATTTTTCATATACGTTAGGAGATGCATTAGTAGTTGTTGTTTCATTATTATCTGGCATATGCACTCCTTTCTACATTACGTGCTAGTAAACAATGCTCTGATATCTGCTTCAGTAGCAACAGTAATATTAATTGAACTATTCTCTAAAGCAATAAGTCGATCTGTATGATTACTGATTGTATTATTCATAGTGGTAATATTACCTTCAACTGTGGTAACCCGGTCACCCAATGAACTAACAGCAGTTTGAATCTGTCCTACTTTTTCATCGGTATATTGCTTTGCATCCTCTAAAACCTGTGCGTCTGCTGTGGCAGCAGCTGTTGCAGCATCTGCTAATATGTTCGCTTTCTCTGCTACAATACGGTCATTAACATAAGTCTGAGTAGCATAGCCATCCAGGTTGACCGAAGTATCACCGATCTTCTGTAATGTACCCTGAAGCTTCATCCATTCCTGATATTTATCAGAACCAGTCACGGTAGTATCCTTGATCAGATACATTACATTTTCTTTGGCTTCAGCATCTGTAGGTAATTCATCCACAACTACAGTAGTTAATGAATGGATCTTACCTACTTCCTCTGCAATCAAAGCTTCCACTTCATTCTGTGTTACCAGATCACTAAGTGCAATACCACCATCAATAATCTGTCCATTGGCATCAAATACACCGATATTTCCTGATAATGCAGATACTACTTTACGCATTACTGCATCTAAATTTGTCTCAGGAATAGTAATAGAATAAGCGGGTACAGCACCACTGGCAATAGGCTCAGAAGTACGATAAAACTCTAAGGATTTACCGTCCTGACTAAGCATAACAGTCTTTAATGATTTTGCATCCTCACTGTTTATATACTGTTTAATTAACTGATCATATAATGTAATATTATCGAGCGAAATATACTTAATCTGATTTGTGTCTGCCATGTTCTCCCTCCTTTACTCATTAAATAGATTCTCAATATTTTCCTGATCTTCCATAACCAATTTCTGTGAAAGTCTTAAATCAAACTTCTCATTAAATGTTGCATCCATAGCTTCATCCACCACATCATAAACAACACTTTCAACACCTTCTCGTACTAATTCCCGAATGTATTCCAAAGCATTATCACGGGTAATTATATTTAACGCCTGAAGTTTAGCATCTACTTCACTATCTGTTAAGTAGCCCTGTTCTTTAATCCACTCATCTGTTATATAACTGCGTCTGGTAACTTTTTCTTCATCAACAAAATAATCCGTAATAGAAGAGGATGATATAACTTTTATAGCCTTTCCATCCTCATAGGTATCTATGGTAATCAGATCATTGTTTATATTCTGGAACACTGTCTCCAATTGATCTGATATTTTATAAGCACCTTTTATTTTATACATACCATCTTCCAATTCACTTAATACTACTGGGTCTTCAATAGTCCCGCCTATATTGTCAATTGGTCTGTTACCTATGGTATTGTAATCAAGATCGGAAGAGTTATATACACTAATAGATTGGATATAGTAAGTGCCATTACTTCTTTGATTGACCATATACGCCTGATATGATCCTGTAACAGATGAAAGCACTGAGATGATCTGACCGGGATAAGTATCCTTATGAGAATTTAAGAAAGACTCCGCAGAAGCAACTGAGGAAAAACGATAAACACGAGACTGGATAGGAACTAATGAGAAATCGTCTGTAACCAACAGCATCTCCTGTGTGTCGGAACAAAGAACAATATCCCATTGATTCACTGTACCTGCGTTTATATGATCTTGAATTTCTCTGTATGAACTAAAGAAAAATCGGGAGTGCCTACCATAATCTGCCATATGATCATCACCCCTTTAATCTTAAATCTGATTTACCACTACATTACCACTATTCGGAGATTCACCACCAATAGCTACTAAAATGTTATTCAGGGTCTCTAAATCAATTTCAGTTCCGATCTTAACATTATTAGCAGTTAAATAGAGAGACTTGTCATCTTCATCTAATCTGATATTATCTGCTTTCGAAGCATTGATAATACTGGCTACTTCAGCGAGTGCTTCCGCTACCTTCTTATTCTCAACATACATAGCAGTCAGTTCAGCCAGAGCCTCTTTGGATGCATTAAACCAAGAGGTGATAGGAACAATCTTAATCGTGCCACTATTAGCACTGTTCCTTACATGCTCTACAGTATTACCGTCTGCATCCAGTTCTGCTTTAATAAAAGTAAGACTGAATTCTAACTCACCAGTTTCTGCTGTTAAGGCTGTGGTAGCTTGTGTAGTTGGTAATGTATATAACAGATAATCATCTTTATAAGCATCATCTGTTAATACTAATTGAATAATACTATTCCGCTTGGAAATAGGCGTAATATATTCCAGAACAACATCATAATCTGCCATTTCGTATTCATCGTTATATAATTTAGGAGTGATAAACCGAATAGAATCTACAGCATTTGATTTTTCTACTATAGCACTCGTAGCTTCAGTTCTTACTATAGCATTGTCATTTCCAATATAAAAAGTCAGCATAGTTTCCTCCTTTCGTTAATCTTCAGATATGATGTACTCATATTCTTCCTGAGTGATATTTTTAGCGGTTCTCATCATTATAATTTTTTCTTTGGTAACAAGTCCCTTTTTGTAAAGACTTCTTAAAGTCTCAACGACATCACTGTATTTTTGCTCTGCCATTTTAAATCCCCCTCTCTAAGATTTCTAATAAAAAATCTTCTCTTATCTCTTGAGCGGTCTTAAAATTATTTTTATCTAATGTTTTATATTCGTTTTCGGATATCTCCTCTAAAGATACCGTGAGATATTTATCCTGTATAGGAAAGGGTAGAAGAGCGCTTGTATTATAAATCTTTTCTTTGTCTGATAGGAAACCTTGTGCTTGTGCTTTGTTACAACGAACAGGAATTCCATGTACAGCTTGAAACTTTACATATACTGGCCCAACACTATCTTCATAGGATAGAAGATCAATTACTTTCCTATTCCAAATAACTTTAAAATATTTCTTCATAATAAGGATCTCCTATATATAAAATAATAGAGCCGTTAACAAGTAACGACTCTATTATAATGTATGGTTAAATTGAGAATTCAATACAAATACCCTGAGTACCTGAAGAACTCCAGTAGTCTTCCGTACCTGCAGCATAATCATCATTATCACCGCAGATGGAGTACCAAGTGTAACTGTAGTTCGGCATAGCGGATCTCGTCATATAACGTCCAACTGTACCATCAGGATAAGCACGTTTACGATCATTTGATGTAATGATATAATCAACAGTATAAGAACCATTCTCATCTGGTTCACCTGCTTCCTGATCATAAGGGTATCTGTTATAATTACTATTCAGTTCCAGAATAGATGGAATGGTGAAATAGCAATCACCATAGTTAATTACCGCATTCTGTTCATTTGAACCAGAACCAGTATAACCTGTATTAGCGCCAATCTTACATTGCTTTAACAGCTGTCTCCATACCACAGGAACAGCCTGATAGAATCTGCCATTTAGTATGGTATTGCTTTCACTGCGTACCCAACCACCAATATTCGAACCTGTAGCCACCGTCATAGGATTGGAGAGCAGTTTATCTGCAATGAATGAAAGAGTAGATCTCGCACCAGAGTTATCTGAGAGATAATAACGTCTAAATCCAGACACCTCACCTGTAATCTCTTCATGAGGCCACAAAGCCATCTGTCTACAAGCAGTATCACCCAGATCTGCGTAATACAGTTTAGCACCATAGATTGTACCTACAGAATAAGATCCTAAAATACCATCATCCGCTCTGGTTGCTCCAAAGATCAGAGTAGCACCATTGGTAGTAATACATCTGGATGCAGATATTACATTATATCCAATTGCGGGATTTGGCATATTGCCAGTATAAACATACAGATCGGTCTCGCCCTTCTTATGCCGTAATACAACCATATCACGAGTATCGGTATTACCCGCACTTACAGATGTACCACCCCACAATACTTTATTACCAGATGCATATCTGAACTGGAATCCGTTCATACCATTTGCCTGATAACACTGGAAGAGTACAGAGTTTGCACGAGTAGAAGAATCCATCTCATAATCCACTACCAAAATCCAGTCTTTATCTACATCCAATAACGGAATACCAGTATCTACATAATCACCCTTCACACCAGTAAAGGTTCTAGGACCGTTCGGGAACAGATCCACAGATTCAATGTTACTGTAGTTAAAGTCAATACCCATAGTAAAGCTGAGACTGTCCTTACTGTGAATGGTCACGGGCAGATCACCTGTATCAGGATCTCTTAACTTGATCATAGCATATATCTGTGAAGGAGTCATCTCAGATAATGGAGTATTCTGTAAATCAGATTCATTGTAATGATAAGAATCAAAGTCAGCTTCAACCACAATATCCTTCGTTAAAATGGGATATGTCTTCCAACCTTTGAATAAGTGGTAAATATAGGACGCTTCCTGTTTGGTATAAACAGGCAATTCACCTGTATACTCCACAGCATCTCCATAGTTGCCCTTCAAAGTCTGAAGTACCGTACCGTCATAATTGACAAACTGACAGGTATACTGGTGAGGAGTCTCATCATATACAGCCGTAATGGTTCTATCACTACGTACATTGGTTAACTGCAAATCCCAACCAGAGTAAGTATAGTCTGTTGCAATGGTCTCACCATCTTCCAGATAGATCACCATAGTAGGTGTAGGAATAGGATTAACCGCTCTGGTAACAGGATCTTCGGCATTCTGTCCTTCGATTATATGCTGTACGTCCCAAACCGCATGGGCAGGATCAGGATCTATACTAGGATTACGGAATGTTACTGTATATGCTCTTAATATAGCGTCTGATGGAACATCTACCATTAAGTCAGGCCAGATGTCATTATATGTCTCAAGTGTAAAAGTATCTGTAGTAGGAAGATGTACCGTACCACTTAAGATAGACTGCGTGATATCATATCCAGATGCATCTACACCAGTAAGGTTAAGTAATGGTCTAAGCCAAGAATCTTCAACGGTCCAATCAATGCCAGTTGCTCTTAATCTATAAAGATTTGTAGCACGAGTAATCATATCCACCAAGTTTATTGTAGGACAAGATTCTGCTACAATTCGCTGTAAGTTTGTATAACCTGCAATCTGGAGATCTGTTAAATAAACCAGATTTTTCAGAGTAATGGATGCAATAGCAGGTAAATGTGCCTTAGTAATTTTACCACCAGATGCAAATGTAATACCTGCCAGTCCAGTTCCTTCAGCATAGAATGTCTCTAAATTCGGGCATCCACTGAAATCTAATGTACCTGTCAAGTTAGGAGCATTCCTAACATCCAGGGTTTGCAGTAATACATTGTTACCAATGTTTAATGTAGTCAAGAAGTTGTTGACATAACCAGATGTAGTATTACCAATAATCAGCGTTCTTAACTTCGTAGCTTTGCTGAAATCATTATCATGGATATAACAAGCTGATAGATCATTCAATTCCTGAATTCTGGATGCGCAATAAATAAGCACCGCAGTATCATCCATAGTAGTATAAGGACAGGTAACCTCATACGTCTGTCCTGCTTTTGCTCTGATCTGTTTTACAGAACTATTACCAAACAAAACTGACAGATACATGTCAGAATAAGGAACAATGCTCAGAGTGTAATTCGGTGCTACCACTGCTGTGGTAGGGGTATTACATCTAAACATGATTTGATCAGAAGTTACACTACTAGCAAGATGTTTACTACCCATGTACTTCTCCTGATCACGTTCGAACTGTCTACGCTGATATTTCTTACGACCATTCATCATGGAATTCAGGAATCTAGTATTACCATTTCTGTAAGGACGTAAGTACTTTCTTTCAATATCGAGTCTCCATAATTCTTCAGGGAACTGACTCTGCCAATTATCAAACTGATTGATCAGTGAAGCAGCACTCCAACATCCCGTACCATCCAGAGACTGGTACATAACATTTAATCTATCAGGGAATAAGTAACGTATTCTTCTCCAGAATACAGAATCAGCTGCATTGTAAATCCAACCAGAGGCAGGATCACCGTCTGAACGATAATCAATATCTTCTTTACCATAAGGCATAGTTAATTCTCCCGTATTGTTAATTCCAATACTACTATCAAAATCATAGCCCCATAACTCAAATCTGTACTTACCATCAGCACACTTACCATAATGCCAGAATGTATTCTTGGAACGGTTATCAATCATAGTGTATCTCTCAGTAAACAAATACCAGAAAAGAGGAGAATCCACGATCATCCAATCACTCAATTCATTGACGAATTCTTCATCAGTGGATGTTACCACCCAACCATAAAAGTCACGCCATACTTGCTTATTCTCTAATTCCTGTTGTTCTTTTTCTGCTTCGGTTGCAGTAGACAATCCATCCTTGACCTCACCGCCAAGTTCATATCTAAATTCGAAAGTTTCATCCCATTCATTATACAGACTATCATACTTAGGATTACCCGGCTTCCATTCAGCAGGAGTGATAGGATACTTAATGCTGCCATCTGCATTATAAACACCTGTATCAAAGGTGGAATTCGGTAAAGTGTTATCACTGATTTCTATGCAGAATTCTTTAAGATCATTAGGATCGTTTACTCTGGTTACGTCAGTTTTCTTAGAATCACCAATATTACCGATAGAATAGAAGTGCCATTCAGTATCTTGGAATTCACGGTGAGTAGTAACATCTGGATCGTTCTCACGAATAAAGACTACGCAGTTAGCAAATTCCATTGCATTTTTAACCTTGGGGTCATTTTCTCTGGCAACTGACAAGTAGGGGAGATAAGTATTATAACGATTCTGTAATTGTGCGTTATTTGCATTTTCAGAACTTGCTACGTTAACTTTTATATTAAACCAGTTATTCGGTACAGAGTTCCTAGTCAGACTAACTTTACCTGTACCATCTGAAATAACGCTACCATCACCTAACGTCAGCTTCGTTACGTAATTTGTATCCAGAGGAATCTTAGATATGATCTGATGCTCTCCATCAGCGCACATAATTATATCTATGTTCCTAGAGGAAGCACCATATTCGTTGGAGGTCGTCCCTTGTCCGGCGTGATAACAGTTCTCAAATGTCCAGTTATCTAACGTAGCATCTCCACCTTTATAAATACACTGCACCTTGGTATTCTTTACATAGTCTTTCTTGTTGTTCGTAAAATATGGTGCATCAATCTTTATAATTCTTAACTGTGGACATTTTTCTGCTAATGTCTCAGGTGTCAGATTATTATTCTCATCGTAGATCTGATTACGATTATAACGACTTACCATTTCTTCTGCAGTACGTGCATCCGCAATAAAGTTATTCAGAATATCCGAATCAGAAAGAGAAGAGTTGTAGCATTTCATTCTGTAAATCCAGATATCACATTCTGTTGAACCAAATGTAATACCAACAGGATCACTCTGCGTGAAGGAATCATCTGCACCATAAATCATAGGACGCAGTCCAACACCATCTTCATAACTCATTACCATAGGAATATCTGAAGTATCCTTAGAAATATTGAATTCGAATTCAATAACGTCCTCTTCTGATAAAGGAATCTCTAACGAATTAACGGTTGATTTAATATAAGTATAATGAGGAGTAGCAGTCAGTCCCACCTGAGATGAAGGTGAAGAACACTTCATCCACAGGGTATCAATGTCTCGTACATTCGTAATCTTATATACTAACTTGAATTCTTTACCATTACGTTTCGCATCATCACCAAACAGTAAATAATCAAATGTAGCAGTAGTACCTGCCTTTACGCAAAAATACTGATCTCCTGCTTCATCAATCTGATAACCACCATTTACCCAGTCGAAGTTCTCAGATACAGACATAGAGTATGTACCATTTGTCCAAATTCTGTCAGCACTATTGTTGCTCTTGCCTACCGGGTTAAAGTCTACCTGTAAATTAGCAGTAATAGGCGTTACATCAATATCCAGTTTCGCAACATTTACAGATATGGTTTTAATGATATTACGACACTTAATGGATAATGCATGCTGACCTACGTCTGCGGATTTATATGACCATGTGTGAGTACCATTAGTAACAGTTAATGTAGATACTACCGTACCGTCTACTGACAAATAGATAGTAGGAGATTCTGTATTTGGATCGTAAACAGTATATTTAATATTATTAGTATTATACTGAACAGTAGAAATAGTTTGTTGCGCTACACCAATAACAGGAACAGATGAGTTTTCATCATAATAAATGATATCCTTGAAAATATGATCTGTTTCAATAGGAGTGCTATTAATATTGGCAGTGGCCCACATCTCTAACAGATGAGCGCCATGCGCTTTTTCTGGCAGAGTGTAACTCATTGGAATACCCGAAGAAGTAGTTGTTACAGATTCTAATTCTATTCCATCTAACTTAAAGTGTATTACCTTGGAAACACTACCATAAGGCGTATAATCGACACTGATCGGTCCAATAGGATAAGTAAATCCATCATTAAAACTGGATTCTAATCGAATATCTACTATCTGTACTGTCCACGCACGAGTACCAATCGTACCGTTATCATCTTCAATGGACAGTAAGAGTCTCTGAGATCCTAATGATACATAACTGGTAATATCAAATTCGTAGTCCTGATCAGATGTCAGATTCTGTGTACCAATCACGGTATTGCCAATTTTCCATGTAGCAAAACCGCCTAATCCAATACCAGAACTATCCACAGATTTATAGTGATACTTCAGAACTACTTTATTACCTACCAGGGCAGTAACAGGAGTCGTTGTAATATATGAGATCGTAATAGTAGAAGAGGAACTAGACCCCCCACCCCCACCACCAACGATCTTATACGCACTGACAACTGTAGGATTTGCCATCGCTTCATCATCAGGCTCATATTCCAACAGTTTTAATTTATATTTGTCTTCTTCAGATGCACTTTCATCTGTGTTATAATCTAATCTATATTTTTTACCGCCATCCGAAGTTGCACCACTAATAGCTGTCTCTAATTCTGCAATCTTATTACCAAGTGTACCAATACTGGTTTTGTTGGTATTTGCAGTAGATGTGGTTTCATTTAATGCGGTCTGTAATGCGGTAACAGAAGAAGTATCCGCTTTTGTGGCTAACTTATTATCCACTTCCGTAGATGTGTAATATCCATCACCTGATAACTTATTATCTAAGGCTTCTACACTATCTTCAATGGTATCCAGTCTGGCATCATTACTGGTCTGATAAGCAGTTAACGCATCAGACACCGTACCAACAGCCGAACTGATATCATCACCAATAGAGTCTCTGAAAGCAGTAGTCCATGCAGCAGATGGATCTTGAGATAAGTCATGATGGCTTAATTCGTTTTCGCCATCATAGAATGTTATTACATGAGAAGTTGCATTATAAGTAACACTTAAATTAAGTGCATGATTGTCTACTTCTTCTTTGGTATAATAATTGACTAATGCATTGGCAATCTGAGTATTTAAATCCTCTCTTACATTACCCTCAACAGTAGCCACCACATTATCTTTTTCCTGATTGAATTCATCTAATTTTTCTGATACAGAATCGACCGCTTCCTGTGCATCGGTAGCAGCAGTTTTAGCTTCTGTTACAGCTGCATTGATCTGGATCAAATAAGAATTCCATCCATCATCAGGTTCAATTAAACTATCATAAGATAATCCTTCTAATACATTTAATTGATTATTGGGACGAGTCTTCCAGACATAACTACCTGCAGATGTTGAACCAGTGGCCTGAATCTCAAACTTAATATTACCTTTGGATTTGGTCATGGCATTGTTGACTAGTAAATGGAACTTAATAAAAGAATCATTATAGGAAACATTACATGCTACACTAATGATCCCTTCACCATCTGCATTCAACACATAAAACTGAATCAACATCTTTGTTAAATCAATACCGTCCGCATATCTTGGCATCCGAAAACCAATTAACTGAGCATGGTTTTCCTGCGTGATATTGATCTGATCACTGGCTACTGTTACTGTTTTAGATGCTTCAACTATGGAAGTGCTTTGATCATCTGTGTAATCTTCATACCAATTGTAACCATCTTCAACACCTAACCGCACCCACTCTGAACTATCTTCATTAACAGTATCAGCTAATGTAGCACCGTCACTTGCACTTAATAAACTCGCCCTAATCGAATCAGTGAAAGATGAAGGCATATCTTTACCCTCCTTTCTAATTTATTGCATTTGGGAAATTAATTCATCTAACTTGGTTTTATAATAATCAGAAAAGTCATTGGTAGATAAGCCTTTCCCATCTTCTTTATCTACTTTATTCGTCATCTGAGCAATGTAATTTGCAAATATCTTAAAGTCTTCAGATTCCACTACAACACCATCATCATAAGCAGATTCTTCGACCACAACATCAAATACTAAACTAGGTACACGCTTTGTACCTGTTTCTTTATCATAAATATCTACATTGGCTTTTCCTCTTCCCGCTGACCATGATAACTGTTGTGGAAGAGTAAAAGTAACCGTACCATTATCATCAATTGTTCCTTCATATAAACAATGATTGCCTACTGGCGTGATCACTTTTAAGTAAGCCATCTCATTATCTTTATTGATGGAATATAATAAACCATTTGCAGTAAATGTAACAACCAATTTATAAGTATATTGATTAAACTGTTTTACAGATATACTTTTAATAGGATTGGCGATTACATCTAGTACTAACGGTATCACAATAGATTCTGTAATAGATGCCATAATTCACCCCCTATTAATCTCTTGGCAGTTTCTGACAGGTTATTGTTCGCATCAGTAAACCAGTAGAAGTGATCTTGTGTTCACTGGTAATGGTAATAGTTCCTGAAGCAACACTGCCACTATTTACATACATAAAAGGATATACTTCACCTACTTCAAAATTCCTATCATGAAAACTCTTAATGGTTACTTCGGTATAAGTGTTCTTACCTATTTCACCCATCTGAATGATTAATCGATTAAACTGCGTTAAATCATAAGCGTTATTAGTTGCTACCGAAGAACTAATAGCGCCACAGAAATTCAGATCATCCACATAAGAGAATGTGAGCGTTTTTCCTGTATTGGATAATAGCTGAACGGAACTTTTGGCACTAGAATTTACTACAGAATAATTGTTATTTGTAATTTTCATTAAAGTACTACTTTGACAGTTTATTTCACCTGAATTTAAAACACTGGGAGCAAAGGTTATAGGAAGATTTGATCCAGTTACATTTCTAAAGTAATTATTGCTGTATTCAATTCTATTAGATCTACCTGTGATAAAAACATCATGAGTATTTACATTTGAAGGCAATACATTGTAATTATTGGTATATACCACATCATCACAATAGGAGATATAATTATAAGTGGTAGAACCTTTTATATTATTACCACTTACCCGTCCTGTGAAAACATTTCTTAAATCAAATGCTCGTCTGCAATTTTCAATATAACAGTCTTCAATAATTAAATTGGAGACTCCTAATAAGAAAAATGCGGTATCTGTAGCGTTATAAATTTTACAACCACGAATCGTGATATTCTTGGCAGGTCTGTCAGACTGCTGACTGGAATCATAATAAGAGTGTTTACCAATAGCGTCTTCCATACTACGACCATTTCTTTCAAAGGTACAATTATCAATAGTCAGTCCATCTACTACCGTACCATCATAAGTTACAGAATCCTGACTCGCAAACCAGGGGAAGTTGCCATAAGTACAGTTATCAATATTTATATATTCTTTTCTACTAGATCCCCCAGATCCCATTCCTTGGAACAGGCAATCTCTAATGGTCACATTCTTACAGGCACATATCTCAAAATAGTGATCACGAGTACAATCCTTAAATACTACATTCTCTACTAAAATGTTCTGACCATGACATAGGTCAATACTTCCTTTTTCAATTGTACCGTTACGAATAATAATCGTACCATTACCGTTGTATCCCGTATATACATCCGTAGATAAGAAGTTATGAATTAAGTGGTTACCAGTAGTATTATCAATACCTGTTAAGGTTGCACCATTCAAATCTAAGATTGTTCCCTGATATACAATAACAGGCGCACCGACTTTATATTTCTTTCCCTGAGTGAACATTACCAATCGACCATGCTTGAATGTATTCAGCATTGCTTCGGTATCATCTGTTTCACCATCTCCCACAGCACCATACATTTCTGGTGATACATAAGGTCTGAGTAATAAACCTTGTACGGCATTATCTAGTTTCTCTAAAGTTACTGCACCATCATTTATAGTAAATGTCTTAACAGCAGATGGATATAGCTTCTCACTTGTTACAGCATGAGATTGTATTTTTGCTGCACTGACAGATCCATCAGCTAATTGCGCTTCTGTCACAGATTTATTCGCCAACTTTTCAGTTGTAACCGCTCCATCATTGATAGTTTCTGTAATAACAGCCCCATCATTGAGTTTATCATCTGTTATTGCTCCTTTTGCTATTTTTGAGGTGGTAATTGTTCCATCAGGAATTGAGATCATCAATGCGTCTTCCGCAGATTGTTTGGCTGAATCAGCACTGTTCTTAGCCTGTTCCGCAGATTCTGCAGCTAATTCGGCATTTGCTTTTACTTCATTTCGGAATTCCTGACTTTGTTTCAAAAAACCGGAGAATAAACTAAAATCATCAGATTCAACTACCACACCATCCTCATAAGCGGATGCCAGTACATTAATCACAAAGTCCTGTGTGGGAACAATGTTACCTGTACTTAATGATACTATATCTACACGACCAGTACCTTTTCCTGAGTCCCATGACAACTGCTGTGGTAAAACGAACGTCACCGTTCCATCATCGTTTATTTCTCCTGTATAACTATAGTTATTTTCATTAGAGGTAATTACTGCTAAAACACATTTCTGCTGATTTGCGTTTAACGTTGTTTTATAGCCCTGATCTGTTATGATTACCGTAAGATTATAAGTATGTTGGTTATATTGATTAATCCTCAATTCTTTTACTTTACTGGTGACAGTATCTAAGGACATGGATAAATTTACTGAATTCAATATGCTTGCCATAATACGTCACCTCCTTACAATCCTACCTTAACAGCAGGTGCATAAGTCATATCTATCGTACATCCTATATTTACAGAAAAATTGTTTTCAGTGTTATCTACACTATTATATAATTTGGGAAAAATGAAGTTGAAATCCTTTCCTAAATTGTGATCTTCATTAGAAGAGGAGATTAGTAAATGTTTGCCATCCATTACAATAATTTCATCCGCAGTACAATTTTTAATGATCGTCTGCGTATTATCCCGGAGATTGCTTAACTGAAAATCTCCAGGTTCATGTATTGCAATACTAATGGTTGGTGTCACATAACCCTCTTCATCTGATAAGCTATAAAGTGTAAATTCTTTTTCATTATTTAAGTTTACATGAATGTTTACATCTTCATAATATGCATAAGGAGAATCAGTATATAAAGTAAGTTGTAAACCAATAATGCGTCCGCAGAATGTTACCTGCTGACTCTGAAAACTGCCCATCCAGTATATATCCCTGTACTCATCTTGATCCACTTTGAATTTGCAAAATTTGTTTCTTCTACAAAGCCATCTCTGTAAGAATGACACTTCACGAGGAGTTAAGTACATTTCTTCCTGTGTAGCATTTTGACATGGATCTTTACATATAGTGAACGATATACTGTATGGTTCTTCATAATGAGCATCATATAGTTCAAATATGTCCCTATTTGATGCCGTTCCCTGACTGAATTGTATATCTGCTCCTGAAGGAAATGTACCATTGGAAGCCCCCTCTAATGCACTCATTACATATCCGAATTCTGATAACTTTCTTCCATCAAATTCAAAATCTGTACAATACATTATGTTCTCCTTCATAAAGAGTCAGGGGACTGATTGTTCATCAGCCCCCTTGGTTATCTTAATTATCTTAGTTAACTTAATCTATTACTTCAACATCCTGCTCATCAATTTTTTCTACCACTGACTCCTCTTTCTTATCTTTCTTCAGTAATGGACGAAGATACAGAATGTCAATAGGAGTCATGGTAATACCAGTTTCTCCATCCAATGAGAATTCCTTTACATCAACATCGATCTCTGTATTCATCATTTCGATCATTTTGATGTTGAACTCTTCGGGGTTATTGATCAGAACAGATTCAGGATTATTCTCATCCCGAATATAATCGCCATTCTCATCTTTCTTGGCATATTCCTGAATGCATGCCATACGCTTATCACTTACAATCTTATAAGCAGTACTCATAGATTCAATATTATCTGCAATAGCAATTGCCGTTCCTAAAGTAAGATTCTCTTTAGCCAGTTTGTCTAAAGTCTCATAAATGTTAGTAATCTGATTAGCTGTAAATTTCATATCCTAATCCTCCTTGTATTCATTCAATTGTCTTCTTAAATCAGTTATTTCCTTCTGGAGATAGGAGATCTCCTCAGTCATCTCTTGGAATGCTTTTACGAAATAACCTGATAAGTAGAAATCGTTTATAGTTTTTATATTCATATTTCCTTCTTCATCGTAACCACCACCAACTACAAAATCGGAATCAATAGCTTCGATCTCATCCGCAACCATACCGATTTTTTGATGTTGTTTTGTGGATTTCCAGTCGAAAGAATGAAGAGGAATTTGATTTATTACATTAAGCGCAGAGGAGACCTCTGTGTTTTTTATATTAGTTTTAAGACGAACGTCTGAAGTGGAAGATGCTAAAGTGTAAGAAGTGTAATTGCCAAAAACAGGTGGAGTCGAACTGGCATTTTCAACGGATTGTCCATATACTTCTACATTTCCTTCTTTACTAATTCTTACAACTGCAACCTTACCTTTACTCGATGATCCTGTTGTTCCAATTGGAGTATAATCAGAATTATCACTGGCAGTAACAGTAACCGAACCCAATGCAAGCGTATTGGCATGAGTTATTGTATTCAATTTAATATTGGGCGTAAGAATTTCTTTCGCATGCATATGGTCTGTATGTATTTCAGGTGCTTCAATCTTGCCCTCAACATATAATTCATCAGTACAACATACTTGATGTACGTCTAAAATAAACATCGGCGGTAAATCTACAAATGGTTCAGAGGTTTCTTTTACTCCTGAATCAGAAGTATAAACATAATTCGGCATAGGACCATATTGTACTCGTTCATACATAACTATCGCCGTTAAATTTGGTATAGTCGCATTCTGAAAAATCATTCCTGTGTTAATTTTTAAGTTTTCAGCGGTGACACCAGTAAAAGTACCAGATTCTACCGTTAAAGCGTTTGCCGTAAGATTATTTAATGTACCATTAGTAATAGCTACTTTTGACAATACAGCATTTTCAATAGTTGCTTTATAAGAATATAGATGCCCTTGCTGAGTTACAAAAAATTTTGAAGAATCGGAACTTGCGATTGATTCACCCGGTGCAGTTTTACATCCCGCATAAAATACTGCTGTACCTTTTGTTAATGCCTGAATACCACATCGTACAGTACCAGTCTCTTTTGTACCATCTCCATCAAAATCCCATTTTTCAACATTATCATCATAAAATTCAATTCGTCTACCATCATCTTTATCTGATACGTTCGCAGGAAGGATTGTCCATCCCGCAATATTACCACCTTGTGCTGCATTAATAGTTCCCTCAAAGTATCCATCCGTAGCATATAATTTACCCTTATTATCTACTTGGAAAGTACAATGCTTGGTGGTACTGCTATAAGGACCTAAGTAAATGCCGTCTGCGCATAAATGTACACCGTTTAAAGTAGATGTAGTTAAGATTTTGTTATTTGTATATAAACAGCCGTTTTTAATAGTAAATCCACCAACCATGCCTGAAGTGGAATGTAACTCTCCATAAATAATTGCATTCTGTGCTTCTAATAAACCATTGTTGTTTACACCACAATATGTTACATTATCACCAGTAGGCTTAGTGGTTGTAACCGTTCCGTTTGATGATACATAAACATTTTTCTTTAAATAATTATCTATACCAGTAACCTTATCCGTACTTAATCCAGTCACTGTACTATTCTGCCCAAGCGTTAATGAAGTGGCATTAATATGTCCTTCTACATAAAGATCACCTTGATCATTTAATTGTAGAAGTGTCTTATTTCCCGCTGTCATGGTTAATAATCTATCACTCTTAGGATGCACCGAAAAAGTATTAACGTTATTAGTTACTTCAAGACCATAATCATTCATAACTAATGATGCATCATCATTGAATATCTTAAGATTTTCACCTAAAATAAGCTGACCGACAACGGTCTTGGCTATGACTCCATAGTCATCTATATAATGTTTACTGAACGGATCGTAATATGTGAATGCACCAATAGCTGCATCAATGGTATTCCATGAATCACTGGTAGTATACAGACCAGAGTTGAGTATTCTTAGCTGACCTGGTTTATATCTGTCTTCTTCATCTACATAAGCTTTTGCCCAGAGTCCTGTTTCATCAAAGGTTACTTCCTGTGTATATGGATTATTTAAGTACCGAATCTTAGTAGCATCCAGTCCTTCTTGTACCCAGGATCTTACATCCTTGGAGATAGCTGAATTCTGTCTTACTTGCTGTGCGAAAGAAGAGTAAGAACCCGCAATACTACCTGCAGCATTAAGGACAGACTGAATATCAGATGCTCCACTCCATAATTGCTCTACTGTGGAAAATTCTACTGCCAATTCTGTCTGATCATTAAAATCTATTTCATAGGAGAGTAGTCGCAGATTATAGATCTTATCCATGGCTTGCATGTGTATCCAGTTACCTACTTCGAATTCATCCATAATAGGTTGGAATTCAGGAATGTTTAACAAATTATATAAATTCCCAGATACTTCATACTGTAAATGAGAAGCCTTAAACAACTCTTTTTGAGCCTGATCTATAAAGTCTTCTGCTCTGGCAATAACTTCTCCATTATCCAGTCCTTCTGCGACATAATGATCATTAGAGTAAGTATCCTCCCTACGATAGTTACAGAATACTTTCCAGAGATCTTCACCTAAGTAACTGGCGAAGTTGAGAATAGATTGCGTGTCTTCCCGGTATTGTTCCAGAACACGGCGAATAGCTAATATAGCAATATACTGTTGCTCCCTCTGAGCAATAGCATTATCAATAGCCGTCCTGCGTTCCAGATAATACTCATTGTATATTCTCTGGATATCCTGACTGGCCTTTAATAACACACCCTGTACATCTACATAAGCAGGTCGTACAATATTCATCAGGTAGTTTAAGGAGTAATGCTCCAGATTCGTCTTAAATTTATTTAAGTTAGCTACTCTATCGTTATAATTCAATTTTTCAGGATTATCAAAATCTGAAGTATCAAACAGAGATACAATTTTTGCATCTTTTCTATCTATTAATTTCTGCACAGACTGCTTTATATAAGTGCATTCATCTCCTGTAACTTTGGTAGTGACTACTTCAGTATAAAGAATATGATCTCTTTCATCTATGGTATTTTTATAGCCAATGGTAGCTATAATAAACTTGCCTGTCCAAATACCATAACCGTTCTCATCCTCTGCAGGTATCCAAGTATTATCTGATTCTTCATCAATACTAATATCATACACACCAGTATTACATAAACACTTTGCCAATTGAATGATGGCGCTGTTTACTACTGATATGGATGATGTGGTAGGATCCGTAACTGCAATCTCACCAAAATTCTTTGGATCTGTTAATATAGCAGCTGTGTCTTCCAACGAATCATTATTAGTCACTACATCAGGAACCATGGAGTCCAGTACGAACTCCTCTATATCCAATGTGTTATAATAGATTTCTGCCAGAGTCTGGTAACCTACACATGTCTCATCTAGCTTCTGCCAAGCACCAATAGTGTCTTCTTCGAAGTGTCCTGAGATGAAATCTATAAAATCATTGTACTGTGATCTGTAATAGGAGAGAGGTTTCTTGTTATTATTGATAATCTCTTCATAATGAGTAGGAGTAGCTGTTCTGACGTATACTTCGAAATTATGATTCAGATTATAGATGCCCTTGTCCTCTTCAAGATCACCTTTATAATATTTCTGGTATTCAGTATTATAATCGTTTAATCTTTCCACCAAGTCTTCGGGCATTTCCATCAACTGTTCATCGGAATATTGATAAATATAAGCACTGCCATTCGGATTCTGGTTGATGATGGCAGCGGTCATCAGATCGTCTCCACCTTCCATTCGAAAACAGTTTTTCAATTCATCCTTATTAGTGGATACCGTAGCAGAGGATAGAAGATTATCATGAGAGACCAGTATTTTAGTATCCTTGCCATAACCATTTGTTACATGAGTACTTCCACAATAAGGACATTTATCCCTGAAATCTCCACGGTATCTGGTAAGAATATTCCGTCTTTTTTTCATATCCAGACGATAATCACATTCATCATTCTGACAGACACTGTATAAATCATAAGCAGATACTGTTCGATCTACAGAGTCAAACTTGAACCAGACATGATATTGTTCTGCTACATCCCCTGTAAGGACGGAATATATATCTTCATCATCAATAGCAAACTGATACCAGTCCGTTAAGTTGTATAATGTCTCATCTACATGTTTTATCTTGTAATTTTCTGCTTTATCTAATAATCTGTGAAGTAAGGAGACATGCTTCATACGTTTATAATCAGTTAACAAAAAGTTATACTGTGACAGATAACCCGCATAAGCACCTGTATCAATATCATCACGAGCCATTTCCGCTTTTAATGCTTCCATTTGTCTTTCATACTCAGACAGATCTCTGCAAAACACAGTATGGTATTCTGCATCCCATTCTGGATCATATTCCATTTCGAAGTCAGTGTTGATCTCCAGATCATACAATTTAGTATTGGCTAGTTCTGTTTCAGCCAGACCAGTGGCAGTAATACTTTTATATGTTCCGTCTTGTCCCTCGTCATAATTGACTTCTATTTCAAAATATTCACCACGGTCACCTAATTCAGGAACAAACAAAACATTAAAGTTGTTAATACGGTCCCAATAGGTATTGTATGCTCCATCTTTATATCTATGTACCGTGAAGGATATTTCATCTGGTTCATTAAAACTGTGTTTATATTTAACATCAGAAGCATGTATAGCACCAATTATGGTATAGTCTTTTCTGGCTAGAAAAAATGATAAAGGCTTTACATACTGGTTATCTATAAATGAAAGATTCGCCATTATCTCCCTCCTTTCTATATGTTATTAAGTGTATAAAAAAATACACCCTATAAGGTATAAATATGAGATATAATTCATATTCATACCTTATAAGGCGTAAAATAAAATTCAGCCCATGATATTCTCATGGGCTGAATTTGTCAATGAAAAATCACGCATACTTATACTTACTCATGGAATTCTTACCTAATACCGCACCCAATGTCATATCCTGTACTGCGTTCTGGAAGTTACGATCAGCTACAAGAGCGGACTTGAACTCATCATAATTCTTCACATTAGGAAGTGTGATACTTAACTGAATGGTAGTATTCGGTGAGAGAGTAGTATTAGTGGTATTATTGATGACAGGCTGAGATCCGAAAGACTTAGCAAACATATCGGGAATATTCATTTTCGCTAATTTCCAGAGATTATCTGTCATTTCAGCATTGAATACCGCATCACCTCTACCAAGAGGAGTGAGGATAGCACCATCAGACTTACGGATAATAGTCTCAAGACCTTTTTCCTGAGTCCAGGCATTCAGATCAGTAGGAACTGATTTAATACCTGTGACATAATGCCATCTTGCATGATAAGCATCGGAATCTTCTTTCGCTTTATGATAGGCGTCTTGTGCTTCATCAAATCTGGTTTTAGCATTTGCAAACTGTACTTCCAACCTGTTTAATTGACGCTCTAACTCTTGTATTTCTCTTTCTTTGTTTTCGTAGTTCTGTTTCGCTTTTAATGCTTCTTCAGATAATTGTCCTACCCTTGATTGACCTTTATATTTAGTAAATTTACTACGTTCCTCTTGCCGTTCTTTGTTTAACTGAGAAATATTACGTTTAGTCTCAGCGATTTGTTCATTTAAAGTATTAAAATTGGAATATGCCTCATCTACTGTTTTCTTTGCCTGTTTAGTTTTACTATCCTTATCAATGGTATTCATCTTTTTAGACAAATTCTTCACCGTTGTAACGGTAGTATCATCTAAGGCGTCTTTTTCTTCTTGAGACATTCCTTTATACTCTTTAATAATGGATCTAACAGCATCGTAATCCTTTGCCTTTAACTCTTTTTCTTTGCCAACATATCCAGAGACTTTTTCTCTAAAAGCTGCTTTTGCCTGTTCTTCAGGCTGACGGGCTGCATCATCTATTACAGATTTTACGGCAGCTTCAATACGATTTTGTAAAGAACCGTTTTCTTTTAAAGAGCCAACAAGATTATCAGTGATATTTTTATCTACTTGTTTCAAAGTGTTAACAGTATCTGTTGTGTTACTACTTACACCAAGTGCATCAATTTTATCAGCAAGTAAATCTTGCATCTTTAAAAGAACTCTATCACGATCTTTCAGATATCTATCAATCCATTCTTGGAAGTTAGCAGACAAATCATCCAACATCTTTTGGGCATCAGATAAGTACTTACTATATTCCGCATCCCGGAGATCCTGTCTGGCATCTTTAATATCTTTCTGCAGTTTCTGAATCTTAGATACAGATTCCTCAGAGGTATTATTCTGCCAAGCAGCTAACTGTTTCTCCAGATTGGTAATATTATTAGCCTTTTCAGTAATTTGTTTCTGATAATCATAGGCTTCTTTCTCGGCATTCTTTAACTCTTTATACTTACTGATTGTTTTATTCAGAGCAGTAAGCTGTGCTTCATAACCTTGACGAGCCAAATCAATGACTGCCTGCTTAGATGCTTCAGCAGCTTCCATAGATCCCCAATAAGCATCCTGTAATTCATTCATACGATCAATTACTTCTTTATCTGTAGGATCTAATTCATTATCATTGATCTTTTTGACCAAAAGATTATACTCATGTAAATACTGCTGTGCTTCCGCAAGATTTGCTTTATAATCCGTATTCTTCAGATCCAAAGCAGCCATACCATATTTAGTAATATTACCTTGATTATCTGTATCAAAGAACTGTTCGTTGGAAATCAGATTATAATAATGATCAATCTCAGAGTTCAAACGCTTCGCACGTTCAATACCATCATCAAATTTCTGCCAGTTAAGCTTCTCCATAGCCATAGCTTGCTCATGAATATCCAGATTCAATTCTTCAATAGAATCTTCCAATTCAGCTATGATTTGTTTCGCTTCAAACCATTCATCAGAACCTACAGTTAAGTCCTTAAGAAGTTTTTGCTGTTTTGCTAATTCTGCATTATATTCAGCAAGCATAGAAACATCTTGACGAATAATGTTCTTATAATCATTACGTTGAGCATAATGACCATAAGCCTCTGCTGCATCAATACGTTGTTGCGCTTTTGTTTTACGGCGGTCATACTTATAACGATCTTTTTCACCTTGATTCTGAACATTCTTCATCTTTTGAAGTCTGCGTTGTTCATTCTCTTTTCTAATGGTTTCTTTATTAATTTCCGCTTGTGCTTTTGCTTCACGTCCCTGTTCAATTGCTTCATTATAACTCAAGCAAGCCTCTAAGAAGGATGCCTGAATATAACCCGCATTTACCAGTTCTGCAATTTCACCAATAGTGTCACCATCAATAGCCACTTTTGCCTTAATATTCTTTTGGACTTTAGCTAAGGCTTTTTCTACACGAGATTTGACTTTCTTATTTTCATTTGCATCATATTTCTCTGTAGTTGCATTACCTTTCTTTAACGTGGTTTTTATTTTTGTGGCGTTCTCTTTCCTAAGCTTTGCAAATTTTTCAACTTTCGCCCGATCATTCTTTTTCTGTGCTTCCGCAATTTTAATTTGCTCATCAATTAATTTGTTTTGACCATCAGCTGTTGTTTTATTTTCAATTTGTTTATCACGAAGATTGATTTTATTTTGTAATCGCTCATTTTTGTTATCATACATTTGAGCGTAATTCTGATAGATCTGTTGAATGTTTTCAGCAACCGCCAACATTTCTTCCATTTTTGCATCTTCGAAATTTTGCAACGTCTGATTATAAACAACCAATTGAGCTGCCAATTGAGGATTCTTTTTCTCAATATAGCTAATATCTTTTTCTTTGACGGGTTTATTGTGATCCATCGCAGTTTTTATACGTTTTAATACTGTTTGATATTCTTTATGAGACTTTTTAACAGTTCCATTTTTAACCCGTTCTTTTTCTAGTTTAGCTTCTTCCTTTGCTAATAAAGGATCAAGTTCAATCGATACTTCTTTTGACGCTTCTTCAAAATCTTGAAGATTCTCTTGAGTGGCTTTTCTATGAATTCTAATTTGCTTTCTTCTTTGACGATTTTCATAACGAAGTCTGCCGTTAGAGTATTGATAAGCATTATCAGTTCTTGCTTCAAAGTTGCTTTGAGCAATTTGAATGAAGTTATCAGATAAACTAACTCCCGCATCACGTTGTGCATCATGAACTTCTTTTAATGATTTGGCATATTCACGAGCCTGGGCCTGAAGTTCTTGAAGGGCATTCTTAGCTTCAATAGCCTTATCAATCCATTCTTGAGTACCTTCAATTACTTTACGGGTATCTTCATCATAGCTATTGATATCAATTTCACCATTAAGAATTTTATCCCATAATGCATCTTGATTTTCTTTGGTTTTTTTAGGTATGCCCTTTTGGTTCATTCCCTTTTTGAAAACTTCTTCAGCTTGGGCATAGTATTTATCATATGCTGCATCTTCATTGCCTATTTGCTCATATATTTTTTCTAAAGCATCTTTGTACTTTTTCTCTGATAAACCATATGCCATACGGTCAAGGAATTCTTCAGCGAGAGAGGAGAGTTGATCAATCTTAGTTTGAACACGCTCTATGCGGATTTCAATCCAATCAAAAAGTTTATCGAGGTATTTATCAAAGGCATCGGTCTTATCTTTCTTTTTGGTGGTGGTTGAACGTTTTCCATCGCCGTTACCGCCACTGCCTTTACGCCTTCCACCGTTGCCATTACCGTCACCATCTTTACTATCTTTTTTAGGCTTCCGTTTAGTATTTACAGGTTCAATATTAACATCACCATTAATAATAATAGTACCATTATTACCCAATGTCTTATTTAAAGAATCTAAACCAGTAGAACCACCTGCATAAGCTACTCCACGAGAATTTATAGAACCATATTTAAACAGTTCTTCTGTTTGTTTATGGTTGAAAATAATATCGCCTTTTTTAACGTCTCTGAATTCAGCACCAGATTCGCCCAGTAAATCCCATTTAGTACCACGTACACGGAGTTCTGGGCCGAGTTCACCTACAAGAGAGGGTTCTGTTTTCTTAGCACCTATTGTACCTGATGCAAATGCGTTACCTTTAAATAATGAAAAATGAGCATTGCCTTTATATGAACCTGGTCCATCACCATTACCATTACTATTTTCACGGTTAATTTTAATTTTAATATTAACAGTACGATTCATTTTATTTAATTCGCTGTTAATATTAGATAAAACTGTTTTGGTTGAATTTGCTTCACTATGCAAAGATCCTAACACTTTGCTACCACTAACAGAAACACCATTAATACTATTAATAGTATTTTTAGCAGTACGTGCCTCAGAAGAAATATTCTTTTCTTTAGAAGCTACCCCTTCAAGATTTCCACTTATAGAACTCAGACTAACATCATTAATTTTTCCAACGTCATTAACACTTGTATTGGCTTCTTCAGAAATATGTGTTATACCTTCATCAAAATTAGTAGTATCTAAGGTGGCTTTATATTCAATAACTGTTTCTGTAGTTGTAGTTTCTTGTTTTGGTGCTTCTCCACCATCACCATTCGGACCTTTTTGCTCCCGCTTATGAAGCTTTTTAGTATTGGTATTAACTTGTTGCCCACTTTGGTTTAATGCGGTTGAGGTTGTCAATCGCCCCATTGTTTGTTCTATCGTTGTTAAATTAGTGAGAAGTTGGTCAGAACCTAATGTACCTATTGTATAAGAATTAATAGTTGTAATTGCTTCACCCAAATTTTGTGCTGCAGAAGCAGATTCTTCACTTATAGTCGTATTAAGATCTTTAATTGCTTGTTGAGCCTTTTTCGTATTTAATCTATCAGCTTCTTCTTGTATTTGCTCAAAGGTTGTTTTTCCGCTTTCCCCTAATGATTTTATTGCTGTAGAAGAAGTAGTAAGATCTATATTATTAAATAGCGCACTTAATTGACCATTTGAAAGCTGATTCATTTCTCGTAAATCGCCAACAATACCTTCAATTTGTTCTCGTGCCTTTTGTCCTGCAGTACGATCCCCAGTTGCTTCAGCAATTTTATATGCTTGCGCTGCAGCGCTAAGTTCATTAATTTTTGCAGCAAAATCTTTTTCTGCTCCCTCTTCCATACCAGAGATATCAATTACATATGTCTGGTTGGTCAAGGCAGCTAATTGTGCTTGTGTATTTTTAATTAATTCATTAAGCGCTTCTAAAGACGCCTGACCATTTTCGGTATCAATAAAATCGCCATTTTCGTCATATAACGCTTTTTTTGCTTCTTCTAACTTATTTAATGCAACGGTAGCATCAACAGCATTATCATACTCAAGATCAAAATCAATTTGATCATCCTTCTCAAGACCTTTATTTACAGTTTCTTTTAATTCCTCTAACTCTTCAGGAGTCTTAAAACTATCAACTGCAATTTTATATAATTCTATTTGACGGTTAGCATCGGCTATTGCGTTAGTGTATTGATTCCATAATTCAGAATTTTCTTCTATCTCTCCACTATTAAGACGCTCATTCATTTCATCAATAGATTTACTAAGCTCATCTATAGTAGTCGGCGCTCCATCTAAAGGATCAAGAAGATCATAAGTTACTCCTGCATCAAGCATTGATTTCACCAATTCACTCGATACAGAGAATCCTTCTTTTCCTAATACATTTTGCATATAATCTGATATCGCTGCAGCAATCATTCCTTCGTCTCCAACAGCAAAATTCAAATCACCATTTTCGTCAAAGAAACGCTCCATTCCTGCTTGATGTAATGCTTTTTCCGTCATGTCAAGAAAATCATTTACACCTTCGTTATCATTAGTCATGTATTTTTTAATAAAGTCCGCAATATTCTTTTTTTGCCCATAGACTTTATCACCATTCATAGACTGACCCGTGATCATTTCCATATATGCAAGGACTTCAGGATCTGCCCAACGTTCATTGTCTAATTTACCCTTGATAGTATCCCATCCTCCACGGATGGTATCATACATAGTCGCATCAGATCCCATCTCTTGAGACTGTAACCATTTCTGATAAAGGCTATCAGATACTTCGATCTGAGCATTCATTTTTGCCCAAGATGTTAATCTGGTCTGAATTTGACTTTGCTCTTGTGATAAAACACTAAGACGAGTTTTTTCGGCATCTGTTAATGCTTCACTCTTACTTGTGAGGCTTTCAATTTCTTCTTTATTCTTTTTATATTTAGTGGTTAATTTATCATATTGATCATTTAACTTCTTACTAATATCATGTTTTTGAGTATTAATCATTTCCTGCGCAGCTTTTGCATTTAATTGCATGCCATTCGCACCTATAGAAATTGCATCTGCAAAACCTTGATATGTTTCAGTTAAAGATTCAAAAGTTTTTTGTGATAAAAAGCCATTCTTGCTTTGTTCTGCCATAGCAGAAGAAAGTGCTGTTGAAGATTCGGCCAATGTATTGATTGCAGTATTCGTACTATCAGCGAATTCATTCCATTTATCAGCAGCTCTACCTGTAGTTGTTGCTGATACTAATTCAAATTGCTGCATTAAATTAATTGCGTCTTGAATAAAAGTAGGAGATTGGAAATCTACTAATCCTGCTCGACCAAATACTCTGGCAACATTCATTGCGGATTGTTGGATAGAAGAGTACTGATCTTCAGGAATTGTCCAATCAATTTCACTTAATTCTTCAGCACTAATTTCTTTAAGATCCTTTAATGCATCTGTATAATTATCTTTTAATTTTTCTTTTACTTTATCATTGATAAATTTATCTGGATCAAAAGTCATAATTTCATCGGCCTTTAAAGAGCCAATAATTTTTGACCATGAAGTACCTGCAATATAATGTGCAATTCGATCATTTTCTGAGCCAGATAACATGCTCATCAATGAAGACTTTCTATTTTTAAATACCTGTTGAGTACTATCAATACCAAAAGCATCAATTAATTCCTGACGTTTATCTTTTCCAATATGAAGCGCATTCATAGCTGCATCAAGGCGCTGTTTCATAATATCTGCATAATCATTAACATCTATCTTGGATAAATCAGGAGAGATAAAATCTTTAAGTACTTGAGAAGCCTCGCCTGTAGCATCTGATCGAATAGTATCAACAAATTTTAAATAATCTTCAGCACTAATTAATGCTTCTTTTGAAAATTGCTGTAAATATGCAACTCCATCTTGTGTTACTTGACTATCCAAGCTAAGATCGGGCGTAATTTCAGCATATGATTGTTTTAAATAATCAACAGCATTTTGATAACTCTCTTGTGCCGATGTTATTTCAGCGTAGTATTGCTTAATTTGATTTTCTAAATCTGTAATAACTTTTGACTTCGATTCATTCCGATATTTTGCTTCACCCGTAAAGCTATCGTAATCATAAGCTACCTTTACAGTATCGCCCTCTTGTTCTTGAATTTCTTTAATTTGTTGCTTTAATTTATCTATTTTTCCTTGATTTTCTGCGGTTTTATCGTCAACCGCTTGCTTTAAAGCAGGTATTCCTGCATTAGAAGAAGGATTCACTAAAGAATCAATATTAAAAGAAGTTGCGTCAATTATAGCCCCTTCTTTTGCTTGGGCGAGTTCCCTATATTTATTAATCTGATCTTGAATAATTTCAGTATTTGCGAGAATAGCATTACCTTCACTATCCCAACCAGTAACTAATTCAGGGAATTGTTCTGCAATTTGTTGACGAATAGCATAATATTCTTCAGATCCTGCTTCAGCTTCTCTATACTGATCCAAAAGATGCTGAAGAGAATTGGCGCTATTATTATATTCATCATATTCTTGTTTGAGTGCGTCTGCTTTCTCTTTACTGGAATCAATAAGTTTTTGATTACGCTTGGCTACAGCATCAAGGCTCATTGAATAATTATCATAAGCAAATTTTGCTGCAGCAGCAACTGCAGCAATCGCAGCAATGACTAACGCAGCTTTACCAAGAGTGGTTAAATGTATTCCCGCTTTTTGAGCTGCTTCTCCAACTCCATTTATCGCATCGGAAGCATCTGTAGCAGTACCCACCACTTCACTGGATACACCTAAATACATTTCCCAAGCTTCACTTGTTCCTTCGGCTGCTTCTGTTACAGTGTTTACAGCTTCACTTGCTCCTTCTGCTGCGGGTGTCACCTCATAAAAACTATGAATAACATTTGAAAGCAATTCAGTTATACCAATTTTATCTTTTCCCGCTTTCAAGATTGTACCATATATAGCAAAACCTGCTCCTGCTACTGATGGAATTAAACCTATAGCATTAACAACTTCCATTACCGCTGACGCAAGATCAAGAAAAAAGTTAATGGTTTCACGATTTGCAGTCCCTGCCCAGGCTTGTTGCCATTGGTTCTGAAGAACTGCAAGATGGCCTGAGATAGAATCCATGTATTTCTCATTTTCTTCCATAGCAGAACCAAAAGAAGCTTGAGAAGATTCATAAACGTCTCGTAAAACATCTTTGTTTTGTAATATCGATGCGACAATGTTCGCTCTATTTTTTCCCGCTAACGTTTCGAGCAAACCATTCGCACGGTTCGTGCCATATTGTTTATCTGTTGCAATTATTTCTTCATAGACATCTGCAATATCCTGAAGAATTTCATACGTACTTCTGAAATTACCGTTTTCATCAAGTATATCTACACCTTTAAAGCCATTACTGGCTACAGCAGTGTAATCTTTAATTATTTGTTGAGATTTCGCTGATGTTTGGACTACAAAGTCATCTACGTCTTCTCCAAGATCAGCAAGTTCGGCCTTGGCTTCCTCTGTGCCAACAATTCTCAAAGCAACCGTTCTCATTGCATTGCCGACCTTTTTAGGGTCTTGCACCACTGCATTCCCGGCAGTAATTAAAGCGATTGCTTCATCAATGTCATTCGATTTATTATGAGTTTAAAACTCACTTTTTTATTATGCAATGCATAATAAAAACTGCATCTTTCGATGCAGTCCAGACTATTTCTTCATCTTCAGCTTTACCTGTTAAGAGTACCCTTTTCGATTTAAGAGATTTTCACTCACATATTAAATATATGCCCTACGATTATTGATTTAAGTATTCAGGATTTCCACCTTTATTCTCTTGCTTAAATCCCGACATGGATCTAGTCGTTGAACGTTCACCCTCGACTCAAGCACCGTATGTTCTACAGAATACGTTAGGGTGCTTCGCTGCATGAACAGCCAATCCTTACGTTTTAAAACCATCATAATATAGTTTCCTTATTATTGTGGTGTAAGGCTCTAAGGCATTACCTGCAATTAAGAATATTCATATAATACATTTCTGTATTATCAGGCAATTAGACATTTCTTTTTACCTGCTGTTTTCAATGAACTTGCAGACAACTGCAATGCCGTTGCCAGTCCATCAGTACTAATTGAAAAATTGTTACCTACATTATTAAGCTTATCAATGATATCAAGTTTGTCTAAATCATCATAAGCAGCGCTCATAGCTACTAAACTTTCAGTAGCCTCATCTATACTTCCAAACTCAGATACATTAAATAAAATAGCAGCATCTTTTGCAGATTCTTTTGCGTCATCAAGCGTCTCTCCAAGCCTCATCCAGTCGGCAGTACTTTGCTGAATAGTTAATCCAGTAGTACCTACGCTGTTTGCCATATCATAGCTTTCTTTTTGGAAATCACGAAGACGGGAGAGTGGTTCATCAGATACTTTTGCCATTTCTGTCAGAGCATCATCTAACTGATGAATAATATCAAAACCCTCACGAGCATAACGAATAAAATCTTGAAAACTTACATAGGATAAGAGATAAGCACCAAAATCACGGAATTTCTTGGTTAACTTTGTGGCAAAAGTATCACCAGTTTTTCCTGCTTCACGCATCGTTGTTTCAAGTCTATTGACCTGGTCAATAGCATTGTTTAACGATTGTTGATTAACATTCTGTAAACCATCACTAATTTCTTTTAATTGATTTCGAATTTCTCCACCCATCGCAGGATTTTTTTCGATTAAAGTAGCAATCCGTTTTTTCAAGTTACTTACATTCTTATCTAATACTTGAATATTATCTGTATTACCCAACGCCTTTTGTAAGTCATTGACTTTTACTATTAACTCACCAATTTCTTTGATATCTGACTCGTTTGTAATATCCAAACCATTTTTTAATTTTGCTTGTAAGCTATCAATAGTCTTATTATATTCTTCTAATTGCTTTTTATAAGCAGTAGTATCAACTGCTCGTTCTTGATCAGCAAATTCTTGAAAACTATCTCTTTTTTTTACTGCTTTATCTAATGTACTCATAGCAGATTTAGTCAAATTTTGAGAAGCATCATCTAATGCTTTTTTGACCTTGGCATCCGATTTAGGATCGGTATCAGTACGATCTGCTAATAATTTTGTTCGTTCCTGAAGTTTATTAACGATTTGAGAATATGCTGTATCAAAAACTTCCTTTGTTCCTGAATCAAAAGCATCTTTACCTAAAGAACCAATATTTTTAATCAGCCCTTCTTCGGTAGTATACGAAGCGTCTAATGCTTGCTTTTTTTGTTTTTGTGATTCTCGTTCACTCTTTTTTCTTTTTCTTTCATTTTCACGTTCTTCTTTTTCAATTTCTTTATTTAATTCTTTTTCTTCTTTGGCTTGTTGTTTTTGTTCATCCGCTTTTTTCTTGGCTACATCTTTTTTGTGTTGAGCAAAATGTGCTTCACGATCATCTAATTTTTTAGCTTCCTCTAACTGTTTTAAATTTTCTTCCTTTTTCTGCCGTATATTCTCATAAGACTGCCTTTCTTCATCCGTTAAAAGAGCAATCTTTTCATTTAATTGATTATCAATATCTACTAAACTCTGAGTACGCTGAGTAGCGGTAACATTATCTTTTGCGGGATTAGTAACATCCGTTTCTAATAATTTATAACGTTTATCCAACAATCCTTTAACTGTGTCAAATGCTTTAGCAACATTTTCCTCCATACCAGTTTCTACTGTCTTTTTTACAGTCTTGCTTTCAGGATCATATTTATAATTAGTGCGCCATTTTTTCTTTATACCGTTTTCATCAGTTTCTTCATAATCAACAGAATATCTGGACATATTACCAAATTCATCTTGGGAATAATGCTGATTTCTTCTGTTATAATCATTAAAATATTTTTCGTCCTCAGAAATTGCTTTTAATAAAGCTTTATGAGTTTCTTCACTTAGTCTTTCTTCTTCATCTAAATCGGCTTTCTTATCTTTTTCAGTTTTTGATTTCTTGGCATTTTTTTCTTCGTTTGTTTTTTCTTCTTTTTCTTGATCGGTTTGTTTCTGTAATTCCAAACTTTTTGCTATTGATGAAAAGTCAGTTTGATTTAATGTTTCAAAGCCCTTATTCAACTGCTTTACTAATTCAGAAATGTACTCTAATTCTTCCCTTAACTGTTCAATAAATTCTACTTCGTTCCAAATTACTCCTTCTACTGTTGTGTTTTCATCTTTAAAAGCTTGTGTTTTATTTTGTATTGCTGTGTTAACATGCTCTATTGCTTGACCTAATTTTTGAAGTTCGTTAGTTTCTTTGGTAAAATCTAAAGATTGACCAGTCGTTTCTGTAGTATTTCTGATTTGTGCAATTGCTTCGTTTAATGATGGGATTACTGTCTTGATTTTTTCAACTGTATCAGTCAATGGCTTGATTTGATTCTGTAAATCTATATTTTTACTAATTGAAGAAAAATCAGTAGTGTTTAATATATTAAAAGATTGACCTAATGTAACAGCTAATTCAGATACCGCTTTTAATTCTTCCCTTAGTTGCTCGATGAATACTACTTCATTATAAATTACTTGTTCTACTGTAGAGTTTTCTGCTTGAAAGGCTTTTGTTTTTTCATCAACTGCAGTTGTTACTTTTATAACTGCATCTAAAAGATTACCAACTTGGGTTGCTTCCCCTGAAAAGTCTATTGACTTACCAGTAGTATCTATTAGTCTTTTTAACTCAGTTGTCACTTCAGTTAAAGGAGCAATTATTTTTGTGATTTCTCCAAAACTAGCAGATAGTTCCTGTACGTTTAATTGACTTCCTGAAAAAATATCCCGAAGTATATTCATTTGATCATCAATTTCAGTTATGGATTGAGTATCTATTTGTTTTAATGCAGTTTCATAATTATCGAATATTCCACCAAATTGTGTTTCCCAGGAACTAATATCAATATTGCCGACTTTTGCCATCTCTTTCATTAAAGAAATAACTTCTTTATAATATTGAATAGTTGAAGTAAGATTCTTTTGATCATAACCCTCATAACCTTTCCACGCTAACTGGACCTGTAAATCAGACCCTCCATTAGCACCAATTGATTCTTTAAAAGAATCGGTTCCAGGTTTATAAAGCATTTTCATTAATGCATCAGATGCTTCTTGTATTTGTGGTATAAACGATCTCTTTACCTGTCCCTCTTCACGACTCTGCTTAATTGGGTTGTTACTTTTACCTAATGCTATATTAAAATTAAAATTACCAATCTGTTTAATTGATTCATTGATCGTATTTAATATGGTATTTACGTCTGTAAACGGCTTTGTAAAATCCATATTCTTAATACTATTAGCTAAATCCCTTATCTCACTTAAACTATTTTTAATTGTATTGAAAGATCCTAAAGGATCTGTTGAAGCCAGATAATCAATTCCGACTTTAATTTTTTCCAAAACATCAGACAGTTCTGTAAAAGAGGATGCGAAATCTAAATGGCTTAAGGTCTCAAGTGTCGTACTAATCGTACTAATACTTGTTTTAAATTCTTCAAAAGAAGAGAAGGCATCTAAGTTCTTTAATGCTTGTAATTCTGTTACAAGATTTTGAACTAAAGTAATAAGTACTCCAAAAGCTTCCGCATAATCACCAGTCATTTGACTAGGATCGAAATCCATAGTAAGATCATTTAAGTGTTCTTGTAAATGTTCGTATTGATTAGCGTATTGTTGATAATCGTTTAAATAATGTTCATACCATCCTAAATAATCTTTTGCCTGGTCTTCATTACCTTCATTTGAAGATGCAGCAGCATGTTGATAATACCAATCCATATTATCTAATGCAGCGTCCCGTTCTTGTTTAACACTCTGCAATTCTTCTGATATTTTTTTTATATCGTTCCAATCATCTATGTCCCAATAATCCTGATAATCTTTATTATCCGCTTCTGCTCTTAACTGTCTTTTTTCATCAGCTAATTTTTGAAGTTCTTCTCTGGTTTTGGCAATTATTTTATATTCTTCTTCCGTTTGGGGAGAATTTATATTATCAAAATCTGATGTAAATGACTCTTTAGAACGAATATCATTTAATACTTCTTCTAAAGATAATACTTCAGTCTTAACACTTCCAATATCATCTGTTAAATTTTCAAATCCATTTTCTTGTAATATTTCAGTAGGAAATTCTTTTAATGACGCAAACATTTTTTCAAACGCTTCAACAGTTTGAGGAAACTCTTCTTGAACAGATGAGTCTAAACTATCATAGATTTGTCTGATTTTAGAAATAAACTCATCCATTTCAGGACTGATATCACCAATGCTTCCACCCAGTGCTTCAAAAGCATTCGCTTGTTTTAATAAATTGGATACTTTTCCTGATCTAAGAAAATCTTCTTCACTAATATTCCCATTATCCCAATCAGATAACAACTGCTTTTTATTTAATAATCCATTCCATCGTTGCCGTAATCTTTCTTCCGAAGCTTCTGGAGATTTAAAGTAAGAACTTAAATCATCTGTATCTTCGTCCAAAATACTTTGCAATCTATCAGAAATTTGTCGTCTAGAACGCTCTCTAAATTCTGTAACTTGTTGTTCTAAGAGATTTAAAGCATCATCATAATATTGAACATTGGCTGCCGTCTCAATAAATCTATCATCCATAAAAGGACTGGAATCATTTTCTACATCTTCTTTGTATATAGCTTCTAATTTCTTTCTTAATTCTTCCTGACGCCATTCTTTTTCTTCGGCAACCTTTTGCATTTGATCCAAATACTTTGTAATTAATTCATCTGGATCTCCATCATATGGATCAGGGCCAAAGAAATTTTCAAATAATTTATCAGGATCAAGTTGGGAATATTGATGTTCATCCAGTATTTTTTGTACCTTTTGTGAAACTTTTTTTCGTTCTGTTTCTCTTTCACTTTCTTGCGTTAACATTCCAAATAAATCAAATTTTTCTACAGGCGGCGCTGATTTTATAGATTCACCATATTGATTTTCTACGGCCTTTGTAGTTTCGTCTTCAGTTTCACGTAACGCATCTGCTAATTGTCGTTCTGCATCTAATTCTTCATGGATTTTATCAATATTTTCTTCCCTGGCTTGTACTTCTTCACGAATATTTTCAGTTTGACTTTCATCCTCGGTAGAAGGGGGTTGAATATTATTTTCTTCTTTTTTTACTCGAAGTAATTCTTCACGAGCCTGCGTTTCTTCTTGGATATCTAAAGCATTACTATCCCGTTCTTTCTTTTTTGATTCTCTTTCTTTCTCTTTTAATTCATTATTTTCTTTATGGTTTAATATCCCTTGATTTTGTGAAACAGCTTCTTGAACCATTGCAGCGGAATATTGCGCAAATTCTTGTTTATCAAAAATATGGAATATTTCATCCATATTCTCAATTCCGTATTTAAGTAGCACGTCTTTTATTGAATTTTGTAATTCATTTTTTGCTTCGTCATACGAAGAGTATTCTTTCTTTTTATATTTAATTTGATCTAAATCTGATATAACTGAACCACGAATATTTTTAGGTATTGCATTTAAATCAAGAAAAGATACATTATCTTTAGTAACTATAGCATGAATAGCAGTATTTCTTTCTTCCTTCCAATCTTCATTCGCATATCTACGCCATGTATCAATATCAGAATGTCGTGCTTTAGAACCCGTTGTTTTTGTGGTTGAAGGAATTGCCATTCCTGAACTTCCATCATTATTATTTGGATGTGTATGTAAAGTGAAAAGCGCACCTTTTTCATGCACGTGTGAGGATTTTTCACCACCTTCTAGAATATCTGAAAAATCTCCATTTGCTTTTATATAAAATCCCTTTTCATTTCCTTCGGTATCAATATCTATGATTTTTTTTATAACTTGATCTAAGTTAGGAATTTTACTTAATAATCTTGCAGAACTTAAACCGATTTCATTCGCTCTACGTTGCTCGGCTGCAGATGGTACATTTTTTCCAAAATTTTCAATATCATACATATCTGCAAATTGCTGTTCTTGCCAATTTTTACTTCTTAAATATCCATTTCGTCTATTGTTAATATAACTAAATTCTGCTAAGTCAGTAGGAGAGTGGATAGAAACACCATTATTATAAAATTCAGAATATTTCTCTCTATCTATATTATGAAAAATTATATTATCAACTTTATCTCCTCTCCCCAAGGCTTTTTGTCCTGCGATAGTTTTAAAGATCTCTGCACGATTTTCATCTAATTGATTACTTATTGAAGTATATTCTGCATCAGACAAAGATTCGTCATTTAATGATTCTTGTAATTCAAAATTTTTTGCTATTAGTGTTTTGATTTTTTTGACAAAATCTTCTTCTGACAATAAATAACTACGAAGATAATTTTCCCGTTGTTGCTTAACCTCTTCAGTTAATTCTGGTAATTGGCTTGATGTTATTTCCAAAGATTTTTCTTTTTTTGACTTAGGAAGTGGTTTAGTTTGATTTTTACTAGAAGTAATAGAAGATGCTAATTTACTATAAGATCCTCCATCCAATGCTTCTTTTTGTTGTTCTACAAAAATTTTTATATCTTTATCTATTAAGTCGTTTTTTATTAAGTCTTCACTATACATATCTGCTTCTTCCAAATATGTATATAACATTTGTAATGCACGTTTTACCACATCTTGAGTATTATAAGTTAAACTTTCTACTAATCCTTGATAAGGCTTTTTGTAATATTCTATCATTTTTTTGTTTAAACCTTGATCAGTAGCATTTAATCCTTCGGCAAAATTTGCTTCTTTAATATATTTTTTTAACGTGTCAGGATCTTTGAAATCACCATAATTAATTAATCCATTATTTTGCGATGCCAAAGCATGTAACAACTTAGGTAAAATTTCTTTTGCGTCTGCAATATCTTGTTTATCACTGTTACTTTTTAATACTTGAATGGCATCATTTATTTCATATCGAATATTTTCCGGGCTTCCTAAATCTAATAATTTTTGTAATTTTACATCTGACTTTAATCCCGCTCCTAACCCAGTAAGTAATTTGTTTAAAGATTCTACTTGCTCAACAGTCATATCGGCTGACTTCGCTAAATCTTCAAAAAAGTTTTTTTGTTTCTTCGCATCTTTAACACGAATTATAACATCAATAACTTGTGTAATTGTTGCAGGCTGCCCTGTGCCCTTTATTCTACCTAATAACTCATTAAGCACTGCTTCTGGTTTAATAGGAGAACCTGAACCTAATTTTTCTGCCATTTACTCACCTCCTATAGTAATTTGACAAATAATGCCTTACCTGTTAGAATTATTAAGGGAGGCATAATAATATGATTAAAATTTTAGAAATTAATGAAATAACCTATTCCATTATTTCGATCTATCATGATTTTTCCGATTTTAAATCTTTAAGATATTGGTTATACAAAAATCAATATACGTATATGTTTTTTGCCGAAGATATATTCTTTACATTTTCTAGTTTTGATGATTATCCCAATTATATGTGTTTGCCTATATGTATCAAAATATGGGATAATCACAATAAAGAAAATGATTTTGTAATTAATGCATTAAAGAATGAAGGATATTTTGTTTTTATTGTTGATCCTGGATACAAAAAAGAAGAATATAGATTTTGGAGCCGTAAACACAATGTATGGTATGTTGTTAAGTACGAATATTATAAAATCCAAAATAATTACGTTTTAATAAAAATAGAAGATGAAGATGAAAATAATCTAGGATATTGTTGGAAATATATTCGTAAAAATAACTATGGGAAAAAATTCAATTGTAATTCTACGATTCTGACTAGAAATATGATAGAAGAAGGATTAAAAATTGAATCAAACATACCCGATAGAATCAAACGACATTTTGTGCGATATCTTAGAAATTGTAAAGCTATGATAGGCACTAATTTTTTCTATCTTGAAAATGAAGAACAAAGCTATCCAATTAAAATAAAATTTGAATTGGATAATTATTATTTGTTAAAAAAAGCTATTTTGCAAATGCACAATTATATAAATAATATTATCGATATAGTTGAATAATATTATCAGTTATATTGTGTTGTGACTTTTCCTAATTGAGCATTATATTCCGTAATCTCTTTCATTATTTCCTGAAATTCAGCTATATATTTTTGTATTACCTGTTGCATAATAGTTTGTTTATCTTGCTCATATTCGCCTGTAATATAAGCATTCCAATACATTACAATTAAATCTCTAGGAGAAGTGGTTTTTACAGCACGTCTCCCCCAATATGTAAAATATGGAATAGGAGTACGCCAATAATATCCACCATTATGTTTTGCACCGCCATGATAACCTTGCCTAAAAACAACATTATATATATATTGATTTCCAATTCGATGATAGTCATCACCGAATTCTGCTCCTAATTGAAATGAAAATTCTTGTCCTCCTCCTATTACTTGAGGATAAGCAAACGATCCCAACTCTCCATTACGATCATAATAAATTGGCCCATAAGCACCGTAAAACTCATTTACTGCCATATCAATTATTTCTTTTGCTTTATTATACTGTTTAAAAACTAAACGATTATTAATTTCTGCCGTAAGTCTATCAGCAAAATTATTAGTACGTTCTTTCAGAGTCATACTAATCATGCCTCCTTAAATCCACTCTGGATTGCATTTGTAATTCCCTCAAGATCTTTTATATCCATACTCATCTGGGCAGCGTTCATAAGATCAGGTAACACCTTCTCCAAGGCATCCAATACCATTTCTGCCCCTTTTAATACACCGAGAGATACTGCTTCAGTTAACTGAGTATAATCATTATTCATATTTTGATTAAAATCTTCACCTTTGGTATACATCAGCCCTCTAAATAGAAGACCATCTGATGGTATATATTGATGTGTTAACATACGATCTAAACCCGGTCTTTTCATAATCTGATCATATTCTTTAGTAAAATCATCTGAAACATCTAATTTTGTATATAACTTTAAAACGGTCCACATATACAAAATTAATTCTTTTGCATGATTCCAAAACACTTTCCCATCTTTAATATGTGCTGTATTTAAAATTTCATTTATATAAACTACTTTTTCGCTATAAGGTACGTACCTATCAATCATAATTTCTTTGATACATGCTTTCCTATCATCAGCACTTTCTACCTCATCATATTTTTTAAGAAAATCAGCAACACTGATTTTTTCAATATTTTCATTATTCATAATTTTACTCATATCTCGATCCTCCTAGTTTTCCTTATATTTAGCACAAACTCCCTCGACTATTTCATCCTGGATCCGGCCTTCCATTGCCTTACGAAGAATTGAACAGTTTCTATCATACCGTTTACAGGTTTTGCATTTATCTTCAAAATAATTAGCGGAAGCTTGATTATCAAACACTCCTACAAAATCTACAGGATAAATAGTCAATTCAATATGTGGATTTTTATTATCGTACATAACCTTTAAAATGCGATTACAAACCATATTATCATCTAACCAAACCACACCAGAATCTGTAATAGCATCAGAAATGCACTTATCATAATTAGCGCAATCCATATCGGTCCTTGGAAAATAATAAACCGCATCAACATAATAATGCTGATACGGATTTTCACTTTTTATCCAACCTTGTTTTTTCGCCTCTTGTTTTACATATTCTGTAAATCGTTTCTGGAAGTCTTTCGCTTCTTTTGTCTTATAGGACATTGCCATAGGTTTTCCATTTTTATACATTACACGATATGCAAGATAGTGATTCACTGAAATGAATTCATTTACGGTGAGTTTTAATACTTGCTTTTCCATAACTCACCACCAATCAATAAATATATCCTTCAAGAGTGAACGTTGATTCTGTACCCAACCCATCTTGATCAAAATCAGCATACACATCAAATGATATCATGGTCATTTCACAAGGAATATTCCATACATAAGAACTTGGATTATAATCTTCAACAGGAATATAATATCCTTTTCCAATGATTTTTATGCTATCAATTTTTTCTTTTGCTCTAAATAAACTAGGAACTAATCCTAAAGAAGTTAACTCTATTACGCTAACGTCTCGTCTATTATAACTGATATTAAATTTCTTTACTTCGTCTAATACAATGAATTTACCATTGTTATAATATAATATTACTTTTACATTATTATCTCCAAGGATAATAGTTTGGTTTTTTATAGGCTCAAATGTCATATTTTTCTCCTTCATATTCCGATACTGTAGTTCTAACCCTACTATTCAATTTAAAAAAGCCATGATATAATCCCCATTAAGGAGGCATATCATGACAAAACAACAACTAATTGATATAATTTCAGAGGCTAATAATTTAGCTTCGTTACACTTTATCGAATTATATAAACAAAATGCTGATTTTATATTGAGCAAAGAAGATAAATACGCTCAATATTTTGCGTTAGGTTTTACTACATTTAATGCAGTTCAATTAATACTATTCTTTACTTTATATCAAATTTGCGAAATAGAAGAGTAGTCATACCTCTTTGACCAGGTCGTAAGAGATCTGAACAGGTATAACCACTAATTCAATATCATCATTTGTTACATGCTTATATTCATCTAGTAACATTTGCGCTATACTTCGATCTTCGGTGTATAGCGCTTTATTTATGCGTTTATAAAAACAATATTTATACTCACCAGGTTGTTTATACAAATACATGGTAGGAGACGAAACCGTTGCAATTACAAATTTTATTTCTTTTAACGTAGGTATTGTATCCATAATCCTTATTCTCCTTATAGCAGCTTACGCTCATTCCATAATTGTGACACTTCCTTCGTGTCTTCTCTGTAAAAAACATATACTAAGATATCTTTCCCCTCACAGTCTGAACTGGTATATAAATCTATAGGGTATACGTTATGTTTAATATACTTTTTGGCCTGAATAGGATTTATGATTCTAACCACTTCACCCAATTCATAATCATATCCAGTTATGTTAGTTTTTATTGGCATCCTATCCACCTTCTTTCGCATATTGTATTCTATATTTTCAGAGCAAAAAAGGGGACACAGCGTTACACAGTGTGTGTAAAGCCGTATCCCCTATATAGAAAATACTTAATAAAAATCACTGTGCAAAATACTAATTCTCTGAATTTTTCTTCTGCCCAGAGAACGCAGGTCTTTTCTTTTTCTTATAATCAGATTTATATTCGGGAATCTTTACCTCTTCTTTGGTTTCCTCTTTAACTTCTTCTTTTACCTCTTCAGTCTTTTCAGTTCCCATAATCTGATCAATTCTTTCAGCAATTACTTTATTGTAACTATCAGTACGGGTTAAATCATGATTTTTTAACTGGCCTCTGGCCTGATCAGCTGTAATTGCTCCACCAATATAATTAGAAGTAATTTTGTATATTTCACGACAATTATCCGTATCAAAAGTAGTCATCCAAGTAGGTTTATCCTTATCTTCACCGCAACCTGGACAGTAGCTATATAATTTGCCACAAATTGCACATTTTCTATTATTTTTAGCCATTATAATTCCTCCTTAAAATTTAGATTCCTCTTTATTAGAGGAATTAATTGAAAACAGGATGAGCAGCTATTAACCGCCCATCCCAACTATTATTTATAATTAATCGGTTGTAAAATAATCAAAATCAACCCTCGTCATCATCATCAGCCCAAGTAATGTAGTACAGCAGCTTTTCAGAACCGCAGTAAGAAGACTGCAGAGAACCACTGAAGTCTACAGTAGCATCCGTAGTCAGAGACAGAGAAATCTCAGGGCTGATCTGGAAGGACGGAAACGTGATATACATAGCTTTGAGCGTATTGACTGAACATGGATCTATAGCGAGCGCTTTTACAGTCAATTTAATAGTTCCAGGGAATTTGTCAGACTCATTAATGATCTTTGCACCAGTATTTACGGTACGCTCGTACTTCACGATGTACTGCTCAATACCTGCAGTAGTAGGAGGAGTCAAAGTAGTAACTCCGTCAACAGTGGTAACATTATAAGCAGTCAGATCATAAATCTGACCCATACCACCAGAGGTGTTCATATCAGAAACCTGAATAGTACCTTCAATATAACCAGTGATATCCAGGGTCTCACCCTTCTTCACAACGGCAATACGAGGCATAACAATAGTATGAGAAGCGGTAGCCATTTCAGCATCTGTACCAGAAGCGGTAGCCAGAGCAGAGAAGTTGATCATTGCTTCTGTAGCGGTAACTTCGCCAGTTTTTGCCTGCCAAAAGCGTTTTCAATTTCTGTTACTTCTATGACCTATTATGAATATAAAAATGCAAATAATAGGCGAGTAAGTATTTCTACTTACTTCTCACATTTCATTTTTTTAGATTATAGTGTGAGTTCAGACTGTATATTCATCCTTATAAAAATAAGGAGAGCCACTTCAATATATATGTCACCATATATATCCTGCAGTCGTTACGGATTCTCTCATATAAAGAGTCTTTCCTCGGTCTTGTCCATCTCTGGAGTTTAACCGATATAGTGGCTTTTTAATTATGTATTACTACATAACCTGGCAAAACTTATACCAGAGTGCCTTGGGCATCAACAGCGTCTTTAGATTCAGCAGTAATATCAACAGTAAAATTATTTAACTGAGACATCAGCAGTACAGGTACATCAGTATCTACACCATTAATTTTCTTTGTCATTTCACCGTAGGCAAATTGTACTCTGTCCACGATTATGTCACCAAGCATGAACTGTGCCATAGTGTACTCCTTTCTTGACTTTTTAGTCACAATAAAAATTTTCAGCAATAAAAAAGAACCTTAATGCTCTGCATCAAGATTCCGCATGAAATTCATTTGATCAGGTTTTATACCACTAGTATCAATAAAACCTGAATACGCACCCTTAAGGAGTGCCGTAGAAGATTCATATATCTGTAAACGTTGAACACTATCCATGAACTCAACAATGCCAACGTCCATCAGTTCTTTTTTTGTATATTTAAACCCAGGATGATTTAAACAAGAGGAGATAAGAGGAAATAAAACAGATTCATAAGGATCGTCTTTATGTTTTTCATAATTTTGTTGATCTTCCCAAATCAAAGCTTCTTTTGTGGCTTTTCCTTTACCAAATTCTTCTTTTGGAAAGATATTAAAAATAGTACGAATATACCATGTTAACTTATCACAAGTCGCTTCATCAATAGTAATATCCTGTTCAGGATCATACATAATGATGTATTTTTTCTCTGTGTCAGGTTCAGTTACCTGATACAATTCTAATTTGGAAAAATCCAGATCCCCGAATAAGAATTGTGTATCTTCCTGTTTCAGTGTTGGTGCTAAAAATGTAAACAATTGAAAATCGGTCATCTTGCACCAATCATATCCTGCTTCCCATAAAAACATTCTATAAGAAGTCGTGTTAGCAGTAAAAATATGAATTACAGAATAACATTTCTGTTCGCCTATTCTGATAATATCGCCTACAGTAGGTTGATAAATAGTGATTTTATCATTTAACTTATAAGGTTCACCCAAATATAATTGCATTTTGTCAATCTCATATTTAGGTTTATCTTTCTTTTTATTCTTTTCACGAGACTTCTCTAAAGTCTCTTTCGCAGCTTGCTCCTTTTCTTCCCGTGCTTTATTTTCTGCTTCGTGTTTAGCTTTTAATTGCTCAACAGCTTGCTCTTTAAGGGAGTTTGTCATATTTGTTTGTCATCCCCATATGAGTAGGCACGAAATTAGGAGTGTTCACATTAAACTTTAAAATCCGAGCATAATATTTATCATCAATAATATCAGAATAATCAGATACACATTTTAATTGAAATCCCGTAACATTACTCCAACATAACAGATCTTTCACTATATAAGCAAGAAGATCTTGTCGAGTAATATTATATTCTGTATAAACATCGTCTTCATGTACCATACAGAATACAACAATCTGTTGCACTTTCATTGCTTTATTATAATAAGAAGTGTCATAATCATGCACATCAAACATAATAAAGTTATTTACCTCTTTCTGTACGCCATTCAGTTTAAGAAAGGGGATAATTTGCGGGGTTTCAACCCTTCTATTGTATTCTTCTATTTCTTTCCTTAGTTTTAACTCCTGTTCTGTAGGAATAGATGGATCTTGGAATTTATTAAGAGGACGCTTATCACGTACTCCCAATACTTCTTTCAAGTCAGGATCTTCGTTGAAGACTTTACTTAAAACTGATTTCTTATAAATAATATCGTTATTCTGGTTATTTTCCAGATCCCGATCAATTTTATTTAAATCACGTATCATCCTTTATCCACCTCCCACTCTATATTTACTTTATGCTGCCCATCTCGATCAATGGCAGACAAAATAAAATGTTTTCCTACCAATGAAGAAGCTTTAGAAGGTTTTACTTCAACTACGTCATCGTCATAAGTGACAAGTTTTATAAGACCTTCATAATATTTTTTCTCTTCATCCGTATATTCATTTCCATCATCCTTGAGTTTTACATCCCAGGTAGCAATTACATAATCTGTTCCAAGGGATGCTCTATAAAAATATCTCTTTCCCATTAAAAGGATAGAGTTATAGAAATCTTGAGAGACTAATTCGTCATTCTCATCCAGAGACATCTCAATTATACTGAAAATCTTTTCATCGAATTTATATTCAGCAACCTCTGATTTCATGTCTCCCATATTGGTATAATAATCACATATTTTAAGATCCACATTATCTCGTTTTGAGTTATAATCATCTTGTTTTACATTACATTTAATTAGACCTGATGGTGATAGTTCGATTACCTTCGTAACTTGATATACCTTGGGGTCTAATTCATTGTTAGTTAACATAAAACGCTGATCATGCATTATGGTTCTGGTATCATCTAAACCTAATTGAGTAAGATTCTCTCCATAAATATAATGTGTATCAGGAACCCAAAAACCAGTTAAGTTATCAAGTGCTACGGAATATTCAGATCTCCAAATACCGCTTGTGTAGCTGTTAGCAGCTCTTATTGTTCCATAGCAACTATTAATCTGACCATTATATATCCATTGAAAATTCCAGTTACAATGCAGCACATTATATCTCACATATGCATTCTGATTATCCCTGTCAACAATCATCCACCATAAATGTCTGTTTTCTGGTGGTTGTAAAAAAGGATTCTTTAATTCTTCTTCTGTCAAGTCCAAATCAGGGCCTGTATCATTAGGAATTAAAATATAACTACCAATAGGATAATGTACCTTTGGACGAAATTGCAGATAATAGTCTACATCATCTTTGGCAATAGATTGCGCAAAGTGGAATTGATACTTTGCATCTTCCCATTTCCAACCGTCTTTAGTCAGTACGTAAACTCGCTTATAAGTAGGATCATCCGTAAAGGTATTGTTTAATACCATATCTGATTGATTTCTTCTTATTTGTGCGAGATTACCGCCATAAGAGGTTAAGTGATTTTTATAAACATTATAATTTATCATCACTACCACCTCCTTGGCTATTGGCAATCTTATCTATAAGCATATGTGCATCTAAGATACGTTTTCTGTAAACAGAAAAATCAAAGTCTTCCTGCTCAGTAAGCAATATTGCACCCTGAAGAAGACACATAATAGCGCAAATCTGGGGTGGATAGAAGAGTAGATCATTTAATCCACTGATCTCACACATGACATTATCGAAGTACTTTTTAAATGCTTCGGATGTCATTTCTGGATATAATTCCGTCATTTTAGGATCTTTATATAATAATAACCAATGTATTTTTTTATGTAGTTGTTTGATATATTCGTTAAACTGCTCAGTTTGAAATGAACCATATTTATGATCAATCATAAGTCTTCTCCATTAACATAAGCGTTATAGATATATCCTCTATCACAGATCATGCGTCTGCGCTCTTTCTTGAGAGCCTTAAGAAGATTAGAGACTTCTTGAATTTGTTGGGCCTGTGAGTAATACTTTTCTTCTTTACTTCCAAACATTTGTTTAATATTATTTAAACTTTGAAGTTTGGGAGTAAGCCATTCAATACACATTCCAAGTACTAGAAGTTCTGTAACAAAATCTTCATCTTCCATTTCTTCAACGGGAGATTTTAACTCATAAGAAAATCGCATTACGTCATCATCAAAAGTGACAGTAGAGAATAATCTACGAATATACGGTGGACGCATTGCTGCATGGAGCCAACTACATAAAAAATCCTGAGCAGTGTTATCATCCAACTCTAAAAAATCGAAGGCTTCCACCCGTAAGTAGAAGCCTGAATATATATCATTATATGCAATAGAGGCCATTGGTTATACCTCCATTCTGGGTTAATCTTGCACTAAGCGCATCAGCATTTTTGTATCAAAAATTTCATCCAGTTTTTGAATTCTCTTGATACTATCAAAAGTACCATTATCAATCATAGTAGATACTAGCGTTTGCAATGCGTCTTTTGCTCCTTCAGGCAGTTCTTTGATAGCTTTTTCCATTTGAGATGCAGGAAGTTTAAGGATAGCTTTTAAATCATCTGCGGAATACATTGTTCCATACAGATCCTCTAAAGCAGGAAATTCTTTTAAGAAATCCTTATCCATTACAATAAATCTTGGTTTATACATAATTTTATCCTTCGAACGTGCTGCATAAGCAAGATCCTGATACTCAAGTGGAACTACATCATCAATATCTGCCCAAGTGTACAGATTCTTTGTTTTCGCACCCTCGAAATGTAATTTACCTGGAGTAATTGAAATACAATCAATAAACTCATCAGATTTAAATCGTTTTTTTTCAATTACTTCTTTTTCAACAGTCACTTTAGGGGCGCTTGTAATTTTTTTATTTTCAGCCATGTCTTTTCTCCCTTTTAATCCTAAGAATTATATTACTGGAAATTCCACTGACCAAAATACTGAGTAAGAACAGTACCAACGCCAAATTCCCTCTGCACTTCATAAGTGCGGAAGTCGTCAGCCAGGTCAGCTTTGTTTTCTCCTCTTTCAACAATCTGGATTTCACCACGATCAGTAACCTTAATCATCTTTTCCTGACCACGAGCAAAGATCAGCAGCTTATCATTAGGAATCAGCTTATTGGTTACATCATTCATAGCAAATCTCTGAGGTACTTCTACCAGAGCAACACCCTCATAATCACCTAAACGTCCCATATGGGCAACATCTTCTTTCTGAGAAGGTGCTCTCCAGTTAACGTCAGTCAGATTATTCAGAGCCTTCAGAGCGGTCTTAGTACCAATAATAACTACCTCTGCACCACCATTAGCCATCTGAACATCTTCCAGAAGCTCATCAAAATCAGCTTTAGTAGAAGCACTCAGTACGCCAGTCTGAACAAACTGAGACTGGTTCGGCAGTTTAGCGGAAGCAGCGTAGAACTCAGTAAAGGTCATTTCTTTAATCTTTGCAATATAAGCCTCAGCAATCTTATCAGTCAGTTTGGTGAAATCAATACGACCAAGCAGGATCATATCAATATCTTTACCAACCTTCACACCATAAGGTTTGGTATGAATCCGATAAGGCTGACCTGCACTTAAGTGCTGCATAGTAAGGTCATGATGGTCACCTGATACTTCAGCAACAATAAAATTAGCTTCAGGATCAGTCTCCCAATATTCCTCATCATCACCAAGAGCGATATTACGATATTCTACATAATCATCAAAGAATTCATCAGCCTGTAAACCAGTTACGACTTTGAATTCAATATCCTGTTCGATCAATTCAAACAGTTCGTCAGCATGTTTGTTGATCATTCTGGAACGTCTTTTCTTAGACTTCATGTCTTCTTCAGTCAGTTCACAGACTTCCATCAGAATTTTACGAATGGCCTGGTTAGCTTCATGTTTAGAGATCTTGCGTCCATTACCATTCTCATCATATTCATATACATCATTGCCATGATTCAGATCAAAGCACAGATTACGAAATGCATCATACTTTTCCTCGTCTGCGAATACTTCACGCAGATGATTTGAACTAAAATTCACTTTCATAGTAATTTCCTCCTTTCTCTAAAAATTAAGCACTAACTACGAACTTACCATTGGTAATAGTAGTGATTTTCTTACCTGCTGCAGGTGTGCCATCAAAACCTTCTTCAGACAGCCAATAACGATCCAGAGCATGCATAATATAACCACGAACGGGACCATCTTTAGGATCGTTGTAGAAATTCTCTTCAAGAGTCAGCTGACGAGGAGACTCCTCTTCAATAAGAGGCTTCTGATAAATAAAAGCAGTCTTATCATCAGTTACCTCATCAATATGTACAAGCCACAGCTTGGATACAGGATGCTGTAAAACAATAGTAGCCTTTACCTGATTAGAAGCAGCTTCATACTCCCACAGATCTAAAGCTTTCATACCTTTTACATGAACTACACGTCCATTATCAATACCATTGGTTTCACCAGAAATATCTAAAGATACCATATGCTCACCGTAATCCTGAGCAATGGAATTACCAATCTCAGCACGGGTGTGCTTCTGCACAGACCATTGAATAGCCATAATTATTTCTCCTTTCATAAAATAATTAAATAGGATGAGCAAGTAATGCATACCCGCCATCTATGTTGTTATTTAGTAAATATTCATCATAAAACTGAAAAAGACGTGGATTTTCATCCATGTCTTTTTCTGCCGTTTTTCTATTATGTGTACAACACTTTCTCCAATAAAATAAGAGGCTACCTTTCGTAGTCTCTCAAATATAAGAAAAGAATGAGTGGTAATTATCCACCAAATTCCTTATGTTGGTATTAAGAACATACCCCTAATATGCGTAACCAACCAATCTATTATTTCTTAAACAGATTTCCGTATCTGCTCTTTTTAGGATTTCCTTTCGCACCACTAGGTACTAATCCCATACGAGTAACTTTCTTCTTTTTCTCTTCCTCATTGGCTTCGAAATTTAAAGAACCACTCTTAGCATAATTCAGAAGCATACCATCAACCTTTTCTTTTAACTCTTCAAAGGTCATTTCATTCTTACCATCATTAACCTCGTTAACAATAGCAGTGAAATCTTCCTTATCAGCAATTGCAGAATAATCATCTGATGCGACTAATTCTTTCTTCTGATACTGTGCCAGATCCTTAGAAATCTGCTCATAATTCTGTCTCATGTTTTCGACTTGCATCTTTTCAGATTCTGTCAGTAACATAGCAAATAACTGCGTTCTTTCACCAGAAAGACTAACAGTGTCACCGTCCTTGGTATAACTCTGTTTCCAGAATTTATCAGAATCCCAATCTTCCATAATGAAGTAATCTTCATAAATATCTGCTACGTAACACCATTCATTCTCATTACGGTAAACAGTACATAATGCATTAAGACTCTGACGGATTTCATTAAAGCTTAATTCAAACAGTTGACTAAACAATTCTTCTTTGGTAAGAGAATTATTCTGTTTCTTCTTTTTGCCAGTAGTCGCAGAATCATCATCATTTACTGCACCGTCATCTGGATCATCTTCCGTATTATCATTACCAGTAGGTTCTGTAACAGGATCTGTAACAGGATCTGTAACAGGATCTGTAACAGGATCTTCTTTAGGATCAGCAGCGGGTTCAGGATCAGTTCCACCTTCAGTTCCCTCACCCGTATCATCAGGATCATCAAATGCTGTCTTAAAGGCGGTTTCTAATTCCTCATCAGATAATCCTTCATAACTGAACGTAATATCTTCCTCAGTCTTGCCATATTTCTCTAAAAGTTCAGTAAACTTATCCATTGGCGTTTCCTCCTTTCTTTCAGCATTATTTATATTTAAACTCTCAAGCGTTTTATTAAGTGTCTCAAGAGTCTCAATCAATTTATCATTTCGCTCATAGTTCATTTCCTGCGCTGCGAAATCTTCAATCTGTAAATGCGCATTTTGCATTCCTGGTCTACGATCCTCTCCCAAAAGTGTAATTCCACCTAATTCAATATCCTCTAATAACAATTCTTTCTTCTTAGCATCATAGGACATCTTATTGACATACAGTTCTGCGGATACATCTGTACCACCTCTGCGTTCAATAATTTCCGCAGCAGGAGTATACTCTCTTGGAATAGCAGCTTTAGCATAAACGTAATATCGTTTATCTTTCTTATCATATTTCATTACAGGATCATCAGATGTAATGCATCCTACCTGCTTTTCCAAATAAACAATATTTCCATTATCATCTATTTCCATATCATGAGCAGTAAAATCCAATACTTCGGTTCCATCGTCTAATGTAACAGTTTGGTAATTACAAAGAATTGGTTTATATTTAAATCCGTTTAAACTATTTTCCATGGCTTTCTTTGTAACATTTGATCCGTTATTATTCTTATTAGTATGGAATGCCCTGATATTGGCGAATAACATAGACTCATCATCAGATTCTTCCTGCTCAAAAGTCGCAGGAACACTCACGCATAACTTATAACCATTTTTATTTGAATCAAACTCTGTAAAATTTTGCTCTTCACAGAATTTAACTAACTGATCAATAGTCATTATTGTCTTACGCATCTTTAACCTCCTTTCCTTTAAAATAAAAACTCCTCATCTTAAATAGGAGAGGAGATTAAACGAACAATTTATTCGTATATATAGTATTCTCATTTAATGAGAATGTAATCTTATCATTATTTATGAAAGTCCATCCAGAAGAACTCTGATAAACTTCTTTTAATCCCAGTTTTCTTAAGGTTTCAGCAGTTTCTTTGGATGTTGTATATATAAATTTCTTATCCATAATTACTCCTTAAGACTGTGCTTTATCTCTTTTTTCTGCAGATTCATCTCCAGTATCCGTTGGCGTATCAGACTTAGGTCTGCCACCAGTAACTGGATCTGTTCCATCTGTCACCACACCAGAATTAGTAAACGAAGAATTAAGAGGATAAATCATGATATCCTGAAGTTTAAGAACTTCGTTCTCCAAGAAAAGCATAGCCAGACTATCTTTTTCGGAGAATCCGTTAAGAGTCATATATGCTAATTTAGTAGGTAATGAATACTGTCCCGCTTTCAGCATGTCTTCCTTAAATTGCTCTCTGGTATATACGGATATGGGGAAGAATTTAACTGTACAAGGATTACTACACAGATACCCCAATTGTCTGTTCACGAATGCCTGTGTCTGGGGAAGAAGAGAGGAGATAGCAAATTCGGTATTTGCAACCTGTGAATATCTAAATGCTTCTGCACCAGATATGGTTTCTCCATTTAAAATCTCCGCACCGCCAGTAGTATTTAATACTGTTTTTGTAGCATTTGAGACTTTCGTGGTATCACCTGCAGCCTGATCATCAAATGATATAGAATCAAGCTTACCCGGTACTAATGCAGCGCTAATATAATCAGGTAATGCTTCATTGATCATTCTCTGAAAATAAGCCAATACCAGATCTGGATTAACTTTCCAATCATCCACATCTTCGCCAATAGTTTCCATTTGTAACCAGATCATTTTATATATTTCCTGCTCATCTGCAATGGCCTGAATATCTTCCAGATCGGCTAAATTGATCAAAGCATTAAACGCTGCTAAAAATGGAGGAAGGACAGTTTCATAATCCTCATAACGGTATTTTAGACAAATAGCATATTCATCTGGTACTGGTTGCCATTTTTCACCAGAACTCTGATATGCTCTATACATTTCATCAAAAGGTTCGGGAATATACTCAAGTAATTCCTGACGAGATCTCAGATACGTCATATCCATACTAATGGCAAAATCACCAGTGGTATATTTGCCATCAATTCGTGCATAATTCGCAGGAATCTGCCAAATAAATACACCAGTTTCATCTATAAGATAAATTCCATAAAATACATCCTGTACAAAACATGTAAGATATATACTATAGAATTCTTGTTGTAAATGCATTAACTCAATCCAATCGAGCGTTTCCTGATAAGATTTAAGTGTTTTATTTACATCTGCTCCCTTAATTAAATCGTATTGAGGAATAACAGATCTTCCATTTAAATAAAACATATTCGCATAAAAATGACATAATCTCATATACGTCATAGAACGATAAAATAAATACCAAGATAAGTTTCTTAAGTTTTGTTCATTACTGCCCAAATTACGCATGTAAGTACGTAACTGCTCTTTACTAAAAACACTAATAGCTTTTGTCTGAGTCTTTGTTACATCTCTTAAACGAATAGCGTTTCTTTGATCTTCTTCATATTTTTGTAATTTAGCTTGGGCTTTCTCATAATCTTGCACTAATTGTTTTTGCTGTGCTACAGTTAATCTCGAAGATGCCGAAGCACTCTTCGGAGAAGATTTTACTTGTGCCATAGACACCTCCTTGACTTTAAGTTTTTTGTTATCTAAAATAGAGGTGATGGGAGAGTAATGTACCTCTTACTCTCCCAGGTATAAATTCAGAAAGGAGGACTATTATAATGACAGTTATAGTAAATATAGGTATGTGCTGTTTAGCATGTAACTTAACTAATGTAATTACTAAACTGATTGTCAGTTTAGTTCTGGTACGCCATCCTGAACTATCTGATAAGAAAGTTAAGTACATTACACATATGTTTGCATAACTCGTCACGATAATGTCCCAAGTATGAATTGTGCCAAGGGTGGGGTACAGTACGCATACCCTGCCCTTTCATATATTTAATCCCAACTATTTGGTCTTTTAGCGGGACGAATAATTAATTTATCTAATAAAGATTGATTATTGGTCGTAGTACGTTTTTGTGTTAAATGCTTGCGTCTCTCTTGTTGTAAAGCATAAGCAAGCATGATAAGGGTGTAGAAGCGGTCGTCATGAAGTTTTCCCGCTTTTTCTGGTGCAAGATCGAATGAATCTCTACCAGATTCCCTTTTCTTACGTACTATGTTAACCGTTTCTTCTTTCATAGCGTCAATGTTGGCTAAAGCCAATTCTTCTTGCCAATCCAGTTTAATTGTCTTAGTATTTACAGATTGTACTTTTGATAAAGCTTCATTATATTGCTCTTCATAGTCTTCTTTACTTAGCTTTTTCTTCTTAAGTTGTTTAGCAATATCCGCTTTCGCATTTTTAAGCTTTTCCTCATCTATATCAAAGACAGTCAAATATCCCTTATTATCATAAGGAGCGGTAAAGGATATTTTATTCTGATTTACTAACTCAATAAGGGCCTCTGCCATTTCAGATTTATACGCTGTCGGTGACATAAGATGAAGCTTATCAACAGCATTCGGAAAGCGCTTTACATATTCCGCTGAATATTCCTTATCAATTAATCCTCTATGCTTTTTACCAGACTTATCTTCCCAGTCTTCCATTAAGAAGTCGGCAATGTTTACACCACCACCGCCAGAACCTGCATCAATATAGATGCCAATAATATTTCCATAAGCATCTACACCTGCGTTATATCCAAGTATCAATTCCTTTAAATATTTAATCTGATCAGGAGTTTGCATGGGTGATTTAATCTTTTTTCCTATATCCATAAGATTAAGACAATTACATACCCTCATCTTAATATCATCATCACCATTTATATCCTTTTCATGGTATATTTCTCCCACACTAACTACACTGTTATCTCTGGTACGAGCAGGATCATATGCTATTACAAATTTCCTCTCACCAGTATCATTATCTAATAATGGTTTACGAGTTTCTTCGTTACGAGTAATTACGCCTCTACGAATAATTGCATCTGCACCTACATCTGTTGTGAAAATACAATAATACTCCCTTCTTGCTTTCTCTGGATTTCTGCGCATTTCAGATTCAACCGTAGAACGAGAAAGAAGAGGAGTGATTAATTCTCCACGAAGAGTGGGCCTAAATGCTTGTTCACAATCTATATGTAAAACTGCAAAATCAGGATTTCCCATGATCTGCTGTTTAGAAAAATCTCTATATAACTTATAAAATTCAGTATCAGTACTAGAAGCAGAAGATATATAGAATTTCTGATATGGAAGATTAGTAGCGAATGTTCTTTGTCTGATTGGATCAATAGATTTACCAGAAGAATCTTTACCTGTTTTTAAGCTTTTATTGGTTGCTGCAAATGCTCCATAAACTGCGATCATCTCACTGGATAAAAAACCGCACTCATCAAATATAACCGTACCACGCTTACCTCTTTTGGCGTCTATGTTACTATTTAATGTAACCGTTTGTGAGCCATTATATAGATTATATGAAAAACCATTTGATGAATGGCTAAAGCCGTCACCTGCAGCATTCTTAATCTCAATTTCATGCTTAAAAATATAGCCTGATGAACCACTAAAGGTATCTATATTATCATTAGCTAATTTTTCCAATGTCATAAATGTTTCTTCGGCCTGTCCACCAGAACCACTGGCTATATACGTCCAAACATTATTAAAAGCCATATCCTTTGCCATAGTCTCTAAATCTATTACGGTAGATTTACCATAGCTTCGGGTACATACATAAAGTACATTCGGGCAAAACCAAGAACGCTGCACCATCAATACTTGCCCATCCAATAACTCAATATTAAAAAACAAATCTATCATTGGAACAGGATTGCATTGAAAATACTTTTGCATTTTTGCTATCTCTAAAAGCCCATCAATTTTTCTTTGCGAGAGGGGATAGTTAATTGGCTTCACAAAAATGCCGTAATCTTTATAAAAATCTTTATCATAATCATCAGGAACCCATATATTATTCTGAGTTAGCATTATCTGACACCTCCTCAGAATTTTCTTCAGTTTCTTCTTCTAACGAAGAGAATGGAGCATATAGTTCCTTTAGATCTTTTAAATGTATTTGTATATCAATATTTTTTTCTTCAAGATAATCTTTTAAGTCCAGATTTTCTTGAAGCAATATTCTGTTGATTTCTTTATACTGGGCAAGCTGCTTCCTTAAATCAACAATGACTTGTCTCATTTCTGCAACCATGTCTGACCATTCAGATTCATCTAATTGCAATTGTTTCATAATAGAAGCGTCACTGGCTTCCTGCACCTGTTGCATACCACGGCAGGTTTGAATATCAAAACCATTGACATTGGCTGCACGAAGATTCAGATCCCGGATCTGTTTAATCTTTCCCGTCCAAGTTCCTGCACCTTTAGTACGTCCTTTGTTATTCTTAAGGCTGATACAGCTTTCTGCTGCCAGATCCTTGATCATTCCAGTAATTTTTCCCTTACTTTCCTGTAGACTCTTTATAGTAGCAGAGTTATTTTGAACCTGTGTTATATCAGCCATTAGCTTAGATATCGCATCATCGATCTTACTTACCTGTAAGAAATTACGCACAATATCAATACAACTTGAAGTACGAAGCATATCATCACTGTTATCTTCACCAGTGTCTAACAATCCTAATAACTGTGAGTACAAGAAAGGCTGATCAGAAATTGCTTCTTTTTCAAAAGGATCGTAGGAGAGCAGTCTTTTTACATCTGCTTTATTTTTTAAGAAATCAGCATATGTATCCTGATCCTCTCTGCCCCGCATGACATCTTCGGCTGTTTTTTCATCTTCGTATAGTTGCTTTACTTTAAACATATCCGAATCCTGAAAAGTCATTCCATAATAATTTACCATTGCTATATTTTTTACATACGCAGCCCATGGATTACTTTTCTGATTCGTAATAGTATCATTACTGGCTTCAGCAATACTGGAATCCCACACATTATCCAACATAGGCTTATTTAACGCCATACATGCTTTAGTAACGCTATCCTTAGTAGGTTCATGCTCAAAACCCTGATCATCAACTCTTAAGGCAATCTTACGAGCGCACTCTCTGCATATAGGAGTTAATCCACTCTTAGATAACGGATCTGTAGACATATAAAAATAGTCTCTGCGTTTTTTCTTATTACACATATAACACCAGACTTTATCTTTTTCGTCTTCCAATTCTGCCTCTGCTTCCAATAATCTTTCCTTTGCCTCTGCAGCGGTCATTTTCTTTACTTTTAACTCCAGATCAGTAGAGGCATTTTTGGATTTTCTGGTAGCCAAATGACCACCTCCTTTATTCCTGTATTTTCATATAAACTGCTCCAGTAGGATTTGAACCTACGACTTCCTGATTAACAGTCAGGCGTTCTGCCGAACTGAACTATAGAGCAATAAAAAAAGAGGCCAGTTGCCTGACCTCTAACAATCATTATTCAAAAAACGACCATTTCAAGTAATATATAAATTTATTTATATATGGTTTCAAATGGTCGTTTTATCCCAGTACAACGGGATAAATCGCTTCAATTCCTTTTTGATTACAAACTAATACAGTTTGTGACGGATCTGACGTCAGGCGATTCTTAACACAAAATTCATCACAAGAACCGTTAAGACTACCACACTGTATTACTTTTATACCAGATACTTCATTCATTGCAATATGATGCTTGTGTCCCATAATAATCGCATATGGAAACCTTCCTATATAAGCACATAATTTTTGAACAGAAGATTCAGATATACCATCAAAATCTCCGTGTACATTAATATATTCTTTTCCATCAATAATAAATGACGAATAAGTATCTGTCATCTTTTCAAAGCCAACATATACTCCTTTATCATGAGAATGTATTTTACTAATAAACCAAGGAATTATGTTATCTAATTTTTCTCCTAATAAAGAATCATCTTTATTTTTTTCTAATCTACTATGATTACCGGGAACGCTATATACTTCAACAAGATTAAATACCTGTCTCAATTCATATATAAAATCACTAATTAATTCACAAGCCAATATAACTTGATCGACTGTATTTTCTCTATTTGATATTTGAACCGATACATGAATATTTCCTGAAATAAGATCCCCCAACAAATTTACAATACACCTTGAAGGATTATGTCTGACTGCAATTGTGCTAATTTCAAGAATATAATTAGACAAACGATGTTTAACTTCTTCTATATCTAAAACGCCTATATGTAAATCTGATAAATTTATAATTATTGTATTATTTTTTAATACAAAACCATCATCATCCAAAAATGGATAACGCTCTTTTCCAATATCTTGAATTCTTGTTTCTAATAATTGAAAATTTTCTTCGTATCTTGCTTCTTCACGTAACAGTCTATTTAATTCAGTACGCTCATCCTGTAATTTCCTTTTTGCCTTATAAATATCCTGTTCTTTTTCAACCAAAGACTTTAAGGTATCATCGGACATACCAGATTTCATCTTATCGATATAATACTCTCTAACAAAATTACTGCCTAAAATATTACGACTCATTGACTCAGATAAACGTCTGTAATTATATGGAAGATCGTATTTTGCAATAATATCATCCCAATCATAATCATTAAATCCATTTATTTTATCAGAACAATCCTGTAAAAACTGTTCATATCTTTCCCTATTTAACCCCACAAGAGATAATTCGTTTTCAATATTCAAAACAAATTCCTCCTTGTTTTATATAATAGAAGAGGAGTTGTTACTCCTCTTCCTCATCATCAACTTCAAGAATCTCTTCTGTTTTAGCAGAACAAGAGATTGTAAAAGGCTCATCTTCAAAGATATCCTTAAAAGCCTTCATAAGATTTACGGTTTCACCAGACTCAAACTCTACGAGTTTTCCTCCTTTCAGCATAACATCTTTTACTTTAAAATCCTTTTTAATGGTTTTCTTACCTTCCATATCCGTTACTCCTTTTTGTCTTTATAGTATATCTTTTAACTGGCAATCTTTACCAATTATTTTATGAACAACCCCATTATCAATACCTTCATGATCAGCATAAAAATAGTATTCCTGTTCATACCGTCTATCATATTCTTCTTCTGAAATATTAGTATGAGACAGAACATGCTCTTTTAATCTTTTATTCATCTCATCAAAGAATGCCATAATATCTTTGGCTTTACTTGTAGAGTTTGAGATCTCAATATCCCCTTCATGCTGACAGAAAATGGTATTAGCAAACGCATACCTCGTAGGACAGCTTAAGTATATATGATAAGCCATTGATCCAACCATACTGAACCCTACTCCAATAACAGGCGTTTGAGAGGTAGTAATTACATCAATTAACATCATTCCTGCAAAACAATCCCCACCTGGACTATTAAGATACAGCTTAATCGGTTTTCGATTTTCAATAGGAATATTCATTGCTTCATCTCTTGCATTCCAAGCCAAAATTTGAAGAATATAATCATCTAATAATCCATCATCTACTCCACCGTTAAAAACTAAAACCCTTCTATTAGCCAGATCCTCTGCAAGAACAGTTTCTGGTGTATCAATGTCATAATTGTTTATTTCTGGTGAAAAAATAAAATTATCCATTAACTTCTCCTATATTATCCAGTGCCAAGCACTCATATTTATTCATATAAATCAGCAAACATCTTACTGGTTTCACTGCGAACATCCTCGCCCAAATATATACAACCAAATCTGGGATCACCCTTAAATGACTCACACATCTTAATCAGAGCATTATGCTCACTTGTATCCACCAGTGACTGCTTATAGTCACCTGCGAGATAAATCTTACTGTTCTCCCCAAGTCTAGTACCAATAAGACGTAACTGTTTCAGACTTAAATCTTCAGCTTCATCAACAACAATGATCGTATCATTATATGTACGACCTTTTAGGAAATAAGGAATGTTTTCCTCCAAAACTCCTTGTTGGCGTAAGCTGTTTAATTCAAATTCTCCTCCAGGCAGCTGATCAGCAAGAGGAGCAAAGAAATATTCAGTTTTACTTTCGAATTCTCCAGGTAAGTAACCAATTTCCCGACCTTCTCCATGTGGCTCTCTTAATCCCAGTAATCTGGACTGAGATCCTTTTTCTTTTACATGGTATAAACCCATACGCATGGATAAATACGTTTTACCACTACCGTACCCACCAAGAATAGCAGCTATAGTAATAGAAGGATTGAATAATATATCAAGCGCACATCTCTGTAAAGAGTTTTTCGCCTTAATATATTTAGAAGGGGGTAGACGTAAAGCTACAAATTTTTCACCATCATATCTCATTTCTTTAATAGTATTATCATCAGTATTTGTCATAATGAGATATTCGTTTGTATGCCAATTATTATAATCAATATCTGCCATATAAACATTTAAATCATTAACATCACCTGATATTTCTTTGTAGCCTTTATAGATATTTGTGATATTTTCTGTTGATTGGGATGGAATATGAAATACTCTTTGTGCTGATAACTTACAACATATATCATCAGAAACAAATGTCATGGCTTCATGTTGCGAGTCATAATAGCTGATAATACTATAAGCACAAGCGCATATTTTATTATCAGGTGTAATTTCTAATCCCATATTAACCAATGTCTCTTCTTCTTTACTTGAATATACACAAATAAGAATTCTATAATCATCCTCATCAATCATCTTAGCTACATGTCTGGCAGCAGCTTTTACGTCAGTATCTTTATTACGACTGGTCTTTATGGACTCTAATTCCTGTAATGTAACAGATGAAATCCATAACTCTCCATCATAATCCAGTACTTTGTCCTGGAGTTTCAGTAAAGCATTAGTATCAAAAAAATAGTTCAATCAAGTTTCCTTCTTTCTTAAATCATCTCTAGTAACAGTAGCAATTAACTGTTTTTGCCTAAAATCATTCAGTGCCTTTAGTCCTCGATGATCCTCTGTCAGGTAATATCTTTTTGCCCGACCTTTATGAGTAATACTTGAAATATGGATTAAATAACCAAACTTCTTACTCCGCAAATAATTTGCCTCATTCTGTGTAATTTGAATCACTATTTTATTCCTTCTTTTTCATAATATTTCTTCCTATAAGGAAGATAGTTGGAGTAACAGGATTTGAACCTGCGATTTCCAGATCCCAAATCTGGCGCTTTACCAAACTAAGCCATACCCCAATAATAAAAATGGGAGAGGAGAGTATCCTCTCCCCCAGAATCAACGTTTACAACTTAAGCAATAGCTTCCTTAAATGCCTTACCGAACTTCACCTTCGGTACATTCTTGGCGGGAACTTCTACAGCTTCACCAGTACGAGGATTTCTTGCCACCCGTGCTTCCGTATGCTTACGAGCAAACGTAATGCCATTAAACATCTTTACTTCCTCATCGGCCTTTACAGCTTCGGTCAGAACTTCCTCTGCCATCTCAAACACAGTCTTAGTATCCTTAATAGTCATTCCAGTCTTAGCAGCTACTGCTTTGTAAAAATCATTCTTTACCATAATAATTACTCCTTTTTTTCTAAATATTCAGGATTGTATTCTGTCCCCAACCCTTTAGGGATAAATGAAGCGATAATGTGTAAATTACACGTATTTTGAAGGAAAGGTCCCTTCATATAAGAACAATTCTCCAGGTGAGAAGAATGGTATTTTTATTGAGGTTTAGAGAGGTGAAAAAAGTTAGCTCCTACACTTTTTTAAAACAATTTAAGAATAAATCTTTATTTAACATGAATAAAATTTTTAATAATACTGAACAATCATTGTTGGTATTCGATTTCATTGTTGTATTTTTCACAGGTGGTGTAATATGAAATGCTCTATCTATTAACCACGACATAAGACTCAAATAATTCTTTGAAATATAGACGCTTTTAATTTCATCCATTATTTGATTAAAATGTTCTTCTGCCAAATGATAATTGATTAAATCTAATTCGTCGTAATCTTTATTAGATAATAACTTTTTGAGAGAATATTTTTCTATTATTTTTTCCACCTTCATAGATTGTCTATATTTTTTCTTTGGCAAATAATGCTTTACATAAAACGCACTAATAGATAGCGTACTTGTCTCTGGATTATAAGATGGAATTCTTATTTTATATATAAAATTCATGGGACACTTTAACTTCTTATTAATTAAACTTTTATTAAAACCAGGTCTTATAACTGTCCAAAAACTAGGATATCCCCTGTCTTTAACTTTAAGTATTGTTTTCAAACGCTTAATTTCATTTGTTATATCTATGTCGTATTTACGCTTACTATTATCTATTGCGCATTGAGCAAGAACAGATAATATGCAAACACTGTCATAACAAACTTTGTCGTTATAGTTATATGTATAGGATAAAGCAATCTGGGCCAGATTACTGGACTCCCCAATTGCTCTTTGTGACGCTGCGAGATTATTATCAATCCTCGCAAAATCTTCAGACGTATTATTGTAGTGATTAGCTTCTTTAGGAATATTATTTACAATTGTTGGATACTGTTTATAGAATTTCTTGGCAGCAGCCACAATTGCAGGTTGATTGGTAACGTATAAACTGTCACTGTCCTGATCGCTGCCATTGTTGCGATCCTGCGCATCCGTACCAATCATATTTATTGCTATGATCTGCTTACCAAAGGTGAAATACTTATTCAATCTCTCATCATAATGGTTATGCAGATGATCCATATTGTTCCTACTATTAAAAGGACTTCGGAATCCTGCTAAGTACTCCCCATCCTTAAACCTTCCTGTGTAACACTGTATAGCCTCGTCTTCAGGCAGGAGAGTAGTATCCTTATATACATCATCACCTACGGCAGCAAGTAACATAGCATAAGGTGATCCTACAATTACAAGATTATCTCCATCCTGAATTAGCTTTCCTGTTTTTACATTAGTTACATAAGTATTGATGATTTTTTTCTTTCTCTGTCTAAAGTAATCACATCTCACAAACTCAGGATTATGTTCCACCAGTGCTACCAGTACCTCAAAGTCATTGGAGTAATTCTCATTCTTTACCAGATACTCCAGAAAAGCGTGATCATCCTTCTTCAGTTTCATTACATAATCAATAGTGGTCTGACACACATCCTCCATGGTCTCCATATCCAGTGCATTGATCATTTGATAACTCATGCGCTGTACCGATCCTAATTTACTCTCGTGTGCCGTTTTAACTATCCCGAAGTATGATCCGTTTTTTCTAACCCATTCTGACCAGTATTCGAATGAGACCTTAAATTTTAACCACTTCAGGGCGTTGTCCGTTGTTATCAGCTTAATATCCTTAACTCTTACATCATTACCCCAGAGATCCTTTACAGTGGCTGTCTCGTACTGATCACCGAAATAATCCTGAAAGAAGAGTTGTATATTACTTCTGAATGCTGCCATTTTAGTGAAATGTTGTCTTAATAGTATATATCCATCAGCCCAGTCAGGAAAAATGCTCTCGTCAATTAAAGCCTGACCATCAAATAAAGTATTCTTTACTTTATAATTGTCTTTTTCAGCAGCTATACACTGTTTGTTTTCATCCAGTTCCACACTTATAACTTTAGTATTAAAGAAACAATCTATATCCTTTATAACCAAAATCTCACTGGGATCTATATGTATACGGTCAACAATAGTACTGGTTGATAACGAAGAATAAGCCCCTATTTCTACAATAGGGGCATTCGTATCTGGCAATTGTATCCCCATTCGTAAAAAGTTCATGGCTTTATCATAGAGTTCATCTCTGATAAACATACAAGATCCTTTTTTCGCCTTACCTGGGGTTCTATATGCCATTCTATAATGTATGATTTCTGTACTGATTATTTTTCCACGTTTATTATGTGTATTATATGTTATATTAAATCCGTTTTTATAATATTCTTCCCTGATTGCATCTCTTGTACGCTTCTTAAATTTTTCCTGCCTTTCAGTTAAAACCTTCTTAAAGGATTCCAACTTAGAGACATAATCTTCGTCACCCTTTTTCTTAGCTTCTTTAATTCTTTTCTCCATAGCACTCATTTCTTCCTTGTAAGTATGAGTACCATAATCAAACTGAACACATATTACATCTCTTGTAGAGTCTTCCTTCCAAACATTTAATCCGTTTTCTTTCAAAAAATCCAAGAACAGACTATTCGTTAACATGGCTTCCGTAGTATCATATTGATCACGTATACCTAAGTCATAACCATATATAGAACCTGCTTGGTAGTTGTTTATTTTATAACCATATTGGCCCGTAACGCATCACTCCTTAATCCCATAAATCTCTAAAATACTTAGCAAATAAATTAATACCTTCCTGTACCTGATCATTCCATTTCTGTGTTTCAGAAATAAAATTCAATCCATATTCCTTACACCAATTAGGATCAGGCGAACTATCATTAACAATCTGCTCAAAAGACCAGATCATCTTCTTTAATGTTTTGTGCCATATAACATTGGCTTCTTCCAACGGTATCATCTCACCATTGTCTTCAAACAATACAGGGCAACTAATAGTCTTTTCTTCGAATTTCTTCAGTCTTGGGAGGATAAATTTCGCTACCGTATAATCCAGATTATACCATTCACTATCCTTAAAGGTAGTATAAATACCTTTTTTCTTACGAATCCTTTTGTTCATTTAACGCACTCCAATCAATATCATCTAAGTTACTTTTACGCTTTCTATTCTTATACCTTATCTTCTGAACATAAGAGGAAATATCATGTACTTCTCGTGTGTCCTTACCCTGAGAAAAAGACATAATTATGTATTCCTCTGGAAGTTTTATTTGTTCGGGGGAATAAATTTTATGATCAGCCAGTAACTCTTCATAACTTAACCTTGTGCGTCCCTTGTTATAGTAGTACTTGTTATAACATTCCTTACACAGAGGAGCATACCAACCAAATATACTTATATTAGGAGAATCCAGTTTTCCACAATCACAACATACAAACTCTGAGATATGAGAGTAAGCATCAATTACATTCTCAACATCATGATCATAAATATTACTATATAACCTTAAGCTTCCGAATTTCTCTTTTAATTCAACAATATGAAGCTTGTTAACCAGATTCTTTTTTCTCAATACATCATCCAGATCCTTAAGAAACAAATCACCGAATGCTTTTCTCCAACCGTTTGACAATGCGTCCCATTCTGTCCATTCATATTTTTCATCCCACCAGATTTTTCCATCCCATGATCTGGGTATGAGCCAGGGATACATCTTACACAGCTTTTTATTTCTTATGCGTCTACGCTTCATCTCTGTAAATAATTTCTTATCAAACCCCATAACTACCCCCGATCAATCGTATGCCATTTTTTATTCTTCCAGTACTTCCACTCAATGCGACCGCCAAATAACCGAACCTCAAGATCTACTATATTGTCCATACCAAGTAACATATCCCGCACATAATCATAATCAATATCACTAATGCCATATATTGACTTCCACCTTTTCAGAGTTTTCTCAATTAACTCAATAGACCACTTTTCATCTGTTAACTCTGCCTGACGTTTCAATTCTGCCAAGTAATCCTCTTTGGCTTTTCTAGCATCCTCACAGGTAGTATATATTTCCCGCCATGAAAGAGTAGTATAACAATGATACGAAGGATCTGATTTTTTGACTAATCTATACCCTTCTTTTGTAATTTCTGATTCTACGGTATAATACTTGGTATTATTCCTTGCTAATACCAATTTACCTAATTCCAATCCCTCTTTAACAGCATCAGGATCTTCAACAGTATGTGTGCGTAGCCAGTCATCACCAGTGTCATGCCAATGCATATTCACCAGATCTGTATTGTATGTCCACCCTTTGGGCAGCTTCCTGTATTTCTCATCAGACTCAAAATCTTTAATGAGAATATTATTCTCTGTCACAGTCCTTGTATCAGGAAGTTCTACATAATCCACATATACAACATCATGAAAAGGCTCATCTACCACACCATAATCCACATATGGTAAATGGTTCTTATTCCATTTTAAGAAATAAACTACATCACCTGTTTTAAGATTTAATGTACGTTCCATATTTATTCCTCTTCGAAATATTTCTCACAATCACCTTCACTACAGCCTACACAGTTAATATCCAGATTATCATCCCAATCAAATTGGGCTACTTCATATTTAATAGGTACAGGACAATATAAGTCGCTACGTTCAATGGCAGTAGTAAACCATTCTTCTGGATTTTCATAACAATCATTAGGATCAACCAAGTAACAACTCATTTTATATATCTTCGCCATAATTATCACCTCACAGGCTGCAATCTGGTAAATAACTCACCCATTGTCATTCCGTTATACTTCGCTAAATCCTTTGCTACTGCACATACATTCTTCTCTGTGCTTACACCAATCTCATTACATAAATAGGAGAGCAGATCAGGGTATTCTGGAACCTCATTTGGGTCAAGAGAGCGTTTCCAACCAACAATCTCTTCCTTATTAATAATAACATTCTCATAAGGGGGAGATAGTACCGATCCCTCACAATACCGCCACCATGGAGATTCTTCATCACCGTTGGGGAACAGGGCATAAAATTCCTCATCACTCATTTTACTCATATAAGTAAGAATAAAATCCTCAACTTCCCATACTTCATAGTTAGGAGAGAAGTAAGTACATTTAGGTGACATTAAACGCTTAAAGTAAGGCTTTAGTCCATGCCCCAGTATCTCAAATACCATTCTCGCTCCTTCTCCTTCCTCTCGTTCTCAGCTTCTTTTACATTTTTTCCAAGACCAACAACACCAGGTATATGACTTCTGCTGATCCAAGTGGGCTTAACAGTAGAGTTACAGCGGTAGGTAATGTAATTATTCTTCATTGTGCTTCTCCTCATAATATTCAGCGAATAATTTATTGTATTGTTCATCATATCTCTTATATATCCAAAAATACGCTTCATAAGTTTTGTAGCCCGCTGCGACCATTTCCTCATATAATTTATTACGGTAATACTCAGCCATCCATGTGTGTAAACCCTCAATAGTGGCTTTTTCACCATTTGCTTTAATTCTTGAACCCATTTCTTTTATGACCGTATCTGCGAACGAAGAGCAGGTGTAATATTTGGTATAATCAAATTCCTGTTTTTTACGCTTACATAACCGCCACTGTCTTTTTAAACACTCTAAGTAAAGAGTTAAAGTTTCCCGCTCTTCCATATCAACCCATGACTCTTTGGTGAGCCGTATTATTCCACCATCCTCATCTGAGGCTTGAACAGCAATTAAATAAGGGTAATAGGGGATGAGATCTTTCGGGGTCTCAAACTTCATAGGAATAATCTCATCACCCATATATATTTTGGAGCGAAGAACATGCTCCACTCCCCAACTGTCAATCGTATCCTTAAAGTCATATTTTCCTGAGAATTTACTCATATATGCTCCTTAACTATTAAACATATAATCTAAGTACTTCATAAAATCCTGTGCTGTTTTTTTCTCTTCAGGGGTAAGCTGCGCATAGGCTTCTATAAGTTCATTAGCTTCAAATGTTGCTTCTTCCGTCTCTTCTGGTTTTTTATTTGAAGCAGTCTTCATATTCTCATCTTTCTTTGATTTGTTAATAATGACTTTCACTTCCCGAAGTTCCTCATCATCATTTAAGAAGCAATCATCTTCCTCATCCTCTAAGAGATTAGGTTCGCCATAACACTCACCATAATCAGGACAGTCTTTGCATCCTTCTTCATCAAACCCTTCTTTAAATTTTTTGTAGCTTTCTTTCAATTTTTTGTAGTTTTCAACTACATCCTCACTACCACATAATGCATTGACTTCATCCACTTCATTCAGAAAGTTCTCTGCCGTCTGAATCTGTCTTACTTCCAGATCAATATCATCTTCAAACTCTTCTTTTAAAAAAGTGGTGTAAAACTCCGCATCATCCCAGTTCAGATTCTTAATAACTACCTCGTACATAAAATACCCTCCGTGTTTAATTTGTTTATTTGTGTTTATTAATTATATTCCCCACCATCTCAAACTTAATAGTAGGCGAGGAATAAAATTTCTGTATAGTTGTACCAGAACAATCAACCGCATCCGTTGTATTGTATTCTACCTCAATATTCTGTGGCTTTCCAAAGAATGGAACTATAAATATTGTTCCATCATTAGATTTAAACTTAAGTTCCATCTCTGTTGGTTCTACATTAAATATACCACCATGATCAAAAAGAGCATTGAACTCTAACTCATTCGCATACCGTACCTTCGTATTACAGTAAGGACAGTAACCGTCCTCCTGTAACGGCGCTCCACAGTTAGGACAGTTCGTAATTAATTTTTTCATGTTATACCCAGTTATACCCTCCTTTCTGAGTATAATAGTTAGTGGGTTTTAACATACCCCCCCCTACCCTTATTAAATAGTTATTATAAGCTTAACATAACTTATATCATTTGTCAATAGTTGTTAATTTATCTAATTATAATAGGTATTAACTTATTTATTATCTTATTTTGATTAATTAACCAGTTTCCATGCTTCGGATTCTTTGTAAATTGACGATCTGCCTGTAGTTGTAAAAAATCATATATCATTTGATTGATATTGTATTGTGAAGCAAGCTTCTCAGATTCTTCCGTAAGTATAGACATAGGTGCGTATATTTTATAGCAGGTATAAATATAAACCCAAGAAGGATGTCTTTTATGCATAATATGTTCCAGAGTATCATAGAAATCATCAATTTTATAAGAATAAATAAATAATTCATTCGTAGAATTCAGGTTTAGCTGTTTTAAGGCTTCATGCTTCATTTCAATAATATCCAGTTTTTGTTCTTTATTGGCATCCATAGTAATAGTAGTACCATCATTCTGTCTTATTTCTATTCTTTCCACTTCTTCATAGTCTAAAATACAATGAGTCTTAAGGGATCGAAGAGCAGAGACAATAATATCCTTATAATAACCATAGCTCCTGCTATACAGATCATCTATATCCATTGAAAATACATTTAACTTTTCTGCCAGTTCCTTTTTCTTCTTTTTGTACTTCAAATAATTCTTATTATAAAACCCCAGTAAAGAGAATAGTTGATTACGTGTAATATAGTTTAATTCCTGCCCTGTTGAAAAGAAGTAAATCAATAATACATTGGCAATGTCTTTTATATATTTTGATTTTTGAGAAAAAGAAAAATTCGGATGAAACTGATCATAAATAGAAATAACTCTATATTTTCTCCCTACCTTTTCTAATTCGACATATTGTTGAATAACGTCCAACTGACGATCTTTCTGATTGCCCTTTGCATAATAAGGTATACACAGTGCTATCGTTAACTCTTTGTAAGTATATAAATTATCAATTGTAAGATTATGATGAATATTATGGATAAAGTTCTTTAACTTCATATTTATCAACTTATTGTCAATATCAGGAATAATTGCTACTTCATTCATTAAAACACTCCTTTTTACCAATATTTGATAATATCCATTAGATTATGGACCATGATATGTGATATAAATCATTAGCTGCGAGTTAATTATAAAATATTTATAAACTAAATATAATATAAAAATAAAAAATGTAAATCAAATATAAATATTATAAACATAAAATAATGTCAGACAACTTAGAAAACCCTTAGTTTATAAGGGAAAAAGTACAAATTACACCTATATTACCTACTTAGGGATTATATAGTGGGTCATATAGGTGTAATTCACAAAATGAACACAATATCTTTGAAAAGTGCTTGTTTGTAAGGGTTGGATGTTTTTTGACATGGAATGAATAAGGAATGAGTAAGGGTGATCTGTTTCTGGTGTATAATTTATTTTATTAAGAATAGCATATGGATAGAAAATTGTCAAGAGGGTGGAGGGGATTGGTGGGATGGAGATTGGGATGTGAGGATATGGATAAAGTAATGTGGAAATGTGGAGAGGGAAAATGGGGAAATAATACGAAAAGGTGAACGATGAAGAAAATGGGGGAATTAAAAGATGAGAAATAGCAGAAATATGAGAAAAAATATGGGGATGGGATTTGAAGTCAGTGTGGAAGGAGACCTGCAGGCCGGGGACCTGGCCGCGACTAACTCAAATTAGTCTAAACTACCCCCGAATTGCGGTATTTGCTGCGGGGGTGTGATATTATAGTAGTGCGGGGGGGGGTATGCCTCCCCCGGGCGGGGCGGTTGCCCCGCCGGGATAACCCCACTAACTCGAGTGTTTATCGGCTACTGCCTCGGTTGAGGCAAGTACCGAGGCAGGTTTACAACCCGCACGGTTGTGCGAGGCGAGACGGCACAAGGGCGTCAAGCCCATAGGCGAGAGGTCACGGTTGTGACCCGCCGTAATATCGAACTTTCCCCCTATTTCGTGGCCTGTTATGACGTGGCAACCGGGCGGTTGCCTAGTCTATCAGTCCATGAAAAATCAACCGCCCGGCGAGAGGCCGGGAGAAAGAAGGTAATTATGACTAACAACAACACCCCCGCAACCGCAACCCCTGAAACCCCTGAAATCATCCTGCGTAACTACCTGTCCGACGTCGACGGTCTGGGAAACATTCTGGGCAGTGGCGTCGCCAAAAAGGCCGCCTATCTCGAAATCAGTAAATGGCAGGCAGTGACCGGGATTACCGGGGCGGAACTTAAGAATGCGGCGATTGCATACCGCATTATAGCAAAGTCGGCCGAGGTACACAAAAAGGCCGCTTCCGCCCGTGCAAAGGCCGAGGCCCTCTACGCCGAAGATGACGCCCGTTTCAGCAAGTATGAATCTTATAAGGACGCCGAAGCACCTGATAAAACCATCGAGGCCGCCCGATTAGAATGGGAGGCAGTCAAAGCCGAGGCAGAAAAGGCCGAGGACATTGCAAACAAATATGACGCCCTCACCGAAATGGTAGACAAATACCTCCCGGGCGTTAAAATGTCTGACTGGCATAAAAATGCTGTCGCCCGGGGGCTGACTGTACAGGGTACACGCCTCCTCAATCTTTTCCGGGAGTGTGTCCTCGGTGAAGTCAACGCCGCCGACGCCGACGGCGATATATTGGGCATGGCGTGGAAGTCCTGTCGTGATTTCGAACGTAATGAAACGCCACTGAACCGGGCCGCCCGTCGGAAGGCATTGTGTGACCTGTTAGCATGGTATGGGGGGCACAAAATCGCTAAACTGAACGGTGAAGAGGCTGATTTCCTTGCCCGGCGGCTGTCCCCCTCGGTATCTTTCAAGTGTGTCAATACGGCACACGGGAAAACGGAAAAACCTGTCTATCACTTCGCAATGATAGACAGCGAACGGGCATTTGCCCGGTTGCTCTATACCGCTGTCATCATGAAACTTGACGGCATCAAGTTTACCCCTGCCAACGTGGCGGCACTTCCTCGGAAGAAAAAATAAGCTGTCACAACCGCCGCCCGGGAAATTTCCCGGGCGCTTTTTTGAGCCGGGAGGTTAGTGGTGTCTAACCTCCCGGCTGGTCTCTGTAGCCTGTCACATATTTATGTCACTTTTTTATGCCGGATCGGCAGCCGAATATCATAAAAGAGTGACATAATATTATGACATTTACTCGGTTCTGTTTAGAACCATTGTCACGCATGAAGGCCGGACTTTTACCGTCTTTTTTTTGTGTCTAAAAGTCTGCCCTTTCATGATGTTAACCGCAATCAAAAATTGCGGGGGAAGGATAAAATATGGCAAGTATTAATTTCCCGGCGGCATCTTTCAAAAAATTGCCGTATGGGTTTACGGCGTATGTATGCCGTGATTCGTATACATGGGGGAATCTCCGCATGGTGAAGAATGCCCTTGTTATTTGGGTAGAGGGCAACCTTGTTTATTGTGAAGATTTTCCTGCAAATTATGCGGGGAAGTCTCCCATGCTTAAAGTCTGGTATTATGACTTTAAGTGGAACGTATGGGAGTGCGTGACAGAACGTTCACGCTACACCCAGGGCCTTTACATCATATGGTGTAACGGCGGCAGCAAAAAGACGGGGACAGAGTATAATTATGCGTCCCTTATGAAACACGACCGCAGGCACAAACGTGCGAACGGTCAACGTGAGTATGTTAACGCAATCACAGATTATGATTGTGTGGGCTGTCCCCAGATGAGGGCAAAGCATGTGGAAGGTTACACTGCATATATGCCGTATGGGGATGGGGAATACAGGACTAAACATGCATAACAAGGAGGATAATACTATGACCACAAAACCTATTGGAGCAACTATTGACCATCGTCCTATTTATCCCTTTTCGGGAGAAATCCCCTTTGATAAGTTTGTGGACGGCGTTGGATTCGTTCACGCCGTTGGTGAAGACTGGCGGGGACGTCCTGTTTTTGAGGATGAAGTAGACTTTTGGGGTGAGTTGGGAGGACTTGAACCTGACAACGAGATTGAAGCCATTTCATGTATTGATGAAAATGGTGACGAATACCTTGTAGAGATCTAATCTCTAAACATACATTAAGGAGGTGATATATTCTGCCCATAATTTAATACTTTGCATTTAACGGTCTATATATATGCGCATGTATACATATAGACCGTTGAAAATATACCACAGGAGGGTTGAGTTATGTCTAATACTAATTCTTCCACCCAGAAACCCGAAGTTGAGAAGCCCATCTTTTATCTTCAGATGGATGACGGCAGCAGTCTGCCTGTTTATGAGATCTTAGAAGATGAAGACGAGAATGAGGATTTTTAATCCTCATATTACCTAGACGGACTAGGTGATTTTCTCGCAAGGACACATCATTAACCACGCCAGGTGATATGGCATAAATTATGAGTGATCACTGTCCTTTCCACTATTTGCCGTGATACGGTTCGACTCCGTACACGGTATTTGGGTTGCCTGAAGAACGCAAGCAAGCCTTCGTTTTTTGTGGCGTAAAAGTCCCGTGAAAAGCAAAAGAAAAACAGGAGGGATAACTATGCGTAAAATTATTAACCTTCCATCCTCCAATGGAATTACTCTGGAATTGAGTATGCCCAAAGTAGGGGAAGGGACGCTTGTAAGAAAAGAAAATAATATTATCACCCATTATATTATTGAGGGTGGAATAATTACAAAGTCCGCTATTGGGAGCAGAAAAGGAAATATGTATATCCCTTTTAAGGGATGTACTATTAGCATGCCCGTTATTCAGTATATTTACGGATTAAAAGAACTTTATAAATTTGTGGGATAAGACCTATGGTCTTTTTTTGTTGCTCATTTTTTCGCAAAAGAAATTATTTTCAAGGAGGAACTTATTATGTTTTTCGAACTCAACACTGACGCTATGACTCACAATGACCGTGCTTTCCTGTATTTTGCACCTGAAAAACGTGCTATGGAGGAAGTAGCAATTCCCTCTGCAGATTATGCGAAAATTAAGGAGGATGACAAAATGCCCATGATCACCAAAGAATTTACTAACATGGAAAATCTCTTTTCCATAGCAGCAGATTCCCACGCCTACAATAAGGCGAGAACTGCAAATCGCCGCAAAAGAAACGTTTTAAAACACGGCGAGGATCGTAAACACGGCAAAAAATGCCGTTATGACAGAAAAGCATGGAAGGATTGCAGATGGATCGATTCTGACCCGTCTGCTTACAAGTCCAGAAAAGCAAACGAATCTTTCACAGACGAACTCCATGATGAATGGGATCTGAATAAATCCCAGGTGGAGAATCTCGTGAATGATGAGATCAAATTTCGCAATCTCATCGAAAAGAGCATAAAGGAGAACCGTGAAAAAGTGTCTGAAAAAGAAACGGATCTTCAGATGAAAAAAGCTGAATCAGCGATTCTCTGCAAACTGATTCAGGATGTTTATTCTGAGGCCAAATTTACTGATGAAGATATGGATTATCTCAATCAGTGTAAAAACCGTTTAGGTGATTTGGCTACAGAAATGAAATCCATTCAGGAGTGGATTGCTTTCTATAATAAAAACGTCTCTTTCCTTAAAAAGGCTCTGGAAAGAGTGGAGAAAGACCTTCCTCTGGGGTTCTAAATCCCATTAGCCCATGTATTGGTAAGTTACACGTACTACACATTATCCATATATATGTGTACTAGGTTCGATTCCTAGATGGGCATTTCTGGTTTGTTAATTGGTTAATCGGTTAATCAAGGGAAACAACTTTCCGCATTCGGTTAATCAAGGCAAACGAATTTATAAATTACAAGGAGGATACAAATGGATAAAAACACTTTTGAAAGAGATTGGAATATTAAAGTGGAAGATCTCCACTTTAAACAGGCAATCTCTGACCAGTACGGTGTCGAAATTCCCGACACCGAGATTGCAGAAATAGGACCGTTTGAGGTCTGGAGGGAAAACGGATCTACTTACAGAGTAAGTAAAAACCGTGTTGTATGCCGTTGGCGTACTAACCTTAGTGTTTATCAGGCAAAGGAGGTCTGGGCATAATGGAAACTACTATTTATGTACCTTATGAATCCCGTAAGGAAACTGTTTGTGTGTATTTCATAAACGGAGCGTGTATGAGAATCGTTCCTGCCACTTCTACTTTTGTGATAGCAGAATTATTGATTAATGGAAAAAGTGTAGCGGTCGAAACGTCCGAACATTTCCATGGACAATGGAAACTGGAATATAACGGTGAAAAATACGTTGCTCATGTTTGGTACACAGAAAATGAAGAAGAGGAGGAAGAGATCGTGGAAGAATGGAAGGAAAAGGAAATCATTGTTTCTTACTGGAAGAAGGAAGGTGTGCCGGGATGCAAGGTAACCCGTACACGTTGCATCTCTAATGTTACAGGAGAACAGAAAGATTTCTTTGAATTGGGAGGGTGGCAACCATTCCCGATCAAAGGCAAATTCGAATCAACCTATGGCTATATTGCTAGTTGGCTGATTCGTAACGGCTACAAACAGATAAGGGAGGTGAGATACATTTAACAAATCAAATGTCCGCATGTTCTCAAGGCAACTGAACGTTTGCTCTAAAAAAAGAAACGCTTTTTCCTATTAGCCACGAGAACAGAAACTGTATACAATTTACAGGCTCATGTGTAATTGGTACACCGTAGTGAAACGGATGACGGAATAGCTATGCAGGTTCGAATCCTGATGAGTCATTTCTTGAAAAAAGAAATTACAAGGAGGTAACAAATGGTTTATCTGACTAAAGAAAGCACTTACGAAATAACCCGGGAAGCGGTACTTGACATGTGGGATCTGATGTGGACTGCTTATGGAACGGAAAAGGAAGAAAAAGAGGAAGAAAAGGAGGTAACAAATGGCAAAAGAAGCAACTAACTGGTTTGAGATCTGGTTTCAAGATAAGGAAAGCATGCTTGAAACCATGGTCAGAAACATGACTGCTGATTTGGATGCAGGTTATAACTATTTCGGTAACTGCATTAAACAGCAGAGGGAAGCAATTGACGAGTACAGAAATCAGTTTAACCGCCAGATGGATGAATTCAAACTGATGGATGACGCCAAAGTAAACCGTTGGTGTTATTACGACATGAAAAAGAGAGGAGTTATAGCATGACTACAAGAGAACTGAAGCCTGTAGATGGAAGAAAAAGCTTTTACAACAAGGCTATTGTTTGCACTGAAGATGATGGAACAGAAACGCTTTTGAGTTATGGAACGCCTGTTATTAAACGGGACAGAAACGGAAATCTAATTCGTCTGTGGAATGGTTACAGTGTTACTACAATGCGTCATGTTAATGCATTCTGTGGTATCAACAAATCCATCTGGATGAAGATGGAAGTTAAATAAGGAGGCAAATATGACAGTAAAAGAGAGAAATCGTTGCATGAAAACCGCAAGGGAATGCGGTTATGGAAACGGCGTTATTGACGCTATCTTCAAGGCAGAAACAGATGCAGAAGTTTACCGTATTCTGGCAACTGCCAGGGAGAAAAAGGCAAAGGAATATGATGTAACGTATCTGAACCTGTATCACTGGAAACAGGTACGGAAAGCGGTTGCAATGGGTGTTCTGGCGCTCGCAGCTGTCACACTTCCTACTGGTAAAGCGAAAGCAGATATTTACCCGGAGTGCGGAAAAGTGGTTGAAGTGGTCGACATTACGGAAACTAATCCAATGGATCTGGTGACCGTGGAAACATTCAATGGAAACCAGTTTATGTTTGCTGTTGATCAGGGAGATTACGAGATTAATGATGTAATCGCCATGATTATGAGTGACCGAAATACGGAAACGGTCACTGATGATGAAGTAATTACCGCAAAGTATTGCGGATGGATGGAGGAGTGATATGAATATTGTACCAATCTATCAAGGTAAATGGAACGAGACGTATAAAGAGTCTGTCACAAGGCAGACTCTTTTACGTAGCAGAAAATGCTCTGGAAGGAGGGATGGAAACGAGATCCTGTTATATAAGGCAATAGCTAATATTGTAGGAAGTATTGTGTTTGGTACAGGACTGGTATCGGTCTTGTACGTAATGGTTGTTTATTTAGGTTGCTAATCAAGGAAAACAAAAAGGAGGATTTATTATGACTATTAAAGAAAGAATTGCTACTTTTACATCTGCTTATCCTTACACGTCCATGCGTCTTGTCTCCGAAGATAAAGTGGGGATGATCCCTAAAGTAACTACAGATTATCTGGATATGAAGATCGTGTACACGATTAACGTAACTGACTGCGAAGAAGGGAAAAATCTGCCCCACGGAAACAAGATCGTATATGTAACTCCCATGTTACTTGAACAGTGGGGAATCACAGAGGGAATTCTCTATAGAGAAATCACGGCAAAAATGGAAAAGGATAATGATTTGCTTCTCATGAATCTTATGGAGATGATGAATAAATTCATGGGATCTCCTGTATCAACAGATATTAATCCTGACGATCCCATTGTAGTTACCAATTCAGAAGGTGTGTTTGGTGCGGTTAATATTATCCTGCCAGAAGTACAGAAACGGATTTTCCATATTCTGGGGAGTGGATATTTCATTCTTCCATCATCTGTACATGAGGTGATTATTCTTAGGGATGATATTATGCATGTACATGATATGCTGTCGATGGTGAGGGAAATCAATGCAGAGATTGTAGATGAATATGATAAGCTGAGCGATAATATCTATCACTACAATCCTATCACTAATATGATTACTATTTACAATTAAATATATTAAAAGCAAAGGAGAGCAAAATTATGATGAAGTATGCAAAGATTAAAATCGAAAAGGCCCAGGTTAACTCTTGCATGATTTGCGATCTGTACGGGGCGCTGAGAGAAAAGGCAGACGAAACATTCCAGAAAGCAAAGGAACTGTATCCTGATGCAAATTATAAAGATGTCTGGAATGCCATGGAAGGCCATGGTGTAAATGGTTACAAGATTAAATATGCACGTCCCAGAAGGGAAAACGAGGATGACTGGAAAGGTGATGTGATTGAGAACAATGTTGGAGAAATCTGTGAAGAGTGTTTCAACAAACTGGTGAAATGCTATACCAGAATTGATGATGCAGAGGAGATTGCATTCAGTGCGAAGGAAAGTTATAAGAGCGCACCGGGATTCACGCCAGATGAGTTTGTAATTGAGGGAGATTGATTCTCCCTCTTTTGATCTAAGGAAACCACTTTACACTACAATTGAATAAAAAATAATAAGAAATGAGGTCATAATTATGTTAGAGAAACTGAAAAAGAACCTGTTTGTTGTTAACAAAGAGAAAAAGGAAGAAATCGCAACTAAGATTGTTATTAACGAGGGCATCAAGGAAATCGATCCTCTGAGAAAACGTCTGTTTGATATTACCGAAGCAAATAAACAGGTGATTGGAACTAAGACAAATGCATACATCCCTATGGAATGCTTGGAAGTCCCCGATTTTCAAAGGGAAGATACTCTCGATCCTAAAAAGGTACAATGGTTAATTGACCATTGGGATTCTATGATGCAGGAACCGCTGTTAGTATCTGTGCATAAGGAAACTTGCACTTATATTATCTTAAATGGTCTGCACAGATATCTGGCAATGCTTGCTCTGGGATTCACATCTGTTGAGTGTGTCATCGTAGATATTGAAGAAGACAGGGAAAGAAAAGAAATTGAACTGTTCATTGGACAGCAGGACGGTATTGATCGTATGAAACCGCAAGACAAACACAAAGGTCTGGTAAAGCTTGGGGATCCAGCAGCTGTCGCACTTGATAATGCTGTGAATAATACTAAGGGAGTAGATTTCAAGCACAATAAGAGTAGAGGGAAAGGGAAAGCCGGTGAACTGACCAACTACGATAAAGCATATTTTGTAGCTAAAAATGGAATGATTCAGGATGTATTGGATGTTTTAGTTGCAGCAAAATGGAACGAAACGTCTGGTGGTTTGGGTGGTCGTGCTTTAATGATGGTATATGATGTACTGTCTACATATAATACACCAGAAGTGAAAGCAGAAATTGCAAAAGTTCTGGTAAAATATAAGCCCAACAAGTTCTATGGATATGCTCGTTTTGCTTATCATCTTAGAACAGAAAGCGTTGCATATGATCTGTATCTTGAAGACTGGATCTGTTACAAACTGGGAATCAAACGTTTGATTGATGATGATAACAGAATTGTAGATCCTATAAAGATAGAAGAAGAATATAATAGAACTCATAAAAAGACCGCATAACTAAAGAAATTAAAAACTATATACAATCAAGAGAACGTGTGTTATACTGCAAAGCAAACACACGTTCTCTTTTATGGGTGATATACATGATTACTTGTCAAATGACAAGTGATGATTTGTGTTACTCATAGGCAAAGCAAACTAGAATGTACAGATTGTACAAACAAATTAAGGAGTGAATATTATGAAAAAAGTAGCGAAATGTTTTATCAAAAAATTCGGAGTAAATAGTTATGCGGAAGTAAGAAAAATGGCAGATACTTACTGCGTACAGACAATCGAAGATAATGAAATCTTAGCTATAGGAAAGGAATTAAAGGGATACGTTGGAGATATTATTACCACAATGTATACAGGCGAGAAATTTGGAACTGGTGATTTCGTACTTATGTCTGATAGACACGGTATGATTTGTAAATTTAAATAAACAAAATAAATTAAACCACAGGAGGTAAACATTATGGCAGCAACTATCACGATTGACAACAAACTGGGACTTACCACGAAGGAAAGACTGGCAATGGATCACCATGTATATTATCAGATGATCATCAATTATCTGGGATATGACAAGGTAAAAGAGTGTGTACCGTTCGATCTGGAAACGCTTATCAAGGCGTATAAGGAAGACGATGCATTCAATAATCTGAAACTGAATACATGGGATTATGCAGGTGGATTCAGTGTATTTCAGACTAGATACGAAGAGAAAGTGATTCCTACGCATTCTAGACTGAGAAGTCTGCTGAATGAAAACGGTATTAACTGCTATAGCTGTTCTGAGGGTGTATGCATTCTTAAGGAATGTGCAAGAATGATGGTTGAGGAGGCTACGAGATGAATAGAAAAGAAAATATGGAAAAGATTATGGAATATCTGTTGGACCAGATCCTTTTTGAGAAGCAGATGTTAAGAGATTCCAAACATAAAATGGAAGATGCGATTGAAGACAAAGAAGACGAGGTACATATTAACTTCTACAAAAGGTGTGTAGAAAAAAGAGAAAATAATCTTACTAATCTGAGAGAGATGCTTCAGTTTATGCAGGAACTGTATTATGAGGAGGAAAGCAAATGAGAATTACAAAGTATGATACCAGATTGAACGAAGACAAACTTCCTATGCTTGTCAAAGAAGATTCGTTCAACTACGGAAAGCGAAAGATACAAGTCACTAATCCCAATGATATATACTGGTTCTTTCAGGATGTGGAGAATGCAGAATATTTAGATAGAGAATTTGTATTTCTCATCTGTATAGATGTGAAATACAAAATTCTGGGGTATTTCAAGGTAAGTGAAGGGACGATTAATACTTCTCTGGTATCTCCTAGGGAAATATTTATTAAGGCTCTGGCAGTAGGTGCAACAAGTATTATTCTTGTACATAATCATCCTACTGGAGATCCTACTCCTTCAAATGAGGATATAAATATAACAAAACAAATTAAAAACGCAGGAGAAATTTTGCGGGTGGATTTATTAGATCATATTATTCTGGGCGAAAGAAAATATTATTCATTCAATGAATGGGGGCTTTTATAATGGCATACGCAGTACCTAAACCGAATGGTAACGGAGATTATTTTACCGTAGAAAAAGCAAGTGATGGTTATTATCACATTTACAGATTCGATGCAAACGCAAAAGCAAGTTACGAAGCATTGATTGGTGAGTTATGGGACAAGGTAAAGTTCGCTGATTTTGACAAGGCAGTTCAATTTTTGGAAAAACATCTGGAAGAGGTGCATTGAATGAAAGACGAAAGGAAGTATGAAATCTGGATGCGAAATTATCCGCAGCCTGATGTGAACATTAGCGAAGAATGGGAAATTCCACCTTGTAAATCATTGAAAAAAGCAAAGGAATTATGTGAAGAATTAGAAGCAAATTATGCTGATGAAGGTTGGAAGGGTCACAGATTGTACAAGGCAAAGTTCTATGCAGAGGAGGTTCAGTAATGTACTATAGAGTAAAAAATATTTCAGTAAAAGGAAATAAATTGTTTGTGACAGCAGCAGCAAATAATGTTCGGCCTATCACATATTCTAAAGAAGAATATGACGCAAAGGAAGAAGATCTTCGAGAGAAGGTAAGATCGTTTGCAATCAGTGCTTTGGAAGGGAATTTCCAAGCAACTGGAAGATGCAACAAAGAGTCTTTCTGGGAATATGCAGAAACGATTAAGGTTAAGTACCAACTTTTAGAATCCAATTTTAGTTGTGACAGATGGTATGATTTGAATAGAGAATCGGAACTAGAGGAACTAATTGCAGATCTTGTTCTTGTTCCGCTATTCTTCGATGAACCTGTTGACTTTGATGAAGCTAAACGAATCTTGACTAACTTTGATCGGGATTCGAAATTCATGTATGAAGTAATGGAAAAACGATTTAAAGAAGAAGGAAAGATAATTGTTACATCTGCATGGAGATGTGACATTATTCCCGGTACTGATGTAGTGTATACCAAAGATAACAAATGGTATCTTTGTAAGGCAGACCATTATAACAATCATGGAATATTGGATAATGCAGATAATTCTGCGATTGAATTGGATGATAATAATTACGAATTAAGAAGAATCTTACTTGGATACGATATAAGTAAGGAAACCCTTGATGAAATCAATAAATTAAAAGAAATGATGGAAGAGCATAAATAATTATAGGAGATTTAAAAATGAATGATAATAAATTTCCAATCACGTTTGATTACATGGATGAAGAAAAGAAAGTATATTCCACACTTACGGAAGAGGAACTGACACAGATCCGTACATCAAAGAAGCTGACAAAGGCAAACATTGAAAGTCTGGCAAAAGACATTAAGTTATGGGCTAGAATGAATAGGGATGTTGGCAGTGATTACTCTCTGCTTTATAACGGGAAACATGAATACAATGAGTATAAGTGTGTACAGAAACCGTGTGGAAAGTATGAATGGAAAACAATTCACAGAGTGGAGGAGAACCAGGATCCGCATAAGTGGTCTGAATGGTTCAGTGAAAATTTTATTCTGGGATTTACCGTGGATGGTAAAATGTACAGAATGCTGAATTATGGTGATCATCATTTAGCAAAAGCGAAATTAGAAGTGCTGTTGGAAATGTACAATCTGTATCTGGAATGCTGTGAACCCTGCTATTGGGAAGTAGTACCGTTAGAAGATATGGAAGTTGAATACACCGTTTGGAAGAAAGAGAAAATACTGTGGTTGTATAATGATCATGATGCAAACCAGTATATGATTCCTGAGATCGGAAACATTATGAATATCTGGTATCAGTTATCCGCTGAAGTTGGTGATAAAGGATCGTGTGTTATTGGTGAGTACATGGAGTTCCGTTACAAGGGAATTAAGTACAGAATGGCAGCACAGAGTCCTTGGCAGGGAAGTTATAGTTGGGAAGTCAACGTAGAAAAAATAAAATCTATGCTGAGAGAAGTTGGTTGTGAAGACATTCATATGAATTATGGACGATTAGATTAATTAAAAGAACAGGAGAAAACATTATGTGGGAAATGTTAAAAAAGAAAGATATTCGAGATTTTGATGGGTTCTGGACAGAATATACATTATATACAAACGGTGAATTGTTCGTATGTATATTCGGAGATTCGGATCTTTACACACCAGAAGACAGTGATTGGGATTGGGAGGGAGAAGACGAAGAAGAAGCGGAAGAATGGTTTGATTCTTATGATACTTGTTATGATGAGGAAAACGAAAAGGATTCCGTAAATTATGATTGGGATTGGTATGATGACAATGATCCAGACACAGTAAATGGATGGATTCAGCAGGATGTGATTGATATGTATAGGAGGGAAAGATAGAGTAATATGTTAATGAGTGGTGACTTAAGAAGGGATTTTGAAATTCTGTACACGCTTGAAAAAGAACATAAAGAGATGGGAAGATCTGATCAAGAAATTGCAATGCGAAGAGTTGTCAAACAGTTAAAGGAAGGAATCCGAAATACTCTTCGTGAGAGAGAAAGATATGATAGAGAATATCCCTACAAATGGAAAGCATACAAGGATTATTATGATAGCAGATACTGTAAGATTGTGTATGATGAGGTATTTACCGAAGAGGAAGTTAAAGAATATATAGAAGAGGAATGGCAGCATTGGTACAATCCATGGGATGATGGAAGGGATTGTACTGGTGTATGGTTTACAAGTGGAATTCATGTATTCCCTATTCCTGCGATAGGTAAAACAATTGTATATCATATGCAGGATTGTGATGTGTAAAGCGAAAGGAGAAAAAATGGAACTGAATAATTATAGAGATAGTATTGAATTCATTGGAACGCTTATTGATACCGTAGATACCTACATCTTGAATCATGATACAGATGATGGAGTAACAGAAGAAGGTTACGATCATCTGGCAGCGGAACTGATTTCAACTCTGGAACAGTGGAATATTAATTTAAATAGCAGTCACAAAAAGGAAATCGCTTATAGATTGTGGCATGAGTTTGGCGATGTTCCCATGAATCTTGATACAGAATGTATTGAAGAAGAATGGCATGGATTCCCTGTAGGAACACATAGGGAAGATATTTGGGAATGGTTTGAAAATACTCTTGGTGTAAGTGTTGGTGCTGATTTAATGTACAATTAAAGAAGCAAAAAAATATAGAACAAGGAGGTAGCCTATGTATTACTACTACAGATATATCATCATTGATGGAACTGGTGCAGAGATATCCAGGGACTACGCAAAACGAAAGGACGCTGAGTTTGATTTACCGCAGTATGCAAAGTATTTCGGTGGGTGCAAGATCAAGAAAAGAAGATATTGCTATTACTAATACAATTGAATAAGCAAAACAAAATAAATTAAAATGGAGGACATAATAATGACGAAGAAGGTAGAATTCACCATGGAAAAGGCAACTAAGAATACCATTAAGTTCACGGAAGTTCTGGAAAATGAACTGGCAGCACCCATTGTTGGTACTATCTATGTGCCGAAGATGACGCTTGGTATGATGGGATGGAACAGTGATAAGAAGTTGATCGTTACTTTGGAAGTAGAAAAGTAAATCATTGTCCACATAGATGGACAGTGAATATAGTATAACATGTATAAAAAGAACGCATGTTCGATTTTGCGGTTGATTTTCACTGCTGTCTGTGATATAACAAGAGTAAGTAGTAAAATGTATGTTCAATTCAAGGAGGACATATGAAAGGAATCAGTATTGTAAATAGCTTACAGGAAAAAGGGAAAATTATTCTTCTTAAGGATGGTGATGCAAAAGAAGCGATGAAAGAAGAATATCGAAAGGCAATTCATAGTACTCCAAATTGGAGCAAAAATAATAGTTACTTAGATCCTTATGGAATTTTTGCACAGGTAGCTGATGGAAGTATGACAAACGTTACAGAACTTAGACTTTGTGATGTGTGTTAAGGCAAAAGAGAATACTAAGAAGAGATAAGGAGTTAACCAAAAGGTTGACTCCTTTTTTAATTACAACTAAATAAAAACAAAATTATAGAGAGGTGCTTATCATGACAAAGAAAAAACAGAAAAACTACAAACTGACCAACGGTGTTGTTTACGATCTGCATATTACTGGTAACACTCATATTCATGTATCTAAAGGTAATGAGAAATTGGGTGAAGGTGTTTATAATATCAGTCTTCTTCCCGGTGATGCACCACTGAAAAGAAAGGATGGATTGCAGTTAACGAATATTGCAGGAACTTGTGGTGGCTGCTGTGAAGGATGCAAGAAAGCCTGCTATGCAATCAAATCTGCAAAGGTACATCATAATAAGGTTATCCCTGCATGGGGTGAGAATACCATGCTTGCAAGAGAAGATATGAAAACGTTCTTTGCAGAACTGCAGACGTTTCTTGATAGAACAGAAGTAAGTACCATGAGAATCCATGTTGGTGGTGAGTTTTTCTCATTCGAATACATGGTTGCTATGGTACAGTTCGCACAGAGAAACGAAGAGGTACAGTTCTACTTCTACACCAAACGGTTTGAATGGTTGGAGGCAACGGAAGATGTTTTCAGTGGAGAGCTTCCTAAGAATGTTCATCCGCTTGTTTCGATCTGGCATAAGAACTATAGCAATCCCAGAGAATTTGCGGAGTTCATTTATGATGACGGAACGGAACCTGAACTGAAATATGTTCATCATTGTCCTGCAGTGGATAAGAACGGACATGAAACTGGTGTAACTTGTGCAAAATGCAGAAGATGCCGTAATGCCAAGAAGGGAGATAAGATTGCGGTATATGCACATTGATAAATAGATAAATTAAAAATTAGTACACATTGTAGCATTGAAAATCACAAAGAAAAGGAGTATATTTATGATGAATAAAGAAATTAAAAAGAATGGTAATGAGTGGATGACAGCTTACAAACTGATGCGGTTAGGTAAAGATGGAGGTGTGTATCCACTCTTTATTAATAAGAAGGAAGAGACACGGTTCGGTGTGCCACTCAAGGCAGAGTGTTTTCCGACCAAAGGTTTCGCTGTGAGGACCGGATGGCACTGTTGCTTTAAGCCCATTGCTCCTCATCTTAAAGAGGAACTTGCATCTGGAGAGAAAAGAGTGTGGGTGGAAGTAAAGGTAAAGGACTGGGAAAGTTATAATCGTCCTGAAAGTCAGGGTGGTGCATGGATACTGGCACAGATGATGGAAGCAGTTAGATGTTTGACGAGTGATGAAGTGAAAGCAATTAGAAAGGAAGTGATGGCATGAGTATGGAATTAACTCGTGAACAGGCAATTAACACATTATTGAGCAATCTGGTGTTTGATGAATCCAGTATTCAGGAAAATTCACATGCAAGCGAATTCTATATCAAACATCTGATGAATGGATATCATGTATTTGATATTGATCGTGCAGCATGGTTGAATACATTATTTCAGTATGATATAGGAATAGAAAACGCATTGCGGATTACTGATTATCTCTGGAATATGGATGATGAAATTGAAGTTTTAGAATTAACTTATAAAGATAAAGAGTTGATTGAAAAGGCCAATACAGAAATGAAACTGGATCTTGACTTCAGTAACTGGAGAACAGATGATCCTGCTACATATCACTACTATAATGAGAAGGGAGAAGAGATTGCATGAAATGGAACAGAAATAAGCGAAAGAGAAGACCCCATAGAATACACAGTGAACAGTATATGGAAGAAATGCAGAGACAGCTGTGGACATTAAAAAGCGAAAGTAAAACAGATGAAGAAAAAGAAATGCTTAATAAAGCACACTATATTAGTATGCATCCATAATGTGAAAGGAGAGGGCATATGACATTAAATAAATTAAAAGATATTCTTTATTCTACAAGAGATAATATTCTTCATTGCATTATATATGATGCAGTGACTTTTAAGGATGTTGAAAAAGGATGTAGTATAGAGTACGCAATAAAGGAATATGGTAATAATGAAATTGCACGAATCACTATTGATCATGATTATTTAGTTATTGGAATTAAGATATAATTAATTATTAAACAGTAAATAAATAAATTACAATACAATAACAATCAAAGAAAAGGAGATAAGATTATGGCAGCTAATTTCGAAACTGGTTTCAGTGGTAATGGCATTCTTCCGTGGCACGGTCTTGGTCAGGTTATTGAAGGAACTCTTTCCAGTAATGAAGCTATTCAGGCAGCAGGACTTGATTGGATTGTAAAGCCTATGCCTATTTATGATCATCTTGGAAGAGAAATCTCTGGCTTTAAGGTAAACACTCGTATGTCTGATAATAAACTTCTGGGAGTAGTTACCGATAAGTACAAGGTAGTACAGAATGCAGAAGCATTCGCATTCACTGACGCACTTCTTGGTGCAGGTGTACAGTATGAAACGGCAGGTTCTCTGGCAAATGGTAAGCGTGTATGGATGCTTGCCAGAATGGAAAATACTATGCTTGCTGAAGAGAATATCGATCCTTATCTGGTATTTACTAATGCACATGACGGTAAAGGTGCAGTGAGAGTTGCAATTACGCCTGTTCGTGTGGTGTGTCAGAATACTCTTAACCTGGCACTTCGTGATGCTTCTCGTCATTGGTCCTGCGTACACAAGGGAGATATCCAAAGTAAACTGGATGAAGCCAGATACACCCTTGCAAGTGCTGAGAGATACATGAAAGCACTGGAAGAGGAATTCGGTGAACTGAAATTGAAAACACTCTCTGATAATAAAGTAGAACAGATGACAGATAAGCTGTTAGAACTGGAATTCAATGATATCTACAACAAGGCAATCAAGAAGGGAAGTTCAGCAGTTATTCAGTTGAAAGAAGAATTGAAGAGACAGAAATACGAAGATAAGTTGAATAAAAAACGTGCTGAGATCCTTACTATCTATCATGAAAAACCTGATCTGGTAGGTACAGAAAAGAGTGCATTCCGTTTTGTAAATGCAGTAAGCGATTATGCTACTCATACTACGGATCATAAGCAGACTAAAAACTATCAGGAAAACCTGTTCATGAAAACGATTGATGGTAATAACCTGATTGATACTGCTTATACACTTGCACTTGCTGTTTAATGAAAGGAAGAAGAGATATGAAAAAAGAACTCAAAGAAATGTTAAAAAACGAATATGTTTTGGATTATGGTTTTCTTCGTGAGGGGAAAAGATCAAAAAATGGAAAGAAAGTAAGAATTTCTGGAATTCATTGGGTAGAAGTAGATGGAATAAATATTTGTGATTTACCTGATGAAAGGCTTGATGAAGCATTACATGCAAAAAGAAACATTAATCTTAGCGCAATGTATAATTGGGCAAAACTTGAATTAAATGCGGAGGAACAGAAACAGATTGCAAAAATTCTGTACAAAGCATTAGAAAGAAAACCAAATCTTAAAGAATATAGTAGGATCGAAGATGAAGAATATAATATTCTGTGGAAAGACTAATGCTTAAACATATACCGACCCAGAGCGGTATATCTCTGGGAATTCTCTTTAAGAAAGGAAGAATATAGATGAGATTATATGATGGAAAGAAAGTAGTAAATATTGAAATGTGTGTATGGAATGGAAATGGTTATGATCCTGACTGGAGCGAGGATTTCTTCGAAGCAGGATGCTTAGTATATAATGAGATGGTAAATGTCTATTATGTATTTGATGTAAATTATTGTATTGATGCAGCCAATGAATGGGCTGATGAAGATGACAATAATTATGTATTCGTTGAGGAGGAAGAACTGTGGGTATCATGATTGATCGAATGGAAAAGAAGTATGGAATCGTAATTCGAGATGATACTTTTTGGAGTCCATTAAAAAGAAAGTATATTAAATGTTATAGGATCTATACTGCAGACGGTTGTCCTTGGGAAAATGGATTAACTTATAGAGGGCTTCAAACGGAATGTAAAAATTATGGTGATACATTTAAAGAAATTAAAAGAAAGGTGGAAGGAAAATGACTTTGGTATGTATTTATGCAGATACTACACAGGGTTTGTTTACGGAAGAGGAATGCGAACTTGATAATCTGGTATATGTGTGGTTTCCAAGTGAAATCGTAAGAGCATTTTACGAAGAGATGGTTGATCACAACGGTACATTCGAAGAATGGTATAACGAAGAATATACCGCTGATGATACCTGTGAATTATATGACTACGCAAAGCGAAATGGATTTTATGCCAGTCGTGATGGAAGTTGCTCAGTGTTTGGGAGATATTAAGGAGAATGAATATGGAATTTTATTGGGATCTGACAGAAGAGAATTTTAATTCTTTACAAAAGAATTTTGTTCAGAATTTTATTGGTTGTGTAAGAGTTGGTGATTTATGTTTTGACATTGTAGAAAGGAGTCCTGATGATTGGGAAAAAGATGGATGCTTCTTAACGGCTGATTTGTATGTTGGTGGTGTTGATAGTGGATATGGTTATTCAAGTATAGATGATTGGTATCCATATGACGAACGAGATGGTTATTGTTTTGATAAAAAAGTATATTCCATGACATATGAAGAGTTCAAAGAATATGCAGAGAAAACATTAAGTGAATTTATTGATTACTGTAATGATGAAGAAGTAAAAGCGAAAGCAAAAATGCCGTTGCATATTTGGTGAAGAAATAAATTAAAATAAGGAGACATATATGATTACAATTAAAGCTACGAACATTATGACTAAAACCACTTTTGTTGATGTGCTGCCACTGAATAATCCCATGCATGCTGTGAAATATATGAAGCAGCAGATAGCGAAAATAAAACGGAACGATGATAACGATAATTGGAATGAGAAATTTTGGAGGATGTGGGTGAAATGATATATAGAATAAGAAATGGATCTTTGTGGGATATAGTTTATTATGCAAAAAGATTGGCTAATATTGATTCTGTTACAAATAATACAGGATATTATTTGTTAGCAGGTTATAATGAAGGTATTGTAGAAATATGTGTAGATATTAGTAAAAGTATAAATAATGAAACAGGTAACTATTATTATTTAATACATATTGTGTGTGGAGAATTATTTGATACTTACTGGAGTGATTGGGAATATACAGAGACAGATGATCCTGAAGTATTATTTAATAAATTAAAAGAAATCAGAGATAATCTTACAGAAGAAGATTTTAAAAAAAGGAAAAAGTATGATTAAATGGAAACGAATAGAAGCAGGAGAGTATATCAGCAATGATGAACGGTTTGTAATATATAAAACTTGGAACCGTGTGTATGGTGATCATTGGGTCTTGAGGGATAAGAATGAATCAGATTATTATCATGGCATATATCTCGAGCAGACACTTTTTGAATGCAAGTTAAAAGCAGAAGTTATTTTATCTGCTGAATAAATTAGCACATATAAATAATCTTGGAGGAAAAACATATGACAAGAATTACTTTTTCTGAACTGAGATCTTTCTTTCTTAATCTTAACGATGTTTGCCCCAAGGCAAAAGCAACTGCAATTATTGTATATAAGCAGGAGAATTTTAAAAAGGAATATACTACTGAGCAGTTGAGTTATAGAGTAAGTAATAATAATAGAATGTTTCAATATCATGCATTTAGTAACTCTCTGTTCGGAGATTGTTTGGATGGAATTGATCTGGGCGTGAGACTTGATCTGTATAATTGGAAGGTAGATTACTGTTATATTGAGAAGGTTGAATTGGAAGGAAAGTAAAACTATGAATTATGTTTATCATTCTAGATCACCGACTATATGTTAAATTCAAGGGTTTGACACTAAGGTAAATTACAATTATAATGAAAATGAAAGAAGGTTGATGCAAATGAAACGTAAGAATTTGTACAAGATCTCAAGGTTCGTAGGAATTGACTGTGGTACGATCATCCCGCTGCCCAGAGTAAGTAGACAGAGAGAAAAGGGACATATTAAGGATATCTGGTGTCCAATGTGCGGTAAAACTCATGGGTTTAGAGAGTACAAACAGAATGAATTTTACATGAATATGTGCGGGGAAATGGTTGAGAACGTAAAGAATATGAAGAATGCAGGGTGATGTGAATGTTAGGATTGCTATTCTTTGTTTTTATAATTGCGACATTACTAGCACAAAAAACAATAGAATCTGATTATAACAGAGAAAGTAAAAAGAAGGCTATTGAAAAGGGCAAAAGTACATATGGTGATTATAACGGCAGAGATCGATATGTTAAAACAAATGAGATCATTCATATTGAGAAATTCGGTCCTGCTCAAGTAATTAGATCAACAGATAGAAAAACAATATTGGAAGATAAAGGGGATGAAGTATTAGATGAATGGAATAAAGGAGTTAATCAATATAAGAAAGCAAAAGGACATTATGGATACGTATATCAGTATATTGGAAGTATAGCGGTAAATAGGAGAATCTTTCCTATAGATAATAAAACCAATAGACCATATATATTGTATAGTAGTGATTTCTTGTTTTTATTACTATCATCCGATGTAAAATGGAGACCTGATTTTGTTATTAAATGTTATTTCAAGAATGACAGAGTTCCAGATAGTATTCATAATCAACATGGTAAATATATAGATGTAGGAATAAGAGCATTGATAGAGGAATTTGATAATATAGAAAAGTCTACAATGCAAATATTAACAAAAGAAGAAGCGAAAGATTATTTGATTGGAAATATGAGATATAAAGATGATAGATTGGAGGATCTATAAATGACTGGTATGGAAGAATATAAAAATGATTTAAATAATAAAATTAATTCTTTTGTTGTAAAGTGCCCTCAACTTAAAGGGTTTTGTACTTATTTAAAATTAAATAAAACATTGCGTACAGTGCAGGAATATGTAAAAATAGCGAAAAGATTTTTAGAATATACAGGAAAAGAACCTAAAGATTTATCTATGGAAGATTTTATTGAATATATTGGTCTTGATAATGAATCTTTAACAAGCGGTTATATAAGCAGTAGATATAGCGCCATAAAAGCATATTGTCATTATCTGTATGAAATGAATATTATTACTTATGATTATGTCGCTAAGATACCCCGACCTAAATCTTGGGACAGTCAAAAGACCATTGAAAAACGAGAGAAAGGATTTTTGACATCTGATGAAATTAAAATCGTCTTAAAGAATATTGAAGACGATGTAAAACTGCATACGACAATGAAATATAAATTCTCAATGAAAGAAAGGGATATGGCAATTATATTGATATTCTTAACTACAGGAATAAGAAAATCTGCATTGGCTAGATTGGATTTAAAAGATGTAGATTTACAAAATAAAACTCTTTGGGTAACAGATAAAGGTAATAAAGTACGTCATTTTATATTGAGTGACAAAACAATGAAAGCAATAGAAGCATGGCTAAAAGAACGGCCCAAATACTTTAATGAAAAATCAAATGATGCGCTGTTTTTGAATAAATTTGGTAAAAGATTTGGTGTTGAAGGAATTGAAGAAATTATAAAGAAATATACTTATAACATTGAGGGAAAGCATATCACTCCTCACAAACTTCGTGCCACCTATGGAACGCAGCTGTACGAGGCAACAAAGGATATTTATTTCGTACAGAAAGCAATGGGACATAGTTCACCTGCTACTACTGAGAGATATATTAGGGGTCAGCAGAATACTACAAAGAAAGCTTCAGGCATCATGGAAAGCTTACTCTAATCCACAAAGAAGGGAGACTATTATGGTACAGTCTAATATTGATAACTATAATATTCGTTTTATCTATGGCGATGAAGAAACAAAAGAAGTCTTCTTTTATGATAATGATAAAAATATACTTCCTACTGAATGGAAGTATCCATGTAAAATGTATGGTTATGTAGATTCTTGTCATCCACATTCATTTCATGAATGCAAACATTCTAAACTCTGGGAAGATGTAACTGGAATAGTAGATAAATTACAGGAAGAGGACAATCTGTCAGAAGACAAACGATATATTGTTTGCTATTATGAAGTAGATGAAAATTACGATCTGTTTCAGAAAGTAGATTGGAATATTACTAAACAGGAAATTATTAACAATGTACTGGCACAGAAATATTTCGAAGGTGCTGATTATTATTTAATGGAGGAATTAATGGATGCAGAGTAGAAGCGAAATAATAAATGAAATTAGAAATACATTGGAAGCAGCGAAAATTTTTGCTAATGAAATCTATTTTTATGATGTTGACTTACCCATTGTTGTTATAAAATTATATTCAGGATGGGGTGGAAATTACACGAAAATAATTGATATTCTGGAAAAAGCAGGTTATTTACATATTAAAGAAAACATTTACCGTAACGAAGTAGGAGTAGTACATCTTCATTACTTTATGTTACCAAAGAATAAAATAATTAAAACAAAAGAATATACAATATAATCAATGTATACACATTAATATTAATACTCTTATATATATTAATGTGGGTCATATAGGTGTAAACTAAATTATATTAACTCTATACTTTAGAATATTAAGTAATACATGCATATAACATTATATAATAAAGGAGATACTTATGATTAGAAAAGCAAATATTAGTTGGAGAGCAAAACAGATTACTAAGATGGTAGATAATGGTACTATTGTTTCGGATCATATTGTCCAGAGATCTTTGGTTTGGGATAAAAATCGTAAATCTTTGTTGATTCATAGTATGTTAGTTGGCTACCCTATGGGACCTGTGTACGCAGCGAAAGATGAAAATAGGTATGATTTATTAGATGGTAAACAGAGAATTAATACTATTGTTTCTTTCAGGAAGGGAGAATTTAAGTTATCTGATAATCTTCCTGCCATTGATGTGGAAATGGATTACGGTATGGATACTGTGGATATCAGTGGTATGACTTATGATGAATTACCTGAAGCAGCAAAGGATTTGTTTGATGATTATTCTGTTACAGTATATTATTTTGATGAATTGACAGATGAAGAAATCAATGAGATGTTCTTTCGTTTGAATAATAATGTACCGTTGAGTGCTATTGAACTTACCAGAGTAAGAACAAAAAGTATTGAGACAGTACGGAAACTTGCGCAGCATGATTTGTTTACATCTGCTTTGACCAAAGCAGCTATGGCAAAGTATGCAAATGAAGATATTGTCATGAAGTCATTTGTATTACTTAGAGATAGGGAAAGTGATATTAGTACTAAGACTGTTCGTAGTATTATGGAAGTAGAAGATATTACAGAGGATGATATTCAGCGTCTCACAGATGTATTTGATATAATTTATGATGCGTATGGCGAAGAAGAGCATAAGCGTACTAAGAAAAAAATTGTAACCAGAATTCATCTTATTAGTTTAGTACCTGTAATTGACAAGTGTCTTGAAGATGGCTTCGTTGAGCGGGATCAGATTTTGGATTGGATTCATGAATTCTTTAGTCCTATGAAAGAAGCTAGTATATCTGAAGTATATAATAGTTATGTTGGTTCTGGATCTGCCAGAAAAGAAGCTGTTATGAAACGGTATGAAAGTATGATGACAAGTTTGGAAGAATATGTAAAAGAAAATTAATTAAATTTGTTACTGTTGTTGTATCAACCGCCCCGGAGGTTACGAGGGCAGGAAGGAAGAATATGCAAGTGTTGACCGGGACTAAAAGAGAAATAACGATCACGCTATGGGATGAACAGATAGCCAAAGCGAAAAAACGGCTTGCAGATAGCAAGAAATGTTTTGAACTATACGGCGATAATAAGGATTGGATTACAGAGGACGAAAAGAACCTTGCTGAACTCGAACAGCACAAAAGAGAAGCGATTGCGTATATGGATGAACACGGAATTATGTAAGGTCAACCCGCCCCGGAAGTGATTGAAGCCCGGATCGCATGGGTAAATGAGTATATAACATAAGAGATAATTGATTTAATGTTTTAATAGGTAAATAGCATTGTAGATAAGGAGATTAGTATGAATAATATTAGACGTAAGAAAATTCGTTTGGTTATGCAGGAACTTGAAAAGCTTATGGAAGAGATCAATGAAATTCATGATGAAGAGCAGGATTCATTTGATAATTTATCAGAGGGCTTGCAGATGAGTACGATGGGAGAACGAATGGAAGAATGTATAGATAATTTAGATGAAGTATTAGATTTAATGGATGAACTTCATGATAAATTAGAAGATGTTTCGCTTTAGTCCTTGACAAGACGATAAATTGAAGATAAAATAATAGAAAAGGAGGTAAGCATTATGTTATATGAGAGAACGCAATTGGAACTGGCATTAAACAAGATCATTAAAAAGAAAACGTATAATACGGATTTACTAAATGAAATGACCTTTTATCTGGAAGATAAGTATGAAATGCCCCTTTTGGATTCTCTGGCTTACTTCCATGGTGAACAGGATTTAGCTACTGCAAATCAACATGTATTGTTTTGTTTAGCAGATGGGATGGATCATTGCCTTAACATGCATCTTGTTGATCAATATTTTACCGATGCTGAAAAAGAAGTTGGTTATAGTTATAAGTTTGATACAGGGAAACTAAAATTACCATTAAGATTTAAAATGATTCAGGTCAGTGAAGATTCTTGGATAGGCAGTATAGATACCAATACTCTTATACAATTACAAGATAGCGATTTTATCAATTATAATGCCAGTACGCAAAGAGTATTAAGCATTACGTTTGTATCAAAAGAAAGAAAAATTGTTCGTCCTTACATTAATCAGAAAACAGTCAAAACAATTCAAGAAGAATTACATAATAGAAGTTTTATATCCAATACGATTACATTAAATATACCGTTAGGATCTGGTAAGTTCTATTATGATAACAAGAAGAATGAATTGGTTATTACTGAATTAAGCAGTCTAGACATTATTGATGGATATCATAGATTATTAGCTATTATTAGGGAAAAGAATTCAAATCCTGATTTTAACTATCCTATGGAATTAAGAATAACCAATTATGATATAAGTAAAGCAAAACAATTTATTTATCAGGAAGAACAGAAAACACAGATGAAGAAAGGTGATATAAACACTTATAATACCTTTTCACCTGCGAATAGAGTGATTAATAAACTGAATGAAGACGCCATGTGTGTAATTCAAGGGAAAATAGGTACAACAAAAGATAGTATCATTTCACATAGCTTATTACTTCCTATTATAGAAGGATTGTGGTTTAAAGACATGCCTATGTCTGAAGTGGGCAGTAAATGGCTAACTGTAGAAAAAGAACTTGCAGATGGATTTAATGATTATTATGGTACTTATCCTGACAGATTGAATCAGAAAGCAAGTTACAGAGAGTTACTGTCAATTGTGTCTGTGATCCATTTTAAGTCAACAGGATACATTGTTATTAGTAATTTGGCAGCTACAATTGATCGGGTGATAAAATATATATCCGAAAATATTGATGTAAACTCTCCAATATTTGTATTAAGAAAATACCCTAAAAAAGCAGCATTGAAATTGATTAAGGAGGTTGTTGAGAGTGAATCCTGATCAAAAGAAAAGATATATGGAAATAAAGTATCAAAATGATATTTTACCGCCAAGAGTATTGGAACGATTATTTCAAAAGATTGATTCGTTTGAGAGAAGAAGAAATAAAGATTGTTCTGAATTCAATTCAAAAGAGATACTATCTTTTCTTACATTAAATAACGATAAATCTTTAAGTGTAATAGAGAATAAGAGATCTATTCTTTCTAATTATACAGATTGGTGTTTGACTAATGGTTTTGTGAAGTCAGGACAGAATCATTATGAAGAACTGACCATAAGTGATTTAAAGAAATGTATTAATAAAGAAAAAATGAAGAGTTCTATTATTACAAGGGAAGATTTGTTGGAGACAATAAGTGAACTGGAAAACTTTCGTGATCAATTTATTTTACTCTCTATTTTTGAAATAGGTGTAAAAAGGCATTTTGCTGATTTAATCAATATCAATATAGAAGATTTCAATAGGGAAAACAATACATTAGTATTGGAAAACAGAACAGTTACGGTATCTGATAAATTATATGAACTAGCTGTGGCTGCAAATAATTCTTTGGTTTACTATGATACAAGAAACAGAGCAGTTACATTAGTTGGTGATAAGGTAGTAAAATATTCACTACGTGGCCCAAGATCAGGGAATGCAAACGACTACGGAAAAAAGATTATAGCCATTGTTCGTAGAAGTTTGGATTATTTAGGATTAGATAATATTATACCAAGAGATCTAGCATTGAGTGGTATGATCCATTTAATTAAAGAGTACGGAAAATATTATCATCTTGATCCAAAGGAAGTTGTTATGAATAAAAAATTATATAGTAAGGTTTGTCAGCAATATGATGTTAAGACATATTCTACAGTATTTCTGCATCAGTATGAAACGGTTTTATCCTCGTAAGGGGATAAAACTGATGTAAACAAGATAAATTAAAAAGAGTTGACAAAAGTTTTGCTATGTGTTACAATACAAAATGTCAAGAGACAAAGGCCGATGTACTCTAGTGGCTGAGGAGTGCTGACTTGAAATCAGCTAGGGGGCAGAGATGTCCTGCGAGGGTTCGAATCCTTCCATCGGCGTTTCCTTGTAAAGCACTGTGTTGCAAATAAAAGTAAAGGAGGGAGTAACCTCCGAATTGTTGCGGATCAAGGAAAACCTTCTGGGATTATGGGATTGATATTATTTTCAAACGTAAAAAAATCAATACGTCATTTTCTGTTAGGGGTAGCAGTTTTTGGGCGTATTAAATAAAGAAATTAAAAGAACAGGTATATAGTATGAACAATACGTGTGAAACACAATATAAAATTACTGTTAAAAAATATATGACGCAAAAATCTTTTTCTGGATTCAATTTTATGAAAAAGTTTAATAACGATAATCCGATGCCATTAAGAACTATGATTGGTACAATTCAAAAAGAAACTAAAGGCATGGTGTATATGAAGCTTCATGGACAAGCAGCGTATACAGAAAGATGTATGAAATGTGGAAGAATACTTAAAGATCCAGTTTCACAATTTTTGGGTATTGGCCCCGAATGTATATCACAATTAGGTCTTAGTCATAATATTACGGACATAGAGATGATAAAAGAAAAATTGGTTGATATAATTTGGGAAGGATGGATAATACGAAGTTCTATTGTTTCAATAGAAGTTATTCAATAAATAATAAGCGGGTATGGCGGAACGGCAGACGCCGGGGACTTAAAATCCCCTGAGATTATTCTCGTGAGGGTTCAAATCCCTCTACCCGCACTGGAGATGCCTATAAGCACCTCCTGAGATTTTTTGAACAATTCTGTTTAATCTACTCTCAAGGGCGAACTGTTCACCCGTCCCTTGTAAAACATAACGGGAGAACTTCCTTAAAAATTACTCCTTGGCATTACGGATTTTAAGAAGGAGAAAATCAAGATGGGCGAAAAGATGAAGTTCGAAATATATGGTGAGTTAGAGTGGTTAGAGCCAACGGATTATTATGCAGGTCCGTGGAGATATCTGGAAACCGTCAGAGCAGAGGATGGCAAAATGTACGATATAGTGGTAATGAATAGGCACTATCCTTGCGAAAGAAGATATACCGTCCTCTAAACTATGAGATAAGTGATTGAATAAAAAATTATGCGATGATGGAATAGGTAGATTGGTAGTGAAATCAGAATGATAGAAGAAAAATGCAACATCAAAACACTTACACCACAGCAACGTGCGCTATTGAACGAAATCAGAAAAGAAACGGAAGCACCGTACAGAGATATTATAGATGGGATAAGAAAATACGGAAACGACCGTAATAAGGTTATAAACTATTTGCGGGAAATAGCGATTGTTTATGCATAACAATAGAGACAAGAACAACTCACTTAAATGGTTAAAAGGAACGTTATGTGGTGGCGGAATAGGTAGACGGAGGACAGCAGGAGAATGACTGACAGGTAGGAACAACTTGTTTAGACAGAGCTGCATGGAAAAAAATCATTCTCATGTAAGGTGCAAATCCTTACCCACATAATAAACCGCACGGATGGCCGTGGACACAACGATAGTTGAAACGCAGAGAAGTTTTTGGTGCGGTATATAAATGAATATGGGCCTCAAGTGGAAAATGGTATGTCCCTCATGAGTACACGCATGTTCTCCGGTGACGAAATAGGTAGCCGAGCCGTCCGAGTGTCGCAGACATAGGAGGGTGCATAGACGGGAGTCTTTACATGTGAAGTGCAAATCTTCACCCGGAGAATTGGCTCTATAGAATAACGGAAGTCGATTTAAGCTAGTAGTTCACTGCAATGTCCAAGCAGAGGTTCTGGTTCAACTCCAGATGGGGCCGTTAATGCGAAGCACTAGGCGAAGTGAGTATGCTTATCATGACGATGATTAGTTGAAAGTTCGGTTAGGAAAAGCATCAAGACATAAGACTGGTTTGTTAGTGAACATTAAAGAGTAGCCAAAGGCCAAGGCTACCGCCAGTTGTTCTTCGGTGGCGGAATAGGTAGACGCTAATGTACAAACAACGATTAAGATCTGAGATAGTACGGTCGCAGATTATGTTAGGTGCAAATCCTAACCCGGAGAAGGCATGCGAGGTATCAAACAGCATAGGGAGGGATGCAGATACCGCTAAACTCCTACCCAAGCGCACACGGGTCCTGATGTTCGATTTAGCCACGTAATGAACAAGCAGTGCGTTAAGAGAGTGACTGGCAGCCGGGAAAAGACCGGCTACACGGAACGTAGCTCAGATGGTTGAGCGGTTCCCTATGGGGAGCAATACGCAGGTTCGAATCCTGCCGTTCCGATTTCACAGCAGTTGCAAATGTTGTGGACGGTGATTCAAAGAGATAAAGTTGAGGGTTAAGTATTAATTAAGTGTGAGGGTGGTGTATTCGTAGGCCACGAATAAGACAGACTTGAATGGTATGAATTATCGTTACGCACTATAGTTTAAATGGAGAAAACGCCCAAAGACTAATTGGGTAATATAGGTTCGAGTCCTATTGGTGCAACTCGATTGTCTTTAGTTTGACCTCCTTTCTTCTTTTGTTACTTGTTGACTTGTTTTTGCTTTGTTTGCACGGTCTAGCTAGGGAGATCGTTAACAATCCCTAGCATGCGTTGCCCATTAGTACAAAAGCTAGTACATGCGGCTTTGACCCGCAGGACGGTGGGGCAGTACCACCATGGGCAGTTCTTTCACAAAACCAGACGCTCTCAGCATGGATGCATACATGTGACCCATACTATTTTTTCTGCGAAGGGTTAATGAGCGTGAACCGAATGCAGACCTCGACACGAAACTAATAAAGACATAGCGAGTAGCACTATATAACGTTTGGTAGGGTGCTTTAAAGGATGAAGTGGCGCTTGCAGATATAATCTTATTAGTGGACAGGGAAATCACATTCAAGTGCTGATCAGTTGTTGGTCTGGTCAGCAAATGAGCCAGTATGACGCAATTGGTAGCGTAACTGATTTGTGATCAGTCTGTTGTAGGTTCGAATCCTATTACTGGCATTTACCGTAGCGGTGAAAGTGATACTTCATGGTTATATAACAGCACATTTTGTTTATCACCTTCATTTTTAAGGACAACTTCACTTTCAAATATTCACGGTAGATAAGGAGACAAATACTATGAGTAAGATGAGTTCTGCAGTAAAAGAAACCAGAAAGAAAGAAATCACAAAAGAACAAGTAAACTTCATGGGTGGTATTTCCTATGGACTTACATCCTTGGAAACCATGAAAATGGTAACAGCATCCTCTATTATGGGTGAACCTCAGTATTATCGTGATGGTGAGTTTGCTCAGAAAGGTGTAAAGGATGGTATATGTTCTCTTTTTACTTCTTTTAGTGAGTACCGGGTGATTGGTGATCACTTTGATGGAAAGAAAACTTCAGAGGTAATGGAAGAAGTTATTGATGCTGCTCTGAGTGAAAACTTTGAAGCAACTATTCGTTGGGCATTAACTCTACGGAAAGAATACCTGATGAGACTTAATCCGCAGGTCATCATGGTTCGTGCAGCTATGCATCCTGATAGAGTGAAATTCAATGAAGAACATCCAGGTTTATTCTCTGAGATCAATGTACAGGTAATGAGCAGAGCAGATGAACCCAGTTCTCAACTTACGTATTGGTTATACAAAAACGGAAAGAAAAATGAGATTCCTTCTATCCTGAAACGTAACTGGGCAAAGCGTCTGGAAAATGGTAAGAGATATGAACTGGCGAAATATAAGAACGCCAATGTGGGTATGATTGATACCGTCCGTATCTGTCATGTGAATAGTGAAATCATTGATGAACTGATGCAGACTGGAACGATCAAGGTAGATGAAGATGATATTACTTGGGAAAGACTTAGATCTGCAGGAAAGACCTGGAGAGAGATCTGGGATGCAAAGGCACTACCTCATATGGCTTGTCTCAAGAATCTCAGGAATATCTTTACTGAGATTGAAGACAGAGATTTGTGTATGAAGATTCTGGATTATCTTAAGGGTGGAGTACACAGAGGAAAGCAGTTCCCTTTCAGATACTGGCAAGCGTATAAGATGATTGAAAAAGAGCATGATATTCATCATCAGTCACTCATCCTTGATGCTTTGGAAGAATGTATTGATCTGGCATGTGATAATATGCCGAAGCTTAAAGGTAAGACCATGTGTCTGTCTGATAACAGCGGATCTGCATGGGGAGCATTCACCAGTGAGTACGGATCGGTAACTGTTGCTGAGATTGATAATCTTAGTTCTGTCATCACTGCAAGGAATTCAGATGAAGGATACGTTGGTAAGTTCGGTGACCTGTTAAAAGTTGTTCCTGTATCCAAACGAAACGGTGTTCTGAATCAGACCAAGGCCATTACTCACAATCATTACAATGATGTTGGTGGTGGTACAGAAAGTGGTATCTGGAAGTTCTTTGAAAGAGCCATTGATAAGAAAGAATGGTGGGATAATATCTTCATTTATTCTGACATGCAAGCGGGTACAGGTGGGCTTTACGGAACAAGTGCAGATATGGATGCGTATAGAAGACGTGGGTTTGCTATGAGAGACAGCATTCATGTCGATGTAGCTAAACTCATCAATGAATATAGACGAAAGGTAAATCCCAAAGTAAATGTTTTTTCTGTACAGACTGCAGGATACACCAATGTGGTTATTCCTGAATATGGATACAGAACGAACATTATGTATGGATGGACATCCAAAGAGTTGATCTATGCGGATGCCATGATCAAACTCTGGGATGAACATGATGAAATGAAACTTTTAAGAGGACAGCGGAGAAATACATCAGTAATTGACGATGACCTCTTAAAAAGTACAACATAAATAAGCAATAGGCGAAGCGGTCTAGACAGTTACTTCGTTTATAGACAAAAGGTTAAGTCAATACTCTGCTAAAGTATCTATTGTTGGTTCGATCCCAACTAAACAGTTTTATGTACTGTCTAATTATTCTCGCCTATTGCAAAGTAAATAACATCTGTAGCGGTAAGCAGTGTTACTTCATTTGATGAAAATTGGACTTGAAATCCTCTCCTGTTATATACACCCAACACTCTTAATTATTCATAGATGTTTAAATAAAATTTGGCTGAAGCGGTCAGAGGAGTTACTTCGATATTAGGATTATCAATTGACTTTTAATCAATCTAAAGTGGTTCAAATCCACTATTAACTCCTTCATTATTCTCAGCCTTTGTTACATAAGCCTTCTTGAATTAATATTTTTGACATGTTTCATTCTCCAATCAGTTTTCCGTCTTTCTGTAAAAAAGACGGGTTTTGGGGATTAGCTCAATGGTCAGAGCCGAGTTCTTATAAAGCGAAGGCCCTCACAAGGTTTTATACGGGTTCGAATCCCGTATCCCCGATTTTAATGAGGTGTTATATGAAGAAAAACGATTATACTTTTTATGATAATTATGTTATAGAGTTAACTCCAAAAGGGTATAAATTTTATTTTGACATTGATGATTATGACAAGATAAAAGATTATTATTGGAAAAAGGATGGCTATGGAAATATTTATACGATAACAGAAGACGGCACTCGTATTTTAATGCATAAACTACTTAAAGGGAATGGAATCTGGGTGCATATTGATGGCAATAATAGTAATAATCGAAAAGAAAATATAATAACAGCTAGACGTTATCATAATGATGGAAAAGTAATAATTAATGGATACGTTGCTATATATATGCCAGAACATCCTAGAGCGTATAAAGATAATGGTTGTGTATATGAACATATCGTTATAGCGGAAAAAATGTTACAAAGACCATTGTTGCCAGATGAATGTGTACATCATAAAGATTTTAATAGACAAAATAATGATCCTAATAATTTAATGGTTTTTTGTTCTGACAGCGATCATATTAGCTATCATTATGGAAATGAGCCAATACTTACATCTAATGGTTCATATAAGTGTAAGAATGAATTGATAAATTATGCTTATAACAATATGCTGATAAATGATGAAATGAAAAAGGACATTACGATATTTCCCAAAACTAGATATAATATATGTCCGTCTTGTGGTGGAATAAAAAGTAAAGACGCAAAGATATGTCTTAAATGTATTAATAATGAAAAAGGAAAACACATTCCTCCCAAAAATATATTAGAACAACTTATATTAACTAAACCATTTGTTCAAATTGGAAAAATGTACAATGTAACAGATAACGCAGTAAGAAAATGGTGTAAAAAATATGGATTGCCGTTTAGAAAAATAGATATAAAAAAATTAAACGAAAATCAGGATAATAAAGCTTCATAGGTTTTATTATCCATTATGTAGAACGTCTGCAGCGTTACTACAGAGCATGCAAAGGTCTCCTCTTTAGTTTAGTGGTAGAACAACCAAGGGATACGGAGGCATCAGTTCGAATCTGATAAGAGGAACTATTTATTAACAAAATAAATTACAAAGGAGAGTAAACTTATGAGTGATGTAAGGCTTAAACTTGCCCCTCCCTGGATCACATATCTGAATGAGATTCAGGCACTGTTTGATGGTGATCCTCAGATCGCATGTAACATTGATTGGAAGAAACCTGCCATTGTTCTGGCAACTAACAATGGTGACAAGGCTGCTGCGATAGCAAAATTACTCCCGGCTGAAAAGACATGGGGAAATATTACTATGACCATTGATGTAGATGGTCCTATGAGTAATCGAGCGTTTGCTTCCAGTAAGGAATTGTATGAGACAGCGTTTAGCGGGAATCCCGCATTTGCTTATTGCGTGGCACCTGCGGAAGAGGGTTATTTCTTTGTTGACTTCGTGTATGTGGTATTTAAGAACTGTGTTGTTCAGTTCTTTAATGACAACCTTAATGATGCCCATGGACTGGTAAGTACTTTGTATCAGTACATTGCAGATGATGTTTTTGAGGGATGCACTCCTATGGGTGTTCATTACTGCACTGATGTGGAACGTGGTAAACTAGGCAAACCGCTTGGAGAATGGCCTTAATGTTAACGATCCTTAAGTTGTTTACAACATAAACAACTAAATAAAACTATCGAGTAGTGAGTATAGAGCCTTATTTATAATGCTGTGTAGCGCTAAACAGACAGTATTAGGTCAGCAGCGCATGACTGTCCAAAAAGAAAATACTGTAAAAGTTATGAATAAGAAAAAGCAATGCATCTACAAATTGAGATAGAATCTCGCAGGTACGTAATGCGCAAACTAATCCTGCCATTGCTCCCATAGGTGAAAGTCCTATGGCTTGATAGTGATCCGGGGAGATAGCTCAGGTGGTAGAGCATAAGAGAAAAATAGAACTGTTACAATTATTCTCAGTAATGAAGCGGATTAACAGTTACTTCATATAGGCAAGCTTAATGTCGATGGTTCGATTCCATCTCTCCCCATTTTCCATTTTCAATAATACTCATTTATATTCAGGGGTTGGATAATTTAACCATTATCCAACCTTTCTTAAAAAGGAGGTAATATGAGTAAAGAAATAAATCTAATCTCTATAATTATTCCTGTACATAATTCAGAAAAAACAATAGGCCGTACATTAGCTTCACTGATAAGCAGTAAAGACTATATTAAAGAAATTATTATTGTGAACGATAGATGTGAAGATAATACTTTACAGCAGATTGAACCTTATAAATCATTCTTCGACACAATTAAGATCATAGATAATACTGGTAATTCAGGCCCGGGTCCTGCCAGACAATGTGGACTGGATATTGCAGAAGGAAAGTATGTTACATTTATTGATTCTGATGATTGTCTGACTCCAAGTAGTTTGAAATATGTATATGAGTATTTAAAAGAGAATCCCACTATACTTTGTACGCAGACTATATATTATGAGTTTGGCAGCTTTGAGAAAAAGGACATTCGCTGCGATGATGAATCCTGTGGCGGTAATTTTTACTTAAAACATTATCTGGATATACATAAAATCAGATTTCACGATGATCTGTACATGTCTGAAGATGAATACTTCAATAAAAAGGTATTTATGTTTGCGTACACCATTGATCTTATGAAACCAGTAGTAGTTCATTTTGAATACCCGGTTTATGAAGTACATCATGATGATGGAAACACTTCATTCGCTTTAAGTAATTGGAAAGATTATGCATGTAAGTATCATTTGTTGATGTTTGAATATCTGGTTAATGATTTATATGGTTATCCTAAAGCACAGGATGAGTTAAAAGAAATATATATCAAAGGATTCATTTTTGCTTATTTCATGATGAGAGGAATAATGCAGGATGATAAAAAAATAAAAGAAAAAGAATTTGATGAGCAGTTTATAAGAGCCATGGATTACTTTGAGTTGAAGTTTATGACAACAGGAGAAGATATGGTTGATTATTACAGGGATAATTGGGAAACAGTTAATGGGATACAGATTGGAGTAAACAGTTCTATTGGTTTTAAGGTGAAGTATAAAGTCACTTTAAATGATTTTGAAGATTATGTAAATACATTAAGGGAGTAAAGGCTTATGATTTGGTTAATGTTACTTTTGGGTATAGTACTAACGTTTTTAATGATTTGTGGATTAACTTGGGTTATTTGTTGGGCGTTTGGTTTTGTATTTAGTTGGAAAATTGTTATTGGTATTTGGGCAATTTGCATTTTAATTGGACAGTTTACTGGACATGGTTCAGGAAATAATCATTGAGGGTGAGTATATGAGCGTAATCATAGATATGGATATGCCTGATAAGTGTAGTGATTGTGAATTCTCTTGGTATGACGTTGAACGGGGTGAATATTATTGTCAGATAATTAAAAACTATATTGATGAAAAAGACGTAAAAAGTATTCCTGATTACTGTTCGTTAAAAGAATTAGTTACTTGTAAAGACTGTAAACACTGGCATAGAGAAATGTCAGCAGATGGACAAATAGAATACATTAATTACAGTGGATGTGAGTTAGGTTATCCAGGTGATGGTCATGGTTGGTTCTGTCCATCTGGACAACGAAGAAAATCTATGTGACTAATGGTGGTGTCTGGTTCTCTGCGATGAGCAGGACTTAATTCTTCCGTTCGATTCGGGAGAGCCACCTTTAGTAATCATTTTTTAAGGAGAAAACGAAATGACTTACGAAGAAAAAAGAGAACTGCGATTACAGATCAGTCAGCTGCTTGCTGATGCAGGCTTAAATCAGAAAGTGATTAAGGATATTGTTGAAGAAGAAATAAAAAATAAAGTAGATCGTGCTATTGATCAGGTGCTTACCAGTTTAAATTCAGAAACATATAATGGAGATTATATAAAAACAAGAATAAATTCATTGCTTACTAATACTTATTTTGTACAGCATAAATTTGATACAGCGATTAAAGAAGAACTTAAGAATAGAGTTATTCAGGTCGTTTTTAAAGGGATAGAAGCTAGTGACTGATTATTTGATTGTTATGTTAATTGTAGTTATGATAATTACGAATTTTGTGTTTTTGATTAATATTAGAACAAATGAAAAGACATGTGAAGATATAAAAGATGTCATTGAAAAATTACATGAATTAGATTTATAAGGAGAAATAGACATGGATGATCCTTTGTCAACTTTATTTGGTATATTGATGATATTTGTAGCTGTAGTTGTAATAGTCGGGTTATTTATTTGTCTGGGTTATTGATTTGTTTAAACGGAAAGTGGAAGAGGGTGATAAGTGATGGCTGAATTAAAACCTTGTCCTTTTTGCGGGGGATATCCGTTGTCTGGAGTTGAGTTTTATGAAAGCTGCGGAAGTATAGATGACATCAAACTCAAAGCAACAGTTTATTGTCCAAAATGTCATATAAATAGAGGATATGTATTTAAAGCAACGAATGTAAACCCTGTGCCGTTTTTCGACTATGAAGTGGCATTCGATAAGGCAATATCAAAATGGAATGAGAGGGCGAAGGATGAGCAGACTGATTGATGCTGATCTTCTGGGTCTGACCGATATGGAAATCATCATGTGTGATGGTGATTACAAAGAAGCACTGAAAATGCTGATAAATAAGATAGAACACGCCCCAACCATAGAATCAGAACGGAAGAAGGGGAAGTGGGAAATAACTAATTTGGGAGCAGTTGGGGTATTTGATAGTTGTAGCGAGTGTAAGAGAGTGGTTAAGCATAAAGCACCATTTTACAATTACTGTCCGCACTGCGGTGCGGATATGAGAGGCAAAGCGGAGGAATGATTGACATAATAAAGTTTTATGTAAGGTTTAAAAAATGCCCGTTCTGTAAACATTACATTCCAAGAACTAGCAAAAGATACTGTTACTGGTGTGGTCAAAAGATAGGAGAGGCGAAGAAATGACAAAAGAAAATGAAGTAATTGATATAGCAATTGGAGCAATTGTCGCACAGCTAGGGCGTTTGAAGGGCAAATGGGAACGGACAAGTTTCTATAACGATACACCTGTTTGTTCTGAATGCCATTTGGAAGGGCGTTGGGACTGGGATTTTTGTCCGTACTGCGGAGCGTATATGAGAGGAGGACAGGGTGAGACTGAATGAAGCGATTATCCACTGCGAAGAAGTTGCAGACAGATGCGCTGTAACTGACGGAAATGCTAAATGTGAAATGGAGCATAGACAACTCGCTGAATGGCTCAAAGAGCTACAACAGCGGAGGAAAGAATCCGAATGGATTCCATGTAACAAGATGATGCCAAAAGAGCGGGAATGGATCGGGACAAAGACATTCGGCACGACAATATCAGACGATGTTTATGTGACGTTTGAAACCCCTGACGGGCAACGATTTACAGATCACATTTGTTTTCAAAATGGAGATTTGAGTCCTATGGATAAAAAACGCATGGACATAATATACAAAGGGGCGAAGCCCATCGCATGGATGCCTCTACCTGAACCATATAAGGGGGACAAATGATTTACTTAATGGCAGCTATATTCGTCGGTTGGATAATCGGGGTTATTTTAATCGTGATGGAGTGGCGAAAGGATTGCAAAGAGTACGGCAAAGAGTGGCTTGCTGTTTCATTGTGGGAACGGTTACTGGCATTTGCCATTTGTTTTGTTATTCCTTTTATTGTAGGATTACTGGTCGGAATGTTACAAATGAGATAAGGGTAAGAAAAATGAGAGAACTGAAACTTTGTCCGTTCTGCGGAGCGACTGCGCATGTATGGGAGGATGGAAGATTGACTGGCAAGCCGCACGATTTTCCGAAGTTTTACATATCATGTAACGGGTGTGGAATACGGACACCCGTTGGGAAACTTGAACAGGTTGTTCGAATGTGGAATATGAGGATGGGGGAGATCAAAAATGAGTAAACTAATTCTGGTGACACGAAAAATTGATGGCAAAAAGATGTATGTCAATACTGCAAACGTATGTGTGGTTTGCCCTCATTCTTTGGATGAGACAACTACTATTATACAGTTTTCTGGCTCTGATGAGAATTATATAGAAGTACTTGAAAGTTCTGACACTGTTGCGAACATGATGGAGGGCTAAGAATGAATGAAGAGCGCTTTAAACGAGAAGTAGAAGCTGTTAAGAGCCTTGGCGATCAAATCGGGTATGGTAACATGATGACGATTACATCTGCATTGTGGGCGAAGATGCTCATTGATGAAGGTGGGACGGATAACGGAGTATTTTATCCAACACTATTATTCAATATGAAGTCAGGAGATCTGACGGAATGTAGTATCAGCGAAAGAGCAGGACTTATAAATCTATTAAAAAAATGGGAGAGTGAAGAATGAAAAAATGGATAACGATTTTGCTTATTACATTATTGTTGGCATGATGCGGAAAAACGAAGGTTATGGAATCAGAACCTGTGGATGTGAGCCGTTTTAAGCTGATTGAAAGTACAAATATCTGGTGGGTTTATGCGGATAAAGAAACGGATGTAATGTATGCAGTTTCAAGAGGCACATATAATATGGGAAATTTTACATTGTTAGTGGATGCTAATGGAAAGCCACTGATTTATAACGAGGAAATCAAAAAATGACAAAAGCAGAAGCAATTAAACGCATTGAAGAATTTGGATTGCATCATGCTATTGACGATCTGCCTCATTCAGCAAAAACTGTTGAGGCTTTTTCAATGGCAATTGCTGCGTTGACTCAGCCTGAGAGACAAACAGGAACTGAGAGACAAACAGGAAAATGGTTTAAAAAATATAATCCGAATTATTCTCCGTTTGATTATAGTAGTGAATATATTTATACATGTTCTGAGTGCGGTTTTGATACTACGGGGGAATATAACTATTGCCCTAAATGTGGTGCTAAGAATAAAATTGATCAAGAAGATATCCAAGATGAATGAATATATTAATAAAGTGGACGCTATTTTAGCAATTGGCGAAGAAGAACCACTAGTATGGAACGAAGATGATGAATACGAACAAGGTAGACATAATCAATGGGAAAATGATAAGACAATTATTGAAAGTATGAAACCCATAAACAAATTAAACCCTGCATTGATTGATGCCCTAAGATATATAGACGGTTGTAACGAAGATATGTGGCAAGAATTCGTAACCTGTATGAATCACAGAGGTTGGGATCTTAAGTGGATTGGTAATAGATGGAGTTAATCATATGATCTTGTGTTTTGAATTATCTATGCCTAATCGTGGCAGTTGGAATAATAAGTGGAGTCAGGAAACTGATGTACACATTATTACAAAGACAGATAGACAAATTGGAAAGAAGCGTATACAGGAACTGGATGGTAGATCATTTTATCATCGTTGGGACGATGGATGGACTGCCTGTGTATCATGTAGAGTGATTGATGCTAAAGAAGCTGCAGAGTTAAGAAAAAAGAATAAAGGATTTTGCGGTTATGACTGGATGGTTAGAAGTATTATTGCCTTTGATGAGATTGAATATATGAGGTGAACGAGATGAGCGTGATTGGTATGGATGTACTGAATAGCATCAAGTTTCACTCATTGCCCTACACGCACATAGTACCAAACGATGTGAATGCTGAATCTTATGAGCGTGGGTGGAATGATGCAGTTGACGCAATCATTGAAGAAATTGAATTCAAAACATGGATCAGAGACGAAAAGCGTTTTGGTGATAATGAGATACGCTGTTCTAAATGTGGTGCAATTCTTACAGAAGAAGAATATAAGTGGAAAAATAATTATTACTGTTATCATTGTGGATCACCTATGATGATAAATAGATGGAAAGGATTATATGAATGTGTTAACAAGACTGGATCTGGCACAGATGTTTTATGAAGTAAGCCAGTGTTTAAGATATACTGATCAAATGATAAAACTTCCTGACTGCAATACTTGTAAGAAAGGTGATTGCGAACATAGACCTGATTGGGGAGATCCTGTAAGAGTTAATTGTTTTATGTGGGAGGGTGATACAGATGAGTGATATAGTACATAAGATTTGTATGAATTGTTTTTGGTTTGATCAGGCATCAGGTGCATATGAAGCATATGGTTGGTGTGATGAGTGTGAAGCAGAAAGAATATATAATCAACGATGTTCTAAATGGAAAGAGAAAAATAAGGAGACAGATGAAGATGAGTAATATTAGATTCTATATTCCAGAGAGCGAGACTATTCCTACCATATTGCGGTTATATGTTGATGATGTATATGTGACATATGAGCGAATACCTGGCGGTTTCGATTTTCATGTTCTAACTCTTGATGAGGATAAAGCATTGGAAATTGTGAAAGAGATTGTACAGCAGATTAAGTGGGATCATGACGAGCCTAGTCATGGGATCTCGTGGAGAACCATCTCACTGGAAGTAGTACCGCAGGATGAGAGGTATAAAATTGATACGTTAGTTGAGTGGAAGTATAGAGTGAGAGATTCTTATTAAGAAAGGAAGATATTATGGCACAGTATATAATTGATGTAAATGAAAAGAACATTAGTGAAACTGGTGAGTTACTGCTATATGGAGAAATGCAAGGTAGTGGAACACAGGTATTCCATACTGGTTTGTTTGTAGATCCTTTGAATGAAGAGTTAAAAAATGCAGAAAATAAAGGTATTTCCAAAGCATGGAGATTAGCAGGAAAGATTATGACCGATGATGAAGAAAATGGTATGACCGATGATGAAAAATACGCTTTTTTTGATGTCAAAAATAATTATCAAATCTTTGAAAGGCCATATGACACAATTGCAAAAGGATATGCTACGTGGTTAAGAAGCAAAGAAGCAAAAGATAATTCAATTCATGTTGGTGATGAAGTTAAATTCATTGATGATGGTACAATTGGAATTATTATTAATGCTTCTGATAATGAAACTCCTTTTATTCTATTTGCAGATGGCAGCTGTGGTGAGTATTCTACAAAGAATTTTATTCTAACTGGTAATTACTATGATGAAGCAGTTTCATTGCTTGATACCTTTAAAAAGAAGTAATGAAGTATATAGAGTTATGTGATTTTGTTTAATATTAGATAAATTAAAGCATGTTGCATTTATAATCTATTTATGATATAATCTATGTAAATAAAAACAGTGATGAATATTAGAAAGGAGTAAATATGAATAATGCAAGAGATTCAAATAAAAACATGTAGATCATGTAATTGTAGTGTAAAATTGTTTCCAAAGAGGATAATCTGGGATGAAAAAGGTTACGGTTATTCTACCAAATTATTCAAATGCCCATTTTGTAATCAATTAAATATAATTAAATATTACGAGGATCCCTCCCTCGATTTGAATAGAGATACACGTTGGTATAAGCATAATTAAAATAATTAAATAAAGAGGTAAAAAAGAATTATGAAAGAAACAAATTTAAGACAGGCTGATGCGAATGTAACTGTAGAAGGACTTGTATCTGAAATTGCACTGGAAGAAAAAAGGGGTGATAAGGGTAATACCATTTCAGGCACAATTACCATTAAAACTTCAGATGTTAATTTTGTTCGCTTATCTGTAATGTCTAATGAGTATAAAACAAATGGTGATCCCAATACTGTATATCCCGGAATTAAAACCGTGATGGAGGAATATAAGAGCATCAACAAAGATGGCGAAGAAGAAGCTGATTATGTTAATGTAAGAGGTCAACTTAATATGTATCATAATTATCAGCGTGGGACTGATGATATGGGATACAGAGGAAGCTATTTTAATCGTAGACCTAGAATTGAAGAATACGATGAAGAAACTGGAACAGGTCCCCGAGCAACATTTGAAGTGGAAGTATTTATTCTGACAATTAATCCTGAGATGAATCATGATGGAGAAGAAACTGGTAGACTGTTGATCAAAGGATGGGTCCCTACTTATAATGGTATTGAACCTATCACCTTGGTAGCACCTGAAGATATTGCCAGTGATATTGACAGCATTCTTTCACCTGGTCAGACAGTAAAATTCTACGGAGATCTGATCAATAATAGAATTGAAACAAAGGTCGAGATTCCTGTAGTTATTGGTAAACCTAAGATTGAACGTAAGGTAAGCTATAAGAATGAACTGGTTATTACTGGTGCTAGTGAACCGTATGAAGAAGGTGGATCAGTAGAACCTTATAAGCCTGAAGTAATTAAGGCAGCTATTCAGGAACGTGAGAACGAAATTGAAAGTAAAAAGAACGAAATTGAAAGTAAAAAGAACGAAAATGCTGCTAAGAGAGGAAATACAAAACCTTCTGGCGCTGCAAGAGGTAGAACACTGCCGAATTTTTAATGAATAATAAATAAATTAAAAGGAATGGTAAAAGATATGGCTAAAGAAAAATCAGTAGATGTTGAAGAAGTAGTAAAAGAAGAAGAAAAAAAGAAAAAATCGAATTTTTCAGTAGATGATATCCTGAATACCAATGTATCCAGAGTTACTAAATCATTGGATTCATTGATCGTTCTCTTATATGGTATGGGTGGCACAGGTAAGACTCCAGTTGCTGCAAGCATGCCAGACCCTTTGTACTTAGCTTTTGGTAAGAGTGGATTATCTGGGTTAAACGATGTTCCTTTTATTTCTATTCGATCTTGGGCAGATTTCAAAAAATTCGTAAAGACTTTTACAGATCCTAAGAATTATGAGATTCTACACAGTAAGTATCAAACAATTATCTTAGACGAATTGGAAGTGCTTTACTCTTACTGCGAAAAATATGTAGCAAACAGTGAGGGTGTAAACAAAATTAAGGAAGGTAATGGCGGGTTCGGCTTGTGGAAAGATTTGGGCGATGAATGGAAAGACGAAATCCTTAAAGTGATTGGCAGCGGTTTCTGTGTAGTGTTCATTCTTCATGCGATTTTAGAGGATGATGGATACTTTTTCCCTGTTGGTGATAAGAAGCGTATGCTTCCTATTCTACTTAATCACAGTGATGTAATTGGTTATGTAAAAGGTAATGGTGTTGATCCTGATACTGGAAAGTCAATTCATTCGTCTCTTATGGTGGCAGGTACAGATGAATATTTTGCAAGAACAAGGAATGAATACTTTGATCCCGTAATTGAGGATTTTACAGCAGAAAATCTTATTCAAGCTTACTATGATGCGATTGATCGTCAGGAGAAAGCCGAAGGTGTTAAAGCTGTATCTAAAGAAGAACGAGATGCGATGTTTAATGTTGAGAAACGAGATTTTGATGAACTTATGAACGAAGTTCAAGAAACAGGCGCTGCCATTGTTGAAAAATATGGTTCTAAAGAAAAAGTGACTGAGGTTGTTGAGTCTGTTCTTGGTAAAGGTTCATTAGTTTCTAATTGTACTCCTAAACAGCAAGAAGCTGTGGAAGTAATTCTTAATGAATTAAGGGGGTTACTTCAGTAAAAACCTTGAATTATATGAGGATAAATCCTAATGGCTTATAAAACATGTGTTATCTGTGGGGAGAGGATTCTCCCCACAGAAACTTCAGTACCTTATAAAGGTAGATTTGTACATAGTCATTGCTTTAACAAAACAATGAAAGCAATGACACAAAATAAACAAAAACAGCTTGCGGAATCAAGTAAAAAACCAAAAAAATCGACAGCTAAAACAAAAACTGAATTGAAAGATGGCATGTCTGAAGAAGAGTATGCTAAGAAAAAGCAGTTTTTTGATTATCTTAAAGAAATAGCAGATGAGGAACATTTATCTGTTAAGCAAGTAGCCGTTACAGAAAAATATATAGAGCGTTATAATTTTACTTATGAAGGAATGTATCAAACATTAGTTTATATGAATGAAATAATTCATAAAGATTTAACTGGAGATGTTGTTGGTATCATTCCTTATTATTATTCCGAAGCAATGCATTTTCAAGAAGAGTTAGATGATTTAGAAAAGGTTGGAAAAGATTTTTCTTTTAGAGGAAAATATAAAACAAAAATTGTAAAGACTAATACAATGCATCGTAGAAAAAACTATCAGCCAATGGATGTGCTGAGTATAGGAGAGTAAGATGATAGTACCATATATGGATAGTTTGAATTTTGAGATTTATGTTGGAGATCTGATAGAAGCGTTGAAACCTAAATCAGAAGAAGAGATTGAACATATTGCAGATGAATTACATCAGTCATTGGAAATTGCGATTTCTGATTTTATTGATGATAGCGAGGAATTTGATTTAGATAATTATCATCCACTGTATTGACGAAAGGATAAATAACTATGAATATGAATAATATGTTTAACGGAATGTTTGGCAAAATTGCTCCAGGAATGTGCAGACTTAGTATGAGTGGTAAGATCGCTGTTAAAACCAGTAATGGTTATAAGAGTTATGATATGAAGACAGGCAGACTTACTAATCAGGATAGCTTTGTATTTGATATTGGCGAAGATTTCTTCTTTGTCATCCCTACAAACAATGTAAAGGCAGGGGACATTATTTTGGTAGGTGGATCTCCTAAATGTGTGGTAGAAGCACAGAAAAACAAGATCACTGTCATTGATTATGAAGAGGGATCTATTAAAGATATCCTACCCGAACGTCATGTGTTTATGGGTAATACATACTTCTACGGCAAAATCGTTTCTCTGTTTGGCGATAATTTCACTAAGTCGAAGAATGGTATGAACAACATCATGAAGTATATGATGATGTCCCAGATGATGAATGGCAATGGCGGTATGAGTAATATGAGTCAGATGCTTCCATTTATGATGATGGGTGGCGGGAATTTCTCTGAGATGTTTGATGATATGTTTGATTTTGATGGTCTGAGCATGGATGCAGAAGATTCTGAGGAGGTGGAAGACGAATGAGACTTTTTGGATTTGGAGATAAGGTGAAAGAACAGCTTACTGGATATGTAGGAAAGGTAACTGGTATTGCAGAGTATTGCACAGGTACAATACAGTATCTGGTAGAGGGTATGGATAATACAGGAAGACCAACGGAATTTTGGTACGATGAAAGAAGATTGGAGAGTGCTGAATAATGGGTGGAGGATCTTGGACAAGAAGTAGTTTTGTAAATTATACAGCATCTACTAAGGCGGGAGCAACAGTAGATAGTCTTGGTAGTGTTGTTGGTGTCAGTTCTACGCAGGATATTTATAAACAGCATACTATTAATAAGATGCTTGTACCATACAAAGTGATGCGTGAGTGTCTGGATAGTGACGAACATCCTGAAACAAAGCCAGTACTGCTTGCACTTGATGTTACTGGTAGTATGGGAGATGCAGCAACTGAGGCTTCCAAACAGTTGAATATAATTATGGAAGATCTGTATAAGACACTGAAGGATGTAGAATTTTGTGTCATGGGTATTGGAGATCTGGTCTGTGACCGTTATCCAATTCAGATCAGCCAGTTTGAATCAGACATCCGTATTGCTGATCAGATGGAGAAGATTTACTTTGAATTCGGTGGCGGTGGCAATATGTATGAGTCATACACTGCTGCCTGGTATATGGGTGTGAGACATACGAAACTGGATTGTTGGAAGCGAGGACAGAAAGGTATTCTGATCACTATTGGTGATGAATTTCTGAATCCTTATCTTCCCATGGAGAAACTGAATGCAGATACTGGTGATACGGTACAGGAGGATGTAGATACTAAAGGGTTATATGCAGAGGTATCTGAGAAATATGATGTTTATCATATTCATGTAAATCATTTGAAGGATTATTCTTCCAGATATAGCTATACAAATGTTAAATCCACTTTTGCTAAAGTGATTGGAGATCAGAATATTATGTGTTGTGAAGATGTAAAAGATCTTCCTAAAATGATTACGGATCTGATTATCAGCCATTATACTGGGAGCGGTAATAATGGAGTTAAAGTAACTGACGAAGGTATCAGTTGGTAGAATAGGAGAAGAGACAGTATGAGCATTGAAGCGAAGGTTATAATTGGTAGTTCGGCAGGTGATGAAGGAAAAGGATTGGCGGTAGATTATTATGCCCATCAGGCTAATCTAAAAGGGCATAAGACGCTTGTTGTACTTAACAATGGTGGTCCGCAGCATGCTCATACTGTTTCTTTAACGGATGGAACTAAACATATTTTTCGTCATGTAGGTTCTGGTACTTTTGCAGGAGCGGATACATATTTATCAGCATGGTTTTTAGTTAATCCTATTTTCTTTGCAGAAGAACATAAGAAATTAAAAACTATGGGTTATAATCCTATTATTTATGTGGATGAAAGATGTAGAATTACTACTCCATACGAAATGATTCTGAATCAAATAGTGGAGCAGTCCAGAGGTAAAAACCGTCATGGTAGTTGTGGTATGGGGATCTGGGAAACGGTAAAGTTGTACGACAGATATGTAATGAGAGCATGGGAAGATTATGCTTATCTTACATCCAGAAAGAGTCTGATTGAAGAGCGTAAGGATTTGTTTCGTAGAAATTTTAGTCAGTATTTGAACGCTAATGAGATTATAGATGAAGTATGGAGTGAATGGCAGCTGCTTGTACAAGATGAAAAGCTGTATCAACGTTATTTGGATGATCTGGATTATATGTACAAGAATACCATTGTTTGTGATTCAGAAATCATAAATCATTATGATGAAGTGATATTTGAAAATGGTCAGGGACTATTACTTAATGATGATCCTAACAATGTACATACCACTCCCAGTAATACAGGATTGGATAACATTCGTATGTTGGAACAATTACATGATTTCCATGCAGAACCAGTATATGTTACCAGAACTTACTTAACCAGACATGGTGCTGATCCCGCTTTTATTGAAAATAAGAGTTTGAGATTTAGCGATGAAACAAATATTCCCAATCCTTTTCAGGGTGCAATTCGTTACGGGAATCTGGATATGGGATTGATTCGAAGAATTGAGAAAGATTCTTATGACAGAGATTATAGTATTCTGGTAACTCATACTAATGAGATGATCTTACCTGATTATATTAGAGATACTATACATAGTAATGTTTTGTACTCGTGCGGAAAAGAACGAGAATCAGTAGGTGATAAAGATGTCTTATGAAAAACTCGTAGATAAACGAGCATATCTAAATGTAATAGGGTGCTTATTACAAGAGCCAACCCTGATTGATGATATGGATCGACCCTTGGATAGATCTGATTTTAAAACAGAGGATTTCTATGAGTTACTTTTTGTAGCTATTTATAATCTATATATCCAAGGGTGTGAAAAGATTGATGAATTTGCAATTGATTCATATCTTTCTAACTATCAAAAGCAGTATAAAATCTTTCAGGATAATCATGGTCTGGACTATTTGGTTAATGCGAGGGAGATTGCCAGTCTTGAAAACTATGATTATTTTTACCATAGAATGCGTAAGTTCTCTTTGCTTCGTTATTATGAAAATAGAGGACTAGATGTTCGTAGATTAGTATATAACTATGATTTGATAGAAGAAAAAGCCGTTGAAGAAGAAAATCAAAAATTTGATAAGTATACTGAAAAAGATATCGTAGATATTGTAGACTCAGAATTGGTAATTCAGCCAAAGATGGAGTATTGTTCTGAATTACTTACTTATAGTATTCAGGCAGGAAAAGGTATGCTTGAATTGGTAGATAAGCTATTAGAGACTCCTGATTTTGGATGGTCTTTTGCAAGTGTAGGATTTAATTCAGTATGCCGGGGCGCTAGGCGGGGAAAATTTTATTTGCGGTCAGCATCTACAGGTACAGGAAAGTCTCGCTTGTTTCTCATGGATGCCTGTAACTTTGCAGTACCATATAGATATGATGATAAAAAGAAAGAATTTGTTTATACAGGACATAATACTCCAACATTATATATAGGTACTGAAGGGTCTCTTCAAGAATTTCAGACAATTGTATTAGCTGCAGTATCTGGTGTAGATGAAGAGCATATACTAAGTGGCGATTATTGTAAAGGCGAGATAGAAAGAGTAAAACAAGCGGTCCAATATATTGCAGAGAGTCCTTTATATCTTGTTTATTGTGATGATTATTCCATTACAGATATCGAAAATATTGCCAAAAGGTATGTACTTACATATCATGTAGACATTTTTATTTTTGATTATCTTCAGTCCAGTCTTAAATTAATGTCTGAGATTGCAGGAAAAACATCCGTAAGAATGCAGGAATGGCAGTTACTTCTTATTTTTAGTACGAGAATGAAAGCATTAGCAGAACGCTTAGATATTTTTATCTTATCAGGTACACAGTTATCTGCTGAAGCAGTAGATGCTAGATACAAAGATCATACATTATTACAGGGTTCTAAAGCCATTGCAAATAAAATTGATATTGGTGTTATTATATCGATTCCTAATGCAGTGGAGAAAAAGAAAATTGAAGCAATCACAAGATATAAGATAGGTATTCCTGAAATTAATCTTTTGCAATGGTGTTATAAAGTACGCCAGGGTAAATTATCTAGAATTATTATTTGTAGCAATATGGATAAAGGTACTATGCGAATCAAAGATTGTTTTGCTGTTGATTTTGATTTCAAATATGTAGAAATTGATTTTTCTAATACAGATACAGAGGAAGTTGAAAAAATTATAAAAGAAAATTCTGTAAGTATCAATTCTATTAAAGAAGATCTGATACAAAAAGAAGCGGCCCAGACAGAAGAAATAATAGACATGGAAGATACTCTGGAAGATTCTATAGTAGAAAAAACAATAATCAATGAAAAACTAATTTTTTAGGAAGGTGTATGAGATATGCAATATTTAGATAAGAATTATATATTGAGTACGCTGACCGAAGATGATGTAATTAAAATTTGTAAAGAGTTAGGTAGTGTAAATTATAAGAAAGACAGTCAGGGCAATTTATGTTTTAGTACAAGTATTTGTCATGGAGGAGATTCACCATATAAGCTTATTTATTATGCTCATCCAAAAGAAGAATATGGTAATCGAAAATATGGTTGCTTTCACTGTTACACTTGTGGGGATACTTATGACATCGTTGAACTTGTAATTCGTGCCATGCGTCAACAGAGAAAAACATATACATGGTATAAAGCTTTAAGGTGGATAGCACAAATCACAGGAAAAATTGACGCAGCTTCAATTACTGAGCATGAAAAAATCCATGTGGAAGATTTTTCATGGATTGATCGTCTAAAAAATGCACAGAAGAAAAAACGTAGTATACCTACTTTACCAGAAATAAATGATCATGTGTTGGAAATTTTTTATTATGCTCCTCATGAAGAATGGTTAAATGATCATATTACTCGTGAAGCTTTGGGTAGATTCGGAATAGGATACTATGGTTTAACAAATCAAATCACTATTCCACATTATGATATAAACGAACGTCTGATAGGTGTCAGAGGGAGATACTTGGATGACGATGATATACAGTATATTGGAAAGTATGCTCCATTATATATTGGGAATAAATTTTTAAATCATCAATTAGGTAGTAATTTATACGGTATTCATGTTGCAAAAGATGCTATTTTACGAAAAAAGAAAATCATGCTTGTAGAAGCTGAGAAATCAGTACTGCAGAGTTACAGTTATTTTGGTGATGATAGTTTTACTGTAGCTACTTGTGGATCGAGTATAACAACTACGCAGATTAAAATTATACTGGAAGTATTAAAAGTAAATGAAGTATTATATGCTCCAGACCGTGATTATCATGATGCTCATAGTTATGAAGCAGAAGTATGGTGGCAGCGTCAGATCAAAAAGCTTGCACCATTAATTCCTTATGTAAAGGTATGCATGGTGGCTGATGGTAAAGATCGGTTGGGATATAAAGATAGTCCTACAGATTGTGGCAAAGAAATTTTATTAGAATTATTGGAAGAAAAGATTCCAATTACTATGGAAGATATTAAAAAGGTGGAAGAAACGAATGATTAAATTATTTGTACTGATATGTATGATAATGTGTCATATAATTGCAGACTTTCATATGCAGGGTATTCTTGCACAAATGAAACAAAAAGACTGGTGGGATAAGAATTATCCTTCCAGAAAATATAAAAATGATTATATTACAGCTTTAATGGTACATAGTTTTGAGTGGACTTTTATGATCAGTATACCATTATTTGTATATTGGTATATAGCAGCCGATCCAACACTCAGTATTGTAACAAGTGTATATATTATTTATTTTGTAGCTTGGACACTAATACATGCATATGTTGATAATGCAAAAGCCAATTTGAAAGCGCTTAACCTATATGGAGATCAGCTGATTCATTTATTACAGGTAGTAGTACTTTGGTTTGCATGTTGTTTTATTTGGAGATAAAAAAATGAATGAAGAAATTTTAAAGTCGTATGTACGGCCTGTAACAGATGAAGATCGAAAAAGATTACCTAAGTATTCTTATTCAAAGATCGAAACCTTTTTACATTGTCCTATGAGTTTTAATTATAAATATGGGCAGGAAATGTATAGTAATGATACATCTATTGCATTGGAGTTGGGTAGTTTATGCCATTATGTTCTGGAACAAAAAGGTAAGTGTATTATTACCGATAACACGATAAATTATAATGACTTGCAAAATATTTTGGTTCATGGTACAATAAATACTGATGAAAAGACTAAAGAACATTTACTTGGAATTGAAGAATTAAAAAAGAAATATTGGGAAGTCTGGTATGAGCCAGATTCAGAGGGTAATACATATAACGATAAATTAAATATATTCGAAAATGTATTATATTCTGAAATGAACCCAGAAAAGGATTTTGATTGGTGTCCAGTAGCATTAGAACAAAACTTTGAATACGTATGGGATGATAGAGCAATTATTCATGGCTTTATAGATCGAATTGATATGAGTCGAAACGATCAGAATCTTGTTAAAACAATAGATTATAAAACCAGTAAAAAAGTATATGATAATTCTAAGCTAGCCACATCATTACAGTTTGGGTTTTATGCCTGTGCGATCTTAAATACATATGGTATTTTGCCTAGTGAGAATGAATATCATTTTGTGTTTTTAGATAAAATACAAAAGGCACTTACTAAGGGTTGGGAGAAACGTTTTATTAAGAAAGTAACAAAGACTTTTGATGCAATAGATGAAAATACGAAATCTGGTATCTGGTCACCTAATCCTTCTCCATTATGCGCATGGTGTAACTTTAGCGTTACTAATCCTAATGCAACAGAATATAAAGATATATGTAATTATTATTCTTTATGGACTCCTACTAATAAAACTTTTGAAGTAAATAAAAAGTGGGGAGTTGAAGAAGATAAGCCTGCTAGGAAACTTGTGTTTTAAATAAATTAAAAAAGGAGCATTATATGTCTAAGAAACATCCCGGTAAAGATACTGAATTTGCAACATTTAAAAGAATTATGAAAAAGATGGAATATCAATTAAGGGAAGAACATGAAGAAGAGCGTAAAAAGAGTCATGATATGAATCCAAGAAATTGGAAAAAGAAAAAGCGTGAGGAGGAAGATGATTATGAATAAGGATGAACGAATTCAACAGTTTAAAGAATTTATTCTACGAGATCCTGGAGTTGGTAAAAGGATTACTCCTGAAGTGATTCAATGGCTTGATGATCATGGATATTTTACAGCACCTGCTAGTACAAAATATCACGGTGCATATGAAGGCGGGCTATTTGAACATTCTATGAATGTAACAAAGGTACTTGTAAGTCTTACGAAGGACTGTCAGTTGGAATGGGAAAGGTCTTCCAGTCCTTATATTATTGGTCTGTTTCATGATTTGTGTAAGATTGATAATTATGTAAGTGAAGGTTTGTCAGTTGCGCTGATTTATAAATATAACACAGAAACTCTTCTTAAAGGGCATGGTGATAAATCTGTTATGCTTCTTTCCAATCTTATGCAATTGAACATGGAAGAGATTTTGTGTATCAGATATCATATGGGAGCATTCACCGAAAAAGAAGAATGGGCTGACTATACCAGAGCCATTCATACATGTCCAAATGTATTATGGGTACATCAAGCTGATATGATCGCTACACATATTTGGGAGGTGGATTGATGTATTGGGATACTGCAGCAACTACTAAAATAAAACCTGAAGTATTGGAAGCCATGATGCCTTATTTTACGGATAAGTGGTATAATCCCTCCTCTATTTACGAACCTGCCAGAGAGGTTCGTAGAGATGTGGAGAGAGCCAGAGAAATTGTAGCTAAATCTATTAATGCTGAACCTGAAGAGATTATATTTACATCTGGTGGCAGTGAGGGGAACTGTTTTTGCTACAATACCTCTGGAAGAATCGTAATGTCTAATATTGAGCATACCTCAATGGATACAAATTACGCAGATGTGCTACTCGCAGCGGATAGACAAGGTCTAATATATGGATCGAGCATTAAGTATTTAAGTATTTCACCACGTTTTGCCGAACATCCTAATATTATTTCAGTAGCATATGCTAATAATGAGATCGGTACTATTCAGGACATCCAATCTTTAGCAAATGCTGCCCACCTCGGGGGATTTTCGTTTCATACAGACGCAGTACAGGCGTATGGGAAAATACCTATTGATGTCAAGGCATTACATGTAGATTATCTGAGTGCATCTGGACATAAAATCGGCGCTCCTAAAGGGATCGGTTTTGTTTATAAACGAAAGGATGCCTGTGATCTTACTGCACTAATTACTGGTACTCAGGAACATGGTGTTCGTGGTGGTACTGAAAACGTACCTTATATTATGGGATTAGCAAAGGCTGTAGAGTTGATTGATTATTCAGTTCAGGATTATATGAAAGAAATGTACGAGTACTTAATATTATCAACTGCTGATATTGCTAAACCGAACGGTTTTCCTGCTCGGCGGTTATATAATATAGCAAGTCTTACCTTTAAGGATGAGATTGACGGCCAGGCATTGATTGGAATGTTGAATGATAAAGGGCAGTATGTATCTGCAGGATCTGCTTGTCACGCACATTCCAAAGAACCAAGTCATGTACTTAAAGCTATTGGGTTAAGCGATGAAGAAGCCAATAGGACGATCAGAATTAGTTTTCTGGATGATGTGACTAAAAAAGATATTGATGAATTGGTAAGAGATATTAGAGAATGCCTTATGGTGTTGAAAGGAGTTTAAGATGAGAAATCCTGATAGATTAGATAATTTTTATGATGAGATGAAAGCGTTGCATAAGAAGCATTTTTCTGACTGGCGCTTCGGGCAGCTCATGAGTAATTTCTTTGGTTGGGTATGTGAGACTTATAAAATGGATATTTTCTTCCCCGAAGAGGACAAGATGTTAGATTGGTTTTATGAATTTTGTGGAGAAAAGAGGAACAAATATGAATGAAATTAAATATACTGGAACTACTTTGACAACGAATAATACGATAGGTGGGATTTCTAATATGATAAGTGGTATTTCTAATGCTATGGAACCCGTGACTTTAAGTGCTTCCACATTTACAACAGATCAATGGTTTCAAGCCGTAAAAGATTTTGAAAATTGTTTTACGAAGAAAAATGATGCATTATTTAGTATAGATAGTGCAAATATTTCATTTGATCCTTTAATTAAAAGTATCAATGTATTAGTTCCTAATAAAGTTATGGAAGTAGAAATTACTGATGGTGATATGAATTATCCGTCTTTCATTCCACATCCGAAATCTGGTAAATATAAGATGGTAGTGCAAGAGCCTGATCAGTTTGATATGAGATATGGCTGTGCATTAGGTATCGCTAAAGCGATATACGGAAAAGTATATACGCATGAATATCTTGAATCAAAAGTTCCTGAGATTCTTGGCATGAAGTACTTTGTCAAAGAGATTGATAAAGCAATTAAAGCATATAATAAGAAATTAAAAGAAGCTGAAAAGATTGCAAAACAGGACGAAGAGCGTAAAACCATTATTGCCAGACGTAAAGAGAAGAATAAGAAACGTAAGACGAAGAAACTTGAGAAAGAACGTCAGGAAAAAATTGATATGATCGCAGAAGCAATTAAAAGATCAGGAGAATAACTATGGCGAATAAGAGGAAACTGGCATCAATACAGTATGTTCATGATGTAACTCCAATTGAGGGTGCTGATAAAATCGAATGTGTTCATGTACTTGGTTGGCAGGTTGTTTGTCAGAAAGA